ACGACATTTAAAACTCCAAGTGGTTTTATAATCGCTAAACTGATGATAAATAGCCTGTCCCATTGACAATTTGTAGGCATCTGTCTCCAATAAACTTGTAATAATCTGTTCCATATTATTTTCCTTCTTTCTTGATTTGATTAAATATTGTTCTAATATCATATTCTCTGTTTTCGTACTCATAAAACAGATTAATATACTTATCAATAAAAGCTATGTCATTTGGATGCATTGCAATTGGCTTACTTTTCTTAGATTTCCACCATTTTAATTCCTTCTCAAAATTAAACGATTTACCATAATATGCTCTACCTGCTCCAAGATAATCACAAAACATTTCTTTTTTATACTTCATTGGCATTTCAATAGGATTTCCACCATTATCAAAATTGTCCTGCCAATATTCGTAATGGTGCTTGTTTCTTCCTTTATGGTGCATCCAAGCTGCTGACCAACCATTCTCTTTCTTGCAAGCATCTATTGGACTTGAAGTACCTTGATAATACTTAACACTCTCCCAAAATTCCGTTGGAGAAAATTTAGATAAATCATGTACTAACCCTTGAAATGGAATTCCCACTTTACAGCAATAGTAGAACACCCAATGTTTATGCGTACAGACTTTCTTAAAATGTCTGAAAGTATTAATGATATAATTCTTATACTTCATTATTCTCTCCAATCTTTCTATACTCCGTATATACTTTGTTTTCACAGTAATACAAGTTATAATCACACTGTTCAATGTACCACCATAACTTCTGATGTCCTTCTTTAAGATATTCTCTACAATAATCTGTTTCCTGATAGTGATTATCTACCATCTGTCTGAAACTCAACTCATCAATAATACCTGAGTTATGACAATATACTGCTATTCTGTTAATTAAATCCTCTGTGAAATTTTCCGTGACCACAAATACAACTCTGACAATTTCGTTTTTTAATCGCTTGATGGATTTTAATTGTTTAAAATCATGTAAATGGTATACAACTCTGTCAAAATATGCATATGGTGCATCTTTTACATTTGGCATACTTGTATGTAGCTCTATCTGAACTCTATGTAAAGTTATATCGAAGAATTTCCTATACCACTCTACATTATTTTCTAAATTCCATAATGGATCTCCACCACCAGATATTGATACCCAATTACACTGATTTTTCTTAATCTCCTCTTCCAAAGAGTTCAATCCATCAATCGTACTCTTTGGAATCTGAAGGTTATTATTCTTTACAATGCAATATGGACATGAATAGTGGCATCCAAAATTGGTTATCACACTCATGTACTTATCCATATTCTACTCTCCAATCACTTCAATCTGACAACTTTTCATAACTTCCATAGCCGCTTTATGTTTATCAGGTGTGACTCCTGCACAGCAACTTGCATCTACTGTGACATTAATAAATGGATAATCAGCTTTAATAATTAAAGCATTTGATACTACACAAATTTCGCTACAAAGACCAATAAGTTCTATATCATTGTTAAATCCAAAGTCAGTCCAATGTGTCCAACCAAAAGATTCCTTATTGATATATGCACAATTTGGAACTTCTAATCCGTCTGCAATCTGCCATCCATGAGTATTGTAAATACAATGTTCAACTGGTAACTTGATACCTTCTGGTGTACTTAAATAGTTTTCATAATGTGTATCTCTTGTGAAAATAATTCTATCTCCACGATTATAATATTCTTCAATTTTCTTCTTGACATTTGGAACAATTGCCTGTGCTTCCTTTGTACCGAGTGAGCCATCAATAAAATCATTCTGCATATCAATTACAATTAATGTTTTGCTCATTTTGTTACCTCTTTTCTTTATTTTTATATGTATTTATTCTCTAAAAACCCAAAAGAAATTCCGCTTTCTTTCGGTCTTGGTTTTTATACAATATATAGTATTTCTTGCAATTCCTTGATACTATATATTGTATATTATTTTAGTTTTCTACTGTCATAGATGTTTCCCATACCATAACCATGAGTGCAAGCCATTAATGTGAAACAAATACCCTCTATTCCAATAACTCTACCGCCAATAAGACTATTCTCACTTACAGTTCCAACTCTTTGTACATCGTTTTCATAAGTTAATTTTGAATAGAGGGTAAATTAAAATTTTTTGCCACCGTATACAAGTAACTGAACCCACCAGCATTACCTACAGGCTGTGCCAATAAACACATTGCTACATGATCTGAATCATATACTCTATTACCCTGACGAAATTGCTTTCCAAAATTTATTTCACCGACACCACCAACTAACTGTGGTTTATCACCACAAGCAGAACTTAATCCACTTGTGGCTGATGAAAATTTACCATCTTCTCATCTGTACAAATATATGTATTGTCATACTGAGCCTTATATAAATGCTCAATCAACAAAGAGATGCAAGTTGTCACTATACTGTTACCGCTTTGTTTATATCCCTGAGTATCAGACATTCCAACTGCTTTACAGTTCTCATAATCAATATCATCGAATCCCATGAGCCTGTGGCACTCTTTTGGCGTGAGCTTCCTCACAACTCTTAAATTGTCTCTTTCAACTTTTGGTTCTGTATTACCGCCACCACAAGTATGCATAGCTGGTGCAATTCCATCTTCGCTATATACTCTGCGAGACTGTTCATGCATTCTCTGAAACTTTTCGCTGCATAAATCAGCAATATGTATTGGTTCGTTTGAGTCGGCAAGAATCTGTTTTGGCTGTTTATAATCGGTTGCCACTAAAGTACCCATTACTGAATCCTGCTGATAAACTAAATCTCTGTTACCTAATCTGGTACAATTTTGTCCAATTGTTGTTCCTACTACATTCTTTTCAAATTTTGGATCTGTTATCTGAAGTCTTTTCTGTACTTCATCAGATAAGAAATATTTCTCCAGAACACTGCTATCTGTTTCTAATAAATCCTTTAATCTGATTCCTGTATCAAAAGGCTGTGGAAATTCAAAAGACTTGGTATCAATATCCTTACGAATAGAGATACAGAAGATTCTATTTCGATTCTGTGGAATACCTGTATTCTTTGCATTGATTGTCTGATAATATGAGTTATATCCCAAGTTATCAAGCCGAATCAGCCAATCCTTAAAACTGTCAATATACTTCTTTGATACAAGAGCATCTACATTCTCCATAAGCAAATACTTTGGTAATGTATTATTCTCTTTTGCTTTTACAAGAAGTCTCTCAACTTCATACAATAAACCTGAACGAGTTGATTTAATGTTGTGGTTGCCACAATTAGGGCATGTATAACGAGTATCTACGTCTAATTCAGATGGATCATATTCACAACCACAATCATGACATGTCCACTTTAATCCTTCCTGCTTACCGGCGATTGACAAATCTGTACATGGAGTCGAGTATGTAAGTAAATCACTATATGGCAGTGACTCAATCTGCATCATATCGCCAAGATTATGTGAAATATGGTCTGCTAACCAATATTTCTCAATACCTTTTGCCTTGTTCTTCTTTCGTGAAAGCTTCTCCCAATCATACGGAACATCTTTCTTAAAATCATATCCAAGTCTCTTATCTGTAAGCTGTTTTACCATTTCTTCTTTACTTGGATAATCTTCATAATTTTCAATCATCTCATTAGTTAATCCACAATGAATTGCAGCATAACTAACTACTACTTCTTTGTCTAAATCTGCTGTTGCAATCATATTTGCATTGAAGAGATGAGTATTATCAATTCCCTTCATCTGCGCACCAATACCACTGCAAAGCTCAATTACACTTAACTCACAATAATTATTTTTTTCTTTATTCTCTGTCAAAATCCTTTAATCTACAGAGATTGCGCAATCATTTATCCTAGAATTTACTGTTAATTCCTTTCTTCTTAATTATTTTATTGTAAAATCCTATGGAATTTGCACGTCTGCAAAAACCATAAGAAAAAAATATTTCATTTTACTTTATTTTTGGAAACACTTGAACGAATGTACAAGTTAAGAAATATTCTCACTGATTTTCATTAATCAGCATATCTTCCAGTTTATAAATTTCATCTTTTAGAGATCTAATTCTGGTTCTAACCAATTTATTAAATCCCCATACAGCTTCCTCGTATGTATCAGCAAAGAATCTCGCATATATAGTTACACCATTCTTTTTCAAATCTTTACCATTTGCTTTATATTCATAGAAATATTTATCTTCTTTGATTCTCCCCTTTACGGGCTTACACATAAGATTTAATGCTCTCTCATCTTCCTTGTATGCAAAAGCCCAAAAATCTTTATTATAATGTGTTCCATCATCAATGTATTGTAAATCATTAAAGATATTTCTATATATACCATTATATCTTGCATCTATATTGTTACAATAAATCATTTTCTTACCTCGCTTTGCTTGGAAAATTTGGCTGATCAGCCTTTGAATAGAATCTCTATTTGAAATTTCTTTAATTCATCTTGAATCATCTTCTGTATATCTTCTTTGTCAAAAGATATATTTGCAACTGGAATAATATTTGCATTTTGATTAACATCGCCAACAAGAGCATTATCAAATGCCTCTAAAAACATTTCTGCAATTTCTTTTTCATAGTTGCCACACATTCCATCGTAGTTAATATCTGCAATTACTCTCGAAAAGAAATCTTTGAACTTATCAGCGATAAAATCTTTCTCATACCCTATTGGAATATCAATTGTTAATTTCATTCTTTTATCTCACCTTACTTCCCAAATGGATTCTCCATAATACAATGGTCAACCATATCTTTAAATGCAAAAGGTGAATCAATCACTCTATTTGAATATCTGAAACGCTTTAAAAACTCAAGTACCTCATGTGCATCTCTATGTGATAATGGAATAAATGATACATACTCTGGATGACCTTTAATGCATACAACCGCCCAAGAATGGTCATCAGAACAAAAACCAACATCCGTTCCAACATCTACCATCGAGTTCATCATCTTGTGACAATCATCAACCAATTTATAAGAATCTTCATATGCAATAGTTGCATCAGACAACCGTATATTGGCATATTCGCATCTTCTTCTTGCGTTATTGTATGATTTTTTAGCTGCTTCCACTTGAAATAAATCATCTTCTAATAACCAATGTCTCAATTTATCTCGTATTTTATCCTTTAATTTCACACTCTCTCACCTCTTACATACCAAAATCTCAACATCTGTATCCGCAAAAATGTTTTTAATCTGTTCAGAGACATCATTCCAGTTCAATCTATCTAAGCCACAACCAATTACAGGCATTGCAATCTTCTTGATATTATTCTCCAAACAAATCTGTTTCATCTTTTCAAGTGCAAGTCTCATTGTAATTGTTGTTGGTTTGTGAAAATATCTCTCTTTTGTAATAAGATTTAATACCCTATCTTCTAATAGACAATCACCACCAATCCTCTTATGAGTATACCGGTCAAAATAATATGGATATTTTGTCAGCAACCTTCTCTTCATATCAAACCTTTTATTGAACTCAACTACAATTCCTTTACCCATTCCAAAATCTGCACTGATACAATGTGCTAAATAATAATCTTCTGGTACTGTAAACAAGTCTTTATTTTCTTCTCTATATTTCACTATTTCACCTCGCTTACCACTTTTATCTTACATTCGATTTCTACAACTTCTAGCTGCCTATCAGCGTTATAACGTCTTGACTTGAATCTTCTAACCGCATTCTCAGCAGTTTTTCTTGTTTCCCAATATTTGTGTCGTGGGTTTGTAAGATTACTTAGTAATTTTCCTGTTAATTTATCCATTACACCATATAATGTAAATTCATTTTCCATCTCTTTCACCTCACTTATTCTCTATATGGTTCAGGACATTTCTGCCACGCAACCACATCTACGGTGCTACCACTTGGTAAAACATCCCATATCCAATTTCCCTTTGGATATTCATATCTATCAGTTTGTCTTACCTGTCTCCCAAAAGATGTTTCTATTGTTACCAAATACCTTCCTTTTTTCTGTGGTGGATTTTTAGTTCCCCATTTTGCCATTTATTTCACCTCACATCCATTTATCAATCTCGCTAAACACATTGCCTAGCGAATCAACAATCGTCAGATCCGTATCTTCATTCATTAACACTTGAATTTTTTCCCTATTGATAATAACCAAATGCCTACCACTGAAATACGAAATATAATTCGCTGCTGGATAAACTTTTAATGAAGTGCCACCAATAATCAACATTTCAGCATCTCGAATGGCTCTGATTGCCCTATTTACCGCATCATTAGGAAGATTTTCTCCATATAAAGTTACGTCAGGTCTAATCAGACCACCACATTCACACTTTGGGATAGCTTCTTTAGTGTTAAACAAGAAATCTGAATGATATTCCATTTTACATTTACTACAATAATTCCTCTGAGTAGTTCCATGAATTTCAAATACATTCTTACTGCCAGCTTTTTGATGAAGCCCATCAATGTTCTGTGTAACAATAGCCTTCAACTTACCTATTTCTTCCATCTTAGCAAGTACCTTATGAGTAATATTTGGCTCAATATTTCTTGTATCCATCTTCTGACGATAGAACTCATAGAATACCTTTGGATTGTTATATAAGCATTCTCGACTCAAAAGATACTCTGGCTCGTATCTATCAAACTGAACGTCATGCTGATTATATAACCCATCCTTAGAACGAAAGTCTGGAATACCACTTTCAGTAGATACACCTGCTCCACCAAAGAATACAATATTATTTGATTCTTCTATATATTCTCTTAATTTTTCGTACATAGTTCTTACCTCACTCTATCATTTCAACTTTAATTCTAAATTTTGTTGTTTCTATATGTTCGCTTTCTTGATAAGGACGATTATAATCAAAGTGCTGATGTTTAACAGTCGCAATCAAGTGAGCATCATTGCCAGAAACAAATTTCGTATCTGTCTCATAAGTATCTTCTGAACCATCACCAAGTTTAGAGTCTGTACAATATATCTGATTTGCGTCTAATGCATCTTGAATAATTCTGTAAATTTCTCCTGTATTATACATAGCTACTCCTTTAATACTCTATCCAACCATCTGTAATACCAGTCATCCAATAAATAAGATCTTCTCTATCATTTTTTAATCTTCCATCTATTACACGAGTTAAGATTTCATTGAGCCAGTATCCAACTTCTTTTCCACTTTTAATGAGCATTGTATCCATTACATCTTTTCCATTAACTGCTAAATCCTTTAGAGAAAAACATTCATCGTCCTGTAAAACTTCTTCCAAAATATATCCGATATTGTCAATCTTCTGTAATCTTGTTTCCTGATTAATGTCTGCTTGTGCTTTAATATCAGCTCTACGAACATTTAATAACCTTCTGAACTGTTCTTCTCCAATTTTATTAAGCCATCTCTTGACATATTTCTTCCCCATCTCAAAAGTTGTATCATGATAATAAACAAGCTGCACTACTTTTTCTCTTGTATCATTATCAAAACGAAGTCTTTTCATAATTGTATCAGTCATATCAGCACTGACTCTTCCATGACCTTTAAAATGTCTAATACCATCTTCTCCATCCTGATAACAATGTGGTTTTCCTATGTCATGAAAGAACACCGCTAATGATGTAATTAAATCTATTGAATTTAAGTCGGGTTCACAATCACATTCATAAGCTTGTACTGCATGTACTGTATGATTCCATACATCATAAATGTGATATGGATTATTCTGTTGAAAGCCAAGCATATCTTTAATTTCAGGAATGAACAACGAGAATACTTCACGGAATAATCCTATCTGTATATAAAACTCGCTTGATAATGCAATCTTACAGAACTCACTGTTGATTCTCTCAATAGATATATTCTCTAAATTCTTATACATTTTATGAATATTAAAACTCACATCAGAATCAACCACAAATCCCAGTTGTGAAGCAAACCGAATAGCACGTAAAATTCTTAAAGCATCTTCCGAAAATCTATCCTCTGCTCTACCAACACATCTGATTTTATAATGCTCAATATCTTCCATACCATTAAACGGATTTACAAGACCAACTTCATCATTGTATGCCATCGCATTGATTGTAAAATCTCTACGCTTCAAATCTTCTTTAAGACTTCGTGTAAATGTTACGCTATCAGGTCTACGACTATCTGAGTAATTACCGTCAATTCTGTAAGTGGTGCATTCATATCCTTCACCGTCAATTACAATGGTAATAGTTCCATGTTGTAAACCAGTTTCAATAATTCTCTTGTCCTTGAATACTTCCATCATTTCATCTGGTGTGGCAGAAGTTGTAATGTCGTAATCGTGAATTGGTCTGCCAAGAATACTATCTCTCACTGCACCACCACATAAAAATGCCTCATATCCATTATTCTGTAAAGTATGAATAATTTCATTTGCACCAGATGGAATTTCAATTTTCAATTTCTTCATTCAAATTCACCTCAATTTTTGGTATATTTATAAAATATCACTTATTCGTTATCATATCCAAAAACAACAAATCATCTTTCTTCAATGTGATATCATAACCTTTCCATTCTTCCATTAGCCCTCTTATATCAAATTTATGCGGAACAATAATTGCATAGCCGTGAGGAGTCTTATGTACCTCTATCTCTAATAATGGAATTTCCGAATACATAGCTATCTCATGGACAAAATCATTCATCAATAACTCATCATCCACATCAAAATCAAATAACCACTTGCCATCATCTCTGTTCTGCACTTGCAGTGCAACTGAAGCCAATGTGTGATTGAGACGTGTCATACTCAGTTTATCTCTCAGTAGTCGGATAATAAATTCTTCTCTGATTTTATCTTCATTCCTTGAATTGACCGACCTGTATAATCTTGTCTGTTCACCAGGAACTCCTTTGGCTGCAAAACTCTTAAATTCTTCAATTATTTTGTCTTCATTCTCTTTATATTCAAGGATTGTTTCAATTCGCCCCTTGAAGTTTGGAACATCTTTATTATCCTTGTTACGAGAACGAATTAAATATACATATAAATTTGACATTGTATTTATTCTCCTTCTAAATAACAGATTGGTACTTCTTTTGTAAGCCATACACCATTTTGAGATAAAAAGAATTTATATCCGTCATTATACATATCTTTTGCTCGAACCTTATAAATAAACGGTTCTCCATGTCTACTGCCAACATTTGTTGCTGTTTCAATATCTTTTGATAGATGAACATATAAACGGCTCTTAGAGATTAATCCTTGTTTGTTGATTGAAGAACAATATTTGACACCTGTTCCATGATATAAAATATCTGGTGGCATACACTCTTTTAATTCTACATCAACTTTTATAGAATGACCTTGATTTGCTCTTATAAGCGTCTTTTCTCGATTAAATGAATATCTCTGTTTAGAATCTTCTTCTACAATTTTCTCAAGCATTTTCATTGTAATCGTCTGAGTTTTATTGATTCCTTTTAATAGATCTGACACGTTAGCCCAACCATGTTTGTCTAATGTGATACCGATAACATCAGGTCTGTGTCTAAGAATTAATGCTATGTATTTGCTTAAATTATTTTGCTCTTTATTCGTCATAATGTTATCTCCATTCTCCAATATACTCAGAACATTCTTTTTTGAATTTTTCCAATATATGTATTAAGCTATCTATTTCATAAGAATCCTTAAATGTTATTTCAATTATTTCAGGCTTAGATATATCAATATTGTCAGTAGTGTAGGGCAATGGTTTCATAAAGCAATCAAATCTGACGTTCAACCCTTTATGTGTCAATCTTATTTGATTGACATTTTCTTTATTTCCAACAACCTTCAAATAGATTTCACCTCCAAAATTCCATAAGAAATGTGCGTTTCTTTCTAATGCAAAATATATACCACATATAGTATATATTGCTTATTTTTAATACTATATATGGTATATCCATAACAATTATTCACTTAATTCTGCAAGTGCCTTATCCAGATCCTCATCAGACATATTTTCAAGTGCCGCATCCTGTCTCTTAGCTTTGATTTCAAGCAATCTCTGTCTCATCTCAGCATTTTTCTTAGCATCTTCTCTCTTCTTTTTCTCATCCAGCTTCACGCTAACAATATACTTAACAATTTCAATCTTGTTAGAAATCTCCTCGTCTTCCTTTGACTTAGTATTCAGAAGACTCTCTTCCTCAGACTTCTTTACTTCCGCATTGAGTGTCTTGAATACTGAGTCCAGATTTGTGAGAGATAAATCCCACAAATCAATTACATTAATCATTCCTCTGAATGGGAACTGATAGTTTGCTCTTGTTGCATTAATAAATAATTCGTTGTTTGTCATAATAATCTCCTTTTCTAATTAAAACTTAATCTTCATTACACGCTCTGTTGCGCCCTTAACCTTAACAACTAAATCTGCTCTCTTTGTCATAGAGAATCCAATTCCTGAAAGCTGATCATCAGTATCTTCTACATGGCACTTAGCACCTAAAGCCTCAAATACTCTCTTGTGCTTTTCAAGGTCACTCTTTAAGAACTCATTGTAATAGCCATTAGGATCTTCGCTATTTACACAATCCTTCAGGAAAAAGAATAAATGTCTATGACCAATTCCATCCTGCTCATCAAAATAATTTGGACTATAACTAATTACTGATACAGGAACAAACTGATTAGTGCTTACACCCCAAATCTCACGACTTGAGATAGATGAACTTCCAGATAACTTTTCCTTAATTGAGAAGTTGCCATTCTTGTCAAGTGTTACCTCTGCCACCTGAACTTTCTCACCAGTTCTCATAGGATTGCTATAATCAAATGAATAAATCTCTCCATTGAACTCAACTTCTGCTCTAAATCCATGTCTTACTGCACCTGAATACTGATGTACAAAGAACTTATAAACACCTGGTTTCATTCTTGACAGGTCTTCCCAAGTAATATTCTCTACTGCAACCTTTCTATCTGGATGAATAATATCAACGTCTAACTGACCACCCATTCTTGAAACACTTGGCTTTCTACAATTACTAAAGAAAATTTCATTCTCATCTGGCTCAATACAATGTGCATCAAGGTCGTAATTATCATGACCATCTTCGTTCCACTGAATAGAAAATCTGAGTACACCGTCAACATTACCGCCAGCAGCTTTTACATTCTGTTTCATATCAGAATCAGTAATGTTTCCTGAATAAGCCCAAGACAATCCATTATTCCACTTGAACATTGTCTTAGCGTCTGGATTAACAGGTGCAACCATAGAAACAAAATTCTTCTCATGCTTATTCTCTACAAAAGCTTCAATTTCTTTTGCGGTTGGAAGTACCTTATCAATGAAATCCTGTGCTGAAATCTCTTCAACCTTAGAAAACTTCTTAGGACTTACAGCAACATCCTTTTCCATCTGACCAAAAATATCATCTGCACCAACCATTCTTCTTGCAGCACTCTTATTTGAGAACAGTACATTATTTACAGTAATATCATTCAGATTAGCAAATCTTCTCTGTAATGAATCCATATATCCAAGCTCTGTAATGGTCTTCTTTGCATCCTCAAGCATTTTCTTTGTAAAAATAGCCTTTGGTCTTTTATAGTTGCTCGGTGCTGTAATCTGCTCATACTTCTTAACTGCTGTGTCAAGATCCATATCCTCACTTACATTAATAAGAAGTGTTCCAATAGAATGATTTCTAATTCTACCGATAGCCATACCTGCTGTTACCGACTTCTCCCAAGCATATAAATCCTTTTCAGTATCAGAAGTCAGCTTATCATATTCTTTCTTATACTTCTTGAACTCTGTGAGTACACCTTTCCACTCTTCGCCCTTGTAAAGTGTATTTGAATTGATAAGTTCAAGAATTGTATCGAGTGCATCCATAGTAATTTCATCAAGAGAACGCTTAAATACATTTCTTGTGTCTCTGAACTGTCCCTTAACTTCCTCGTTTGAACGGCTACTTCTATTTACGAACTTGCTTGGAAGTTCTAAGAAAAAGTGATCCCACTGATGAGACTTTCCATTGATTTCCTCAAAATTAAAATCTGTACCAATCTTAGGGAACTTAGTTGTATAAATATCTGTAACTGTATGAGCTTTTACGAAAGCATCAAGTGCATCACATACTGGCTGATATGTTGTATCACCAAGATTCAGTTCCCAAATCGTATGAATCTGGTTATCCTTGATAGTTACAGCAGAACCAATATTCTTAATAAACTGTCTACAACAACTACAATCATGTTCTCTACGCTCTCTGAAAATCTCATTTGTACCAGCAGGGAAGCTATCAAGATATGTATTCCATAATTCATCCTTATCTACATTTACCTCAAATAAATGTGTTGCCTCTTTCTGCATTTCATCGAAGTGCTTCTGTAATGCCTTCTTAAATTTCATAAATCCATCCATGTTTTGTACCTCTTCTTTCTTATATTTATTTTTGTTAATTGTTTCTACTATTATATTCTCCGTTTTATAAATTAAAAGGTCTGTTTTATTACCCTTTGAATGAGTTAGTAGGCTATGACACCTACTAACTCTTGAATTATTTATTCTTCTTACGTTTTCCTACAATAAAACCTGCTCCAAAGCATACACCAAGACAGATTACGAAAACTCCAATGTTTAATACAATCATATTGTCACCTACTCAATAATCTTAAATGATACATCTGTTCTTCTATTCATTGCACGATGTTCCTCTGTATCATTATCTATTACAGGATTGCTTGAACCGTTACCAACAGTTACGATTCTATCTGCTGAAATACCATTCATAATGAAGTAATTCTTAACAGCTTCCGCTCTCTGGGCTGATAACTTCTGATTGTACTCGTCCTGCGGATCTGAATTTGGATTAGGATCTGTATTACCAGCAATCTCAATAATTGCTCCATCGAGTACATTTGCAATATCAATAAATTTATTAAGCTCCTCGGATGCGGCGGCTGAATCTGTAAACTGGGCTGTATTCTTATTAAATGTTACCGAAGCAGATCCACTTAATAATGCCTCCGTATCCTGTACTTCCTGCTTATTATCATCTGTTACCTTTACTGTGTCTGTGTTAGATACATCTGTAGCATTAAACTTGTCTGCAATGGCATTAATATATGTATCATCAAAAATTGTATCTACTAAATCAGCATTTACAGTCTCACCAATTGATGTCCAAACATTGCACATATCTGAATAAATAGTCTTTGCTGTGCCATTTAATAAATCAGAATTGTCTTTCCAAGTTGTGAGTTTTGCAGTAGCTGCACTTCCTGCAATATCTTCATCAGATGCAGTATTGAACATTGGCATTACTTCTCTGATTGCTGTAAACTCATTGTCGTACATATCGGATGCTTCAAGAGAACCCTGAACAAATTTCTCTACTATCTCTGGATATGCCTCTGCAAAATTCTTATCAAATAAAATTCCATCCATTACAAGATTTGTTGAGCTTGCTGTACTAAATAATACATGTGCATCTGTCATATTCTGTGCCTGTGTTAAATAAGGCTCCCATGTAGCAGCTACATCAACTTGTCCTGCAAAAAATGCTTTTGCTGTATCATCTGCTGTTGAGAATAATACAAGATTATCAATAATATCAGATTTCTCATCGTCTGATAAATCAGAATTATTAACAAACCAAATAACTAATGTCTGTGCCTCTGAAAACTCAGGGACACCAATTTTTGCACCAACTAAATCTTTTACTGAATTAATTGATGATTTGGCAATAATACCATCACCACCATTTGAGTAGTTTGTAATATATGGCATAATTACATCTTCACCAGCTTCTGTAAACTTTTGTGATAAAAATGCTGTTCTATTGATTGTATAGCCTGCCGCATTTAAATCACCTTTAATAAGGGCGTTGCTTGACTGTGTAGCATCATTAATAACATTGATATTTACATTGATACCGAGTTTTCCATAAATAGAATCTGGCTGTGTTGTAAGTCCACCATTAGCGTCAATAATAGATTTCCAGCCAATCCACTCATCTAATGAAAGATTAATAGTTCCGTCACTATTAGCTTTCTTTTTATTAGAACTAGAAGATGTTGTGCCAGTTACTTTGTTCCCTGCATTACTTATCGAAGTGTTACTCTTGGTTTTAATTAACCCTGTCTTTACACCAGCGAAAACACCACCACCAATTAATGCAATAACCAAAACCATAATTAAAATTTTTGAAGCTTTGGTAAGTCTAAATCTTTTTGTACTCATTCCATTCTCTCCTTATTATTTGTTGTATTTTTTCTTTAAACTGTCTAAATAATCATTACTGCTATTCTTTTTAGCTTCGACTTCTGCTTTTGCAAGTTTCGTAGACATCTTGTTATTATGTACTACTTTTGAACCCTCAACAATTGCATCTAAGTCTTTATTCTTATCTCTGACAGAATCAAGAAGTTTATCAGTTGCAGTTACATTTTTTAACTCGTCCATATCATCATAGACTTCCTGTAACTGTTTCTTCACTTTCATATTCTCCACAACTTCCTTACTTTCTCTCTTTAATTTGCGGAGATTCTTTTCACACATTTCCTGTGCTTCTTTTGCAGTGTTAGCTGCGTCTTCATATGCTTTAACTAATTCTGAATATCTCCTGATATCAGCCATAATCTCTTCTCTCTCATCAGCTTTTAACTGTGCTAACTCTATCTTATTTGCTTTTACAAGAGATTCACATTCAGATTCGACCTTCTCAAGCTTTGCTTTGAGATTCTTCATATCTTTTTGTGCATTGCTTAATTTACCAGCAGCTACCTTGTAAGCATTATCCGCTTTGTTATAAGCGTCTTGTGCCTGATCAATTTTTTCACCATAAATAGCCTCCGCACCTTCTGGGGTTGTAGCCATATCTTTGATAAACAGTCTCGTAATTCCCGAAAATAATGTTCTTACTTCAGGAAATAAAATAAAAATCAAAATAATAACTGCAACTACCAAAATCACAATAAGTTTTCCAAGATCCATTAATTGTCTCCTCCTTCAATAAATTTAATTAATCCAGAAATTCTACCAACTTCTGTATTAATACTATTCTCTGAAACTTTCATCTCTGACTGCTGTTCAGAAATTTCTTTTTCCAATCTTGCAATCTCTTTTTTATGATTCTCAATTTCAGTTTCCTTATCAGCGACATTGGCATTTCCATCATCTAAGATTTTTGCCAATACACTATTTAATACATCCACTCTCTGTTCGCCATCAAGTGTTACATCAGTAACCGTTAAGCCGAACACTCCAAGAGTTGCTAACACTGAACCTCTCTTTGTCTCTGTAACCATTTCTTTTGGAAGAGAATTAATCAGTTCTTCAATTTTGAAAATTGATTTTGACCTATCAGATAACTCATTCTGAGCATAAATATCATCAATAAGAGTATCTGTATGTACCTCGTCAAGTTCAACTGGAACTGTACTATCCTCTACAGAATAATCAGTGCCTACATCATAATTCTCTTCTTCTGGAACTTTCTCTACGAAAAAGTCTCTAAATCCCATTTTGTTTCCTCCTTAAATTAAAATTCTATAATCACGTCACACATTTTTTGTGCTTCTTCTTTGCTATGTGTAACCATAATTATTGTGTTATTTGTTTCTTTATGCTGCTTGATAATCAAATCTTGCATTTTTTGTCTAGTTTCAATATCTAATGCAGATAATGGTTCATCCATAAGAATTATTTCTGGATTCATAAATAATGTTCTTGCCAAAGCAAGTCTTTGTCTCATACCGCCTGATAGTTGTTTTGGATATTTATTTTCGTTATCTTTCAATCCAACAATAGAAATCATTTCTTTTGCTCTATCAATATCACACTTATTTATTCTCCCTTTGACTTTCTGTGCTATCAGAATATTATCCAAACACTTTAACCAATCAAATGAAGTATAATTTTGATGCATCATGTAAATATTATTTTTACTTGCCTTAGTAACTAATTCTCCATTTACAACTACATTTCCACTTAAAGGCTTAATAAGACCTGCGATTGTTCTTAACAAAGTTGTTTTCCCACAACCAGATTCACCTAATATCCCATAGATCTTAGGATCAAATTGATAGTTGAAATTCTTCAATAAAGGCTTGTCTCTGCTATACCCTGTATATAACTCATTTAACTTAACCATTTATATACCTCCATTTAAAAATGTGTTTTACTAACCATTTTGCAGAAAAATCAAATATAACACTTATAATCATGATTACGATAATAGCCATAAAAACCAAATCTGTTCTTCCTCTTGAAGAAGATTGTTGAATTATATAACCCAATCCATATTTTGCATTAATTGTTTCTGCTACTGCTATATATGTAAATCCAATTCCATACATCATGATAAAACTATTTAATACTCCTGGTAGAGATGCTGGTATCTGTATTCTCCAAATAGTTTGTATCTTATTCATTCCGATTGTTAATCCTGTATCAATCAAATCACTACTGACTTCCTCTAAACATAAAATAACTGAAGGCATCATGTATACAAAAGTTGCGATAAATAAAAATACTATTTTCATCATTTCGTCTATACCAAACCACATAATCAGTAGAGGATAAAAAGCTGTGACAGGAATGTATCTCATAACACTGATAATCGGATTTAATATATCTTTTGCTACTTTTGAGTTATAAACTAAAATTGCAATAGGAAATGCAATAAATCCTGATACAAAAGTTGCTATAGTTATTCTCAAAAACGAATATTTAATAGCCATTATCAACTGTCCAGTTTTCAACATTGCAATTAAATCTTTAAATACTGTCTTTGGATCTGGAACAAATAATTGATTTACATGTTGTGAAGCAATACTCCAAATTATAAAAATAGTCATTAGTAATGCTATTCTTTTTAAAATAATTTTCACATTCTCACCTCTTTCTATATCTATATTCTCTTTTTAATTTGGGAATTTTATTGAGCTGAATCACTCAGAAATTTTTTACAATGAAACGAAGTTTTCTTGTTACTTATTGTAGATATAGTCAGCATTTCTAAACAATATATTTGGAAATATATTTACAGCAACATTACGAAGTGCTACAAACAAATCCCCTCTCTCATCTACACATGAATCATGTCCATCAACTGTCTTAAATACATTTAACTCATCATCGGAATTTTTATATACAAAGTAATCAGTATCCTCATCAAGAACAAAACCTATATGTAAAGTTTCACATAAAATTCTAAATGCTTCTGCTGAATCAATATCTATAGTACATATTGCTTTTGTATTAACATTTATTTCCATTTGTTTCCTCTTAATTATCTCTTATACTCTATCCACCTATCTGAACCCTTGAACTTCACTTTAATCTTCGTAGGACATCCATCTGGGATAGATTTTAATGATTTATAATCGCCTATAATTGTTGCTGTTTCCAAAGCCTTGTGATTCTTCTCACATTCCATTGCTTTTTCTTTATCTGCATAATCAGTATTACAGAACTGACAAGTATATAATGTCTTTGTAACCATATAAATCTCCTTTCCAATTTACCAAATTCCATTTACCGTCTTATCAATAGCTTCCCTCATTACACCACCAGTCATTTTATTCATTGTATCCGCAACAAGACCTTTAAACTCTGCTCTTATTCGTTTATTATGATGAGTACATGGCGTTGAACAATAATTATTTCTTCTACATTTTTCACAGTTACCATTCAATTTCCACTGTTCATTTTCCTGAATCTGTTCCATAATATTCGTATGTTCCTTTCAAAGTTATATATTTATTCTGCCTAATATTGCTCTGCTATATCATCATATTCTCTTGAAAGATATCCAACTAAATCCTTATAAATATCTAACTGATGTTCATGTAAATAATTACATAGTTCAATATCTGTATTGAAAAACTCTTCAATAGCTGTAGAATTAGCCCATCTATCAAAAGCGCTTCTTGTTGAAACTCTAAGCATCCATCTGTTTTTAGTTCCACTATGAGGCTCTACTACCATAAAAATAACTGTATCTGTTCTTGCTTCTAAATGACCTTCGTATTCGTCAATCTCGTAATTCTGACCATTATTCATTTGGTCGTTCTCAAACCATCTTCTTATATTTTCCATTTCTTAACCTCTCTTCCAAAGAAATCGAACTTTCTTGCTACTCAAATTTCTTATTAACCCAATGTCCTGTTGGATCAATTCTGTATTCTTCAACCAAATGTACTTTTTCTAACCATGCACAGTCACCATTCTCACATCTAATTGGCAACCATGCGAATACAGTGGAGTATCTTAGTTCACCATGATAAGGTTTTCTTTGTACTACTTGTTTCCATCTCATAGTTTTTACCTCTCTTTCAAAGAAACGAACTTTCTTAGTAATCGTTTCCTATCAAACATACAAAACAACCACACTCCATACAGTCACCATGTCCAGTTTCAGAACACTCTTCTGCCACATTACATAATTTTTCTGGAATTTTTGTTATGTAATATCCATTATCTTTTAAAAGCTCTATTGCTTCTTTAATTTTTGTTTCCATTTTCTACCTCACAATCTAGCAAATATGTTTGCTTGTGTCTATTTTTAAAGCATCTGCTTCCAAGTCTTCTACTAACGTTCTTCGTTTCACTATTCTTTTTCCATTACAATAATTACACTTTTCTTCCCAAGATTGATCTTCGTAACAATTTAATCTTTTTGAACATTGTATTTTCCCATTACCATTACATATGGGGCAAATAATATTTTCAAATTTTTCTAATACTTTCATTTATTTTTCTCACCTGTTCATGTTTATCTTCTCTCTCATAATTGTAAACACCAACTACTTTTGCTATTTCTATGCAACATTCATAATCATCCAAATCAGGTGATTGCAATAACTCAATAATTTTATTTACTTTTTCTTCATCACTCATATTTTCACCTCTTAATCATTTCTCAAATTCTTCGCCAGTTGCACAATCATTTTTGACAGGAATTTTATCACTGTTATTTATTTCTTTTATGATATCTTTTGCAAATTTAACTGACATAGTTCACTTTACTTCCTTGTTAGTCTAATTATCATCTCTACAAGTCTTTCCTTACTCATAGCATGTAAATGCTCTCTCTTCTCATCATCTGAGCAGTTTTTAATAATTTTTAAATCACTCTCTGGCATTTTTAATATCCTCCTTATATTTTTTCTAACTAGGCTGGTGGGACTTGAACCCACAAAACCTGCGGTCAAAGCGCAGTGCGTCTAACCAATTTCGCCACAGCCCATTAGAGATGGTGTGGAATTTCACCACACCAAGTTATTCTCTATTTACTGGTCTGAATCAGCATCCTTTGTAACTACAGTATCGCTACCCTGTACTGTAACCCATCCATGTTTAAGTCTTGCTTCTGCCTCTTTCATACGAATGAGCTGATCAGTAATTGAACTGTTAATCTTTGCATTTGCGTCTGCCTCTGCCTCTGCTGCGATAACCTTTGCGTCTGCATCACCCTGAGCTTTTGTAACCTCTGCTTCAGCGTCAGCTTTTGCCTTATCAATATTTGTCTGATTCTGAATTGCCTGAGTCTCTGCGTCCTGTTGAGCCTTAATCTTAGCATTTATAGCTTTCATTGTATCTTTATCCACATCAATATTGATTAAAGATACGTTGCTAATTGTAATACCATACGGCTCAAATTTCTTTGCAAGATAATCTGAAACTGCACTATTAATATTCGCTCTTTCAGAACCAAGAATATCGGATACTTTGTAATTTGCAACAATCTCTTTAGTCCAAGAAACAATATTAGGTTTGATAAAACTATCTCTTACCTCTTTACCACTCTGACCTTTAAATCTTGTAAAAACGTCTGCAACACTATTTTGTTTATACTGGTATGTATAAGTAAGCTCTAAAGTCATTGACTTACCCTCTGATGAACTTGCTGTAAAACTATCATCGTCTGGTGAATCTCCTTTTTAGAAGCTGTTAGATATGACTGCTCAAGACCAACTGTATATAATGTTGTCTTTACCATTGGACTCTTCCAATGCCAACCTTGATCAAGTACCTTTTTCTCTACTCCACCGTTCGCATTGTACTGAACTGCTGCATAGCCAGCAGGTACTCTTACTAAAGATTTCATACATATGATTACTCCAATTACAAGTACAATTGCTGCTACAAATCCTCCTAGTTTCTTCATTCTTTTGTCTCCTTTTCATCTTTATTTATTTCTTCTATCACACTATTTTTTATTATCTTATAGATAAATGAGCCTATTTTTGTAAAAAATGGTGACAGTAAAAACCATAATATTAATAGTCCTATAATGACCAAAATCATCAAAACTGACATTTGATTATTCTCCTTGTTTTAATGTTGATATTCCTAATTTCTCTTCTAATTTTCTTTTTTCTCTTTCCATTTTATTTAATTTAATTATCAAAGAATCATAGTTATTAATTACATCACAAGCTGCCATCATACTTTCTGCTAAATTTCTTATATATTCTTCTTCATGGCGGTAAATCTTCTGTAAGTCTTTAATATTTGTTTGCCCATTAAAAATTTTTATCAATACATTTGCTAATTCTTTTTGATTATTTGGTGAATAATTAAAATTCACGCTCCAAGAAAAAGGAATATTGGTTAATTTTTCTATTCTATTAATTTCAGTTTTTAGGCTATTTATTTGTACACAAGTTTCTCTTAGTTCTTCTAATAGAGATTGCTCTTTATTCTTTTTATCAAACATATTATTACCTCAACAACAAATATTTTAACCAATCAGGTATATCAGCATTTACAACCATACTAAATATCCCAATGTTTGCTAATATAGCGAGTATCGTAATTACTATAAATATTCCTATAATAAATAACTTATCTTTCATATGTATTTATTCTCCCCTTGCCAACTTATATATCCAAGTATCAACAGTTTCTGTAAATCATTGCCATGAAAACCTGTTACATCGCAAAATGCACCAAGTATTTCTGTATCTTCATGTGTTATTGCATGATAATTTACACTATTACATTCTTCTAAGTGATTCATATTTCCATTTTGGAAAAATGTGTCTTGTAATATTTCATATTCAGTATTCGTCATATTTTATGCACCATATCTTTCCAGTTCATCTAAAATTTTCTCAGCTTTAATATTGTGTTCATCACATTTTTTAGATAATAGATTCATTATCGAAACATAAAATTTTATCACCGCAAGATGAAATCTAAATCTAACTTCGTTCATACTCATCCTCCAAACATTTCATGCCGTATAACCATTCAGAAAATCCAACGACACCTGCGACCAATGTAATTTCCAAAATCCATTCCATATCTATAACCTCTGATTCTTGGCAATACGTTTAATTTTCAAATCTTTTGGAATATCCATTGGTCTGAAATCAGACCTTATAATCCTTGATATAATTACTGGCTTAACACCACATTTGGTATAACACATGACTATATCTCCTACCGATATATTCTCCATAAACATATTCCATTTCTCAGAAGTCGGAACTCTCCAAACGTATTCTTTATCACTCTGCTGATTTGGGTGCTTGCCATATATGTATGTAACTACTTTTTTATTCTCTCTTTCATATCTATATTGTTTGACATGTTCCACATCAAACTCTTTAAGCACTAAATATCTTATGTATCCATCTACCAATTCTTTTTTATGGTTGATTATAATTGGCTTGTCCAGTTCTCCATACTTAAGGAAATATCTCTTTACTCTGTTCATCTTTGCCTCATTTGGTACAGACTCGGCAAGATAATCTGGGATTATAATGTCTGCTAACTTCAATTTATTTGTTCTCCTTTATTTTATGTATTTATGCATTTGCCATCTTATCAAAACTTCTCTTCATGAAGTCATAATTTACCTTCTGTGAAGAGCTAAATTTCTTCTGATTTTTGTATTTATTAATCCATTCCTCAAACTTGTCCTCATTCTCATTCTTGCAAGCATAAGCCATTAAAGCAATTAATGCCATCTGACACTTCTGATATAGTGGAATATCTATTTTTATCTGATTATGATTAAAACAATACTCAACTAAATCTGTATATTCTTCAACATCCTCATTTGTCACTTCAGAATCTGCATTCTCCTGAACAAAGGAAAGAATGCTTTCTTCCGTATTATCTTCAACATTTTCTTCCGTATTATTATTCTCTATTTCCTTGCTATTTGTTTCTGCTGTATCAATATATAAAAAATCGTTCATCAAAGCTGTATATGTATTAATTTTAGCAACTACAAGTTTTTTATCTGTAGTACCAGACTCTTTATTTAACGAATCGTAACTGACACCATTAACATCAATACTATGTAATTTTCCTGATAACTCATGAATAAAATCTGCAAACTTGCTATCTTCTAAACCACATTTTGCAAATCTACTAAATACTGTCAGCCATACAGGAATATCTTTTTTAACAAGAATATCTTTACAAGTATCTTTACAAGCCGCTTCGATTCTTTGAAAATATTCATGGATTGTATTAAACTCTTCGATATTACTGTTATCTTCGAGATAATCACATATTTCTTTTGCACCACGTTTATAGTCATCAAAATGAAAAACATTCATAACAGATCTGCATACACTCTGCATATATTCTCCGTTTTTTCTGGCAGTATCAGAATACTCAATACTATTTTTAAAGAATCCTTCATCGGCAATGTTTTTAATTTTTCTTGCATATGTAGGAATCCAAGTCAACGCTCTCTGACTTGTATTCATTCCTCTTTGTACATTCAATTTTCTTACCAATTTACTTACCTTTTTCATATCACAATTTTGATATGTGGCAATTCTAAGCTGATAATTGTCAAATCGTTTCTTCAGTTCTTTTGGAAAATCATCATATGTTTTATTTTTAATATCAAATGTTTTCTTTTCCCATACAAAATTCCCATCATCATCTTTTAGAAATTTACCATTTTCGTCTACTTGCTTTTCCTGGTACTCAATTTCACTATCTTCAATAGCACCAGTAAATTTATGATTTCCATATCTAATCTGCATCAATGCGGTTGTTCTCTGAAGACCATCTACAATATATTTCTGTACAATATCTTCATTTAAAGGAATTTCGGCTAAAATTAAAGGTGGAAGATAATCACCAGTTAAGATCGTAACACCGATTCCATTAACAAATGGTTTGTCGCTACAGAAATACCTCTGTACATCCTGATTGTCATTAACATCTCCATCTTTTACCTCACTGGTATAGTTAATCAATGGAATATTTTCTTCTCTTACTTTCTTTGCCATGAGTATTTCCTCCTTATGTTTACATTAAAATTTTTACATTCTCATATGCTTGAATAGCTGCAAGATTATTAGAATATTGTTTGCTATCCATATGTAATAATTCTCTGATTTCCTTTGCCTTATATCCTTCAGATAACAAAGCAACTATTTTCCGTTGATTATATGATAATTTATTCAAATATCTTTCTATCTTTGTGCCTTCAAGCATATACTCAGCAACAAGTTCATATGTATTAAAATCTGATGGAATTAATTCGCTTAATTCCATACCATCCTCTGATACCAAACTATTGATTGAATCAATCTTCTTCGCAGGAATTCGTTTGTTACGATTACGATCACGAATTTCAGTTTTAAACTTTCGTTTAATGTTGCTGGCTAAGAATGAATCAAAACTGCATTGATTTTTTTCATCATATTTAAAAACCGAATAACTAAGTGTATCTAATGCAATGTCAAAGAAATCATCATAATCCTTATCAGATATGCCACCTATTTTGATTATCATTGGAAGACACATTTTCTTGAGCATAGCCATTTCGTTGTTACAGTAATAGTTAAGTGTTTGTTGTATATCCATTTCATTACTCCTTTGATTTTGATGTTTACTTATTCTCTGTTTCGTTCACTTCAATTATTCGATATGTATATTTTCGGTTGAATAATCCATTTATTGCTTTTTGTGTTCTTTCTTTGCTGACTTTAGTGGTGTCTACTTCAGCAATTACATTATGTATAATGACCATCTCATCTTTGAGGTTACGTCTATTTTTTCGATTTGTACGAATTCTCTTATAGAATATCCAGCCTCTGTAGAGATCAACTGGCTTTTCCAACTCTACTTCATGTAAGATATCTATCAATTCTTCGTCAGCTCGCTTCAACTCAATTTCGAGTTCTTTATATCTTTTTGCTGCATCACTAAGAATTCGTTCACATTCGCCAAACTTATCAACTCAAGACTTAACTGATTCAGCAACTTCATATCCATCATTACCTTTAATTGATACTTTAGTTGCTTTAACAATTCTCTCAACTGATGTTTCCATCTTAATATCAGGTATACATTCCAATTTAAAATGTAAACGTCTCATAGATTTTGGTAGATGCTCCAAGATATTTTCTGCCTTTTGCTTTTGAAATGTGTCTCTTGTTTTCTTTGTACAAGCAATTGGTTGTCCATTATTGAGCCTTATGTATACACCATTGTTGTTTACAATTGCGTATTCCAATTTCTATCACCCTTTCTTCTTATTTATAATAAGAGGCATCAAGGAGTTGAACCTTACATAATTTGACTTTCCTGTAAAGCTGATGCCTCATCCGTTAGTGGATTAAACTATGGTAGAACTATAGCAGCTACACATTCTGCTCTTACAAGGCAATATGTATGTACAAAGAAACAAGTACCTTGCGTACTGCACTTACATCGGGTGTGATTCAGTGCATAACGGGGCTACTGGGATTCGAACCCAGAAATACATGGATCAAAACCATGTGCCTTGCCATTTGGCGATAACCCTATAATTTATTAAATTTTGATTAAATATGTGAAAAATATGCTGAATTGCTTGAATTTAATTGACATTCCATCAATTTATATGTATTATAATTATGAGCGTATTCCAGTACGTTCATAATACAATTCAACCAAATATTTTTAGGAAAGTCGAGCTAGTGTTCCAGCACTATGATGCTCGGCTTTCTCTTTTTGTATCTCACATTTTATATATTAGAACGTTCGTTCGATTTTGTCAATACTTTTATCGAACATTCATTCTGTTTTTTATATAATATCACGTTACGAGTCCCAAATTCTGCTCTCGTAACTATTTTCTTGAAAGAATTGTATGTAAATATCCCCTTGGCGTTTCTTCTTGGATTTCTGAAAAAACTTTAAGCCCATTGGAAAATTCATCACATACCCTTGCGATGCTTGCAGCTTCTTCCAAGATATTTGTGCAGTCGCAAAATTTCTTTTTACAAAATCCAACATTCACATCAGGTTTTGCTAAATCCTGCTTCGCTACTAATACAATAGCATCTTTTTTTGCAAACTTTTTCGCTTCTTCCAGCGACATTTTAATATATTCCATATTAAGCCTCCTCTAATTGCCCGAAATTAGCATCGTATACTGCTTTGACTTTTATTTTCTCTTGTAATTTAGTGATAGTACCTAACTTCTTCATTATTCTCTTTTTTGAAACTTGCCTAACGCATTCACCAAGAATCATTGAATCTTTAGTTAATCCTTTGCCTAAATCCTTATGAAAGAAAGAATGTGTCGGTTGCTGAAGATGTTTTATTTTACTTGTAAATGGAATTACAATTGTTGTATCAGAATAAATATTGCCATAAGCATTCTGAATTACAACTGCTGGTCTTATACCGCCTTGCTCTCCAGCAAAGACCACATCTCCGAAATCAACTCTTACAATATCAAAAGTATTTATTTCCATATATCACATCCTCCTTTCTTATATTGAGTATTCATAACTACCTTGGATTACCTTTGATACTTCGTATTATATACCTATACATATTATATGTCAACATATAATATTGAAAAATATAATATTTTTTGATATTATATTAATAAGTAATTCACATGGAGGTATTATATATGAAATTAAATGTGAAACAAATTCTTGAAAAACAAGGCAAAACTCCATATTGGTTATCTAAGGTTACAGGAATTTCTAACAATAATATTAGCAATATTTGCAATGGTGACACAAAAAGTATTCGACTTGACACCATTGAGAAAATATGTCATGCACTAAATTGCACACCAAATGATATTTTCACCAACGACACTAATAAATAAATTTAACGAGATCAAATGGTTGCACTTCCATTGCTTTAGCAACCAAATCAAGTACAGCTAAGTCAGGAACAGCACTTCCATTTTCCCATTTACTGATTGTACTTGGTGCAATGTCAGACATTTTCGCAAGCCCTCTTACTGTTATTCTCTTTTCAGTTCTGATTTTCTTTCCAATATATTTAACCATAATCACATCTCCATCAATTTCTCTTTCATTCCAACAGCTCCGTTTGCATAATTATTAACTGTTGTATTTACACTACTATGCCCCAACTGTTGTTGCACAAATGCAAGATTTCCATTCTGATTCATTATACTAGCATAATAATGTCGCATCATATGTGGAGTAATACCATTTCCATAATTCTCAAATATCTGTTTGATATTTCTTTCCGTGGTACGTGTGCCATTCTTATTAATAAAAACTGCTTCTTTGTCTACAATATTATTCAATGTGTTTCTATACTCTAGCCATTCTCTTAATGCTTTCAGAGCAGATCCAGTAAGATATACAGGTCTTTTTTCAGTTTCTCTTTGATATCCTTTTGGTAAAACCATAATATGTGACATATCATTAAGATCAATATATTCACTATTTTCATCTAAATGCAAATCTGATAAATCCAAACCAGCAAGTTCAGACTCTCTTATTCCAGTTCCTCTTAAGACACGAAAAATAGCAATATTCCTATTCCTTACACATTCATCCTTTTTCCACATTATTTTTTCTTCCATACCATTAAGCTGATTTTCTGTTGGAAGTTTTTGTGTTAAGTTGTTTTTAGAAGATATCCCTTTATATTTTATTTGTTTACTAAAATCTTCCATACTGTTATAAAGTTCTCTCAATAAACATTCTCTATATGAATATACATTTTTTATAAAACTTTTTATAATATTCTTTCTTGTTTCCGTTGTGGTTGGCGACATTCCATTTGTTTCCTTATATCTAAGGTATGAACTAATATTTTGTGGTCGCAAGTCGCTAAAATCAGAAACTTCTATTTCAGAAATTGATTTCTTATTAATAATATTACTTTCAATCAACCACTGTAAAAAATCTTTAATTGCTACTAAATAATTTAACGCTCCGTTCTTGCTTTCCAACTCATTCAAGTAATCTCTTAAAAACTGTGGTGCATTTAACTCATCCAACTTCCTATTAAGCTTTTCAGCATTTTTATTTTGCACTTCTATCTTATAACACATAATTATCACTCCCTTGTATAATCTGCTATCGCTTTTGCAATAGCTTTAGCTGCCATTTTACTCTTTAATGATTTCTGAATAGATTCTGTATTCCAAGGGACATCACTAAACTCAGCTAACTCACCACCACAATTCCAATTCGGAATACTAAAGAATCCTCCATTTACATATTCTCCGAAAATCACACTATAATAATTTCCATTATATTCAACACCTATATGGTGAATATTTTCAACATAAGCATCACCATTATAACCGATTTTATAATTTTCCATATTAATCAACCTCACTTTCCTACATACATATTCTCTGTTTTCCATTCAGGTAGCAGCTCATTATTCTCATCATAATATTTTGACTTAATTTTCTTTGCATATTCCATTCGCTCATCAAAATCATCGCACCACCTGACTTCAAGATTTTTAGTTCTCATTTGCAATTTTGTACATAGACAACACAAGTTTTTTACATGATCCTTTTCTCTCATATTCGGTCTACGAATTTTATCACCAACTTGATTTTTGCTAAGACATCTTAAACAGATAAACTCACTTGCTCTGCTCGTATTGTCGTGTCGTTTACTCATAATTTTATTTACCTCGTTTTCTATACTAAAAAAGAAGCAGTTAATTCCTGCTTCTATTGCTTATTTCTATATTTAATTCGCTTTCAATAAGAAAGCAATTTTTCATTTGATTAATGTATCTACATCAATATTTGTTTTAAAAATAACAAACGATCTTGACTTCATTAATTCATCCGTTTTCTTGGCAGCTTCTCTCCAATCTAATCCTTCATAATCTCTTTTTGAAATTTCGATAAAATCAGTTTCGTAAATTTTCTTATGAGTCTTTTTTATATCAACACATCCACTACTATTCAGTTCAGGTCTTCGTATTTTTACAACATATGCATCATATTTTGTGTCGATTATAAGTACACTTGCCATTTCACAGATTCTTTTATCTGGTAATCTACTTATAAGTTTTGTTCTAATATCTCTAATATCCTCTTTATATAAATGTGGCTCATAAACACAATCTACAAAGCTTCCAAGCACCTTCATATTATTACCTCCAAATTTCCCATAAGAAATCGTCATTTCTTAAACATCAATTCTTCAACTTCCTGCTTTATCATACTTATTTCAGATAAATCATACGATTCAATCATTTTCTCTAATTCATTAGATAATCCAGACATTTGTGATAAATCTTCAATAGCTCTTTCCATATGTTCATAAGCTAAATCTAAATTGTTCCACACGGTATCTAAATTATTTTGCGTTTTATTAATTCGACTCATTTATACCACCTCTTCTAATCTTCCAAGTAAATCATTCTTTACTTCGATTATTGTATTCAACCTTGATTCAGTTTCAGTAACCTCACAAGCTTCTACATTATAAGTCATTTGCTTTTCTAGGTCAGATTCAAGTCTGTCAATTTCTGTATCAAGCTCACCAATATATTCTTTTATCTTTTCTCTCATATCTAGCTCATTAACAAAATCAACTCCACCAAAATCCTCTTTAGTTAGTTCTCTCCCACACTTAGGACAAAATCTAAAGCGATTATCATTATTGACTTGTTTTTTACTTCCTGAAAAAGCAATTCCTGTCATATCTAAATATTTATCAATTTGAACCATTCTAAAATCATATTTTCCACCACATAATTCACAATTATTATTCATTATCTTTCACCTCCAAAGGAAAGTTAAAATTGCTTGCCTTATTTGCTTTCAATATCAACTGGATTTTCCAATTTTAAAATTTCATCTCTATGCTCTACCAACGCAGCACTTGCAATAGCATTTATTTTATTCTGGCAAAATGACTCAATTTCACCTTTTGCTTCCATAACAGTTTTATCCATCTGTTCATTGAACTGGTCTGCAATAAAATCCAAATCACATCCAATATCCATACTTAATTTTCTAAGTTTAGATATTACAGCTTCTTTGTCTGCCTTTGTTAGTGCCTTTTTCTGTGAAAACAAATCAGTCACATCCTGAATTAACTGCTGTGCCTCATTCATTGCTTCCTTTGTTTTATCTTTGAATTCATCAGTAAACTGTTCTCTTTTACTAACAAAATCACATGGAGGTATTTTACCATCTTTTTCAGTATAGCGAATTGTTACTGGAATTCCTGTTTCTTGTCCAAAAGATGTAATTGCCTCGGCAAATTGTGAATAACTCATTTCGACTTTTACAATAGGCTTGTTGCCAAAAATATCGTCACGATTTAACCCTCTTGTAATATCAGCATGTCTAAGTTCCATTGTAATTACATTACTATGTTCAATGCTACTTCCAAATAAAGGTGTCTTTCCACCATAAGCTCTGTTAAATAACAAAGTACCATAACTAGGATGGCTTGTTTTTGTTCCAAATTTTGTTTCTTCTACTTTATATTCATTTTCCATATATTTCATTCTCCTTCCATAATAAACTTAGAGTTCCTACTATTTACTTTCGATAATTACATTGATTCCGTCAAGTTTCAATTCTCTTGCTATATTCTCTGCATTATACCAATCAAATTTTTCTGCATTATCTTTTGATACCCATGCACCATTATTGTAGTATTTAATATCATTTTCTTTTTTTATGATATATTTACACATAATATATTCTCCCTGCTCACATAAAAACTTGTTTTCCTACTATTTTTCATAATAACTACATGGTACTTCACATTCTCCAGAGGACGTACATGCAGGATTTTTACCACACAATCCATTTCCTAGCATATATTTACACCCTTCTTTTCTTGTACCAATATTTCTCGAACCACAATTATTACAATGATATGATTTCTCTTTTTCATCATATCGAATATCCATATTTCCGCAATCCAAACAAATCATATTTTTATTCTCCATTCTTCTAAAGGATCTATTACAAACCAATCATTTTTTCAAAATACATTGCTGCTTTACCATTTCCACCTTCATGTTTATATCCAATACATCCAATTAATGCAGAATCAAGAGATAAATATGAATGGTTTGTATCACTGTAGTTAATGTATCCATGATAATATGTTTTCTTATCTCTTTTATCAATATACTCTACAATCTGATATTCTCCAATGCAATGTATCTTGATCACATTGCCCCATGTAAATTCTTTTTCTATCAGTTCCAACTTTTCATCGTGTGTTGCTTCTCTTACATCCTTATCTGTAATTGTATCCAGTAAACTAAATGAACAACTTCCATAATTACACGGATGAAACTTAAAATCATTTTCGTTTTTTACTACTGTTCCAATCTGATTTTTGTATACAACAATGTCTCCATATTTCATATAAATACCTCCAATTTTCTAATGAAACTATTATTTCTCGCTTTTATTTTAGCATGTAAAATGCATACTGTCGGTATTCATTTACCAATCTTCACCCCATAATTTCTTAGTCACATTAAAATCACTTGGCATTGTCCTACATTTTAAACATCCAAAATTCAACTTGTTAAATTCTTCCTCTGTAATTTCAGTGCCCATATCTCCTTCAACAGTCGTATCATAATCAAGTTTTCCCTGACATTCTGGACGAAAATACCATACTCTATAAAATTCTTTTCCAGTTTTTCTATTTTTTCCGCTAAACAAACAAGTAATTGTTCTTCCTGAACTAATTTCGGTTGTTACTATTTTCCCAAAATAAGGATTATACTGTCCATATGAATTGTATCCTCTCTTGATATTATTTTGTTTGTCACGTTCACTCATTTCCAATAACTGCTGCGTACCTCTTCCGTAAGAAGTGTTATACACTCTGCTACTATTCACTCCAACAGTTGAATACAACTTAACTCCATTTCTGTCCGTTGTTTCAACTCTCTTTACTCGCTCACCGTTGATATAATCATTGCACAATCTGTCCATATAATGCACATTTCCATCTTTATCAACTGTACGAGTTGTTTTCTTCATGTCATAATTATCATAAGCTGCCTTTGCAGCACTTCCTGCATAAATTCCTAAGAATGCTAATAGTCCTCCGAACATATTCATCAACCACCTTTCTTATATTATTTTCTCCATTTATCCATTTCGTCTACAGACTTCTTATTAAGATTGTTATACATATCTTGTCTCTTTTTTGCTTCATCTTCCTGACTAGCTTTCCAAGGAAGATATATACATAAATATCCTGCAATCAAACATCCAATTAACTGTGCCATAATAACTACCTCCGTTATCTTATTTCCGTTACCATATTACTACTTTTATTATATCACTACTATTTCATTATTAATAGTATCAAAAATCTCGTAGAAATTCTCTTCATAAATATTATCCAGTTTATCAGCTTCCTCATACTCATTAAGGGCATACATCGCAGCTTCCAACGAATCGAAACTATCTATGACATTTCCACCCTGTCCATCTCTGATTTCAAACATACAATCACCTCCATTATATTATTCTCCACTAAAAAACAGACAACCTTTCGATTGCCTGTTTCAAGTCACATATTCAATTTACAATTTTATATTAAAACTCTATAACTTTATTCTCTCTCCCATCTTGATATGTATCAGTATATTTATTTAGTACGTTAGCTAACTCTTCTAATGTTTCAGACTGCTCAATTTCTTTTTTGTATTCAGTAAATTCTTTACAAAATCCTTCATAATCATCACCTAAATACTCTTCCCTAGTACATGGAATATTATCTTTTGGCAAGTACCATTCCTTTGCCTCTTCTAATTTTGTAAAAACAACCTCTGTATCAACATTATTTCTTAATTTTTTTCATAATATTTGTACCTCCATTCTTTTTAATTATATCATATAAAAATATGCACTTCTGTTTTCTGATATATTATAAATCCATTATATCAATTCCAAACTCTGATTTCAATACATTCTCAAAGCCTGGATCGAATTCACAGTATCTCTTAATAAATTCATTGTTACTACATGGTGCAAACTCATTATGTACCAGTTCTCTTATGCCACCATCCATAAATATTGCAATTGCAGGCATCGCATATTTACTTATTTCCATTTCATCAACCTCCTTTACACGCATTGAGCAAATAATATACACATTTTCTTATGATCTGTGTATGTTATCTTTTTCTTAGTTGTCTTGTTATAAACAGTAATACTCAATTGCTTTGTGAGCAGATTCTGATTTAGCACTATCTGCTTTTCTTTGTTGTCTTTTAATAACATGTAGCTTTCCTCCTAAACCCAAGTACTACTGCATAAGCCGAGTTAAAAATCATATCAGACAACTCAATATTATGTACTGATTTGAAAACTTCTGTAAACGCTGTTTTCTCGTCCTTTCCATCTTCAATATTAAAGACTGCTGAAAGAAAAGCATCTTCTCTCTCATATTTGTCTGGATTTATTCTGTATCTCTTTAATAGCTCATTATATAGCTTACTGTAAAAATTATAATCTTTCATATTTTACCTCACTTTTTCCAAGAATTTTCCGTTTCTTCCTAATCGCTAATCGGTAGCCAATTTACAACCGCTGGCATTTGAATTAAGCTTTCTGTTTTCTGTATATCTTTTTGCATTTCTTTTATGTCTTCTGTAGTTGGTGGAATATTTTTAAAATTATATACCGCACTATATATTCCGTTTTCCGTATAAAATATTACTAAATGTTTCATACTTGTTTTCCTCACTTTCCGCAGTAAATCATCGTTTCATTTCTCTGCTAGGATGTCATTAATGTGTTTTGTATACGAAATAATCTCATCAATCTTATATTTAATTTTCTCTGTATGTGTTTCGCCATCCTCTATTTTGTCGATAAGCTTTCCAATATTACTTGCTGTTGTACGAATGCTCTGTTGGTAGAAGGATAAGCTTTCTACCTCGTCTGATGTTAAAGTATATAATTTCTGCATATATATTTCTCCAATCCTAAAATTATCATTTTATGTCCAAATTTGCTTTAATCATATCCATTGCATTATCTTTGATTTCATTACGCACCTTTTGTAATTTATCCCATGTCACATCTTCCTTCATACCACAATCACCCCAATTACAGTACATGTATTCTGTGACTGTATCAATAATGTTCATAATTGCTTCGTCACTTGCTACAACCCCAATCTTTTTCATAGGTTCATTTAGTGACATCTTATAAATCTTATTATCCTGTATATGGTAAAGTCCGTTATTCATAATATTCTCCATTCTTCTAAATTTTACTTAATTGTGATATTACTCCTTTCGATTCACTCGTTTCAAAATAATTTCTGTATCGGTATAGGCAGTACAATATGCAATGTTATTGTTTTCATCATAATAATTTACATAATACGTATCATCGTCAAATGTTCTATTGACTCCAATAAAACCACCTCTTCTTTTGCCGTTTAAATAAACATCATACTTTACTTCTTTTAATGTATCTGCCCAATAATCTTGAGGATTTTTCACTCTCCATATAAAATCATGTGGTGTTGTTCTTAATTCATCCATTATTTTGCCTCCAATTCTTACCTTAAAACTCTTGATTCATAGTGACGTATATTCCGTCATTTCTGAATCTCCACGTTCTATTGTAATTCCTGTCCTATAATATTTTTTATTTGTTGTCTTACTCCATTCAACGATTTCATTCTGCATTCCGTCAACGAAGTTAAATCCACGATTAACGAGGGCAATAATCAAATTCTCTATATTGTCTGCAATACAAATTTGATTTCCATAACCATTCCTTGTGGAAAAATCTGCTGTAAATTTCATACTTATACCTCCATTCTATCCCATACATCCTAATTCAAGAACATCAGGATTATCAGCAAACCAATGATTATCAATATTTTCAATTTCAATCATATCTTTGGTTATCACTGACTCGTATCCTCCATGCTCTGTATATGCTTTTAATACTTTCTGTTTGGCTTCCTCTTCTGTATCAGCTTTTACAATTCCATAAGTGTCATCGTCAAATGTGTATATCCAAAACTTCATAGATCATCACTCCTTATCATCTTCCCAATAAGCATTTACATCATCTTTGTTATCCTTGTCATCATCCCAACAATTAAATCCACATTTTACTTTTGCTTTACAATCCCATTTCTTATCACAATAATAACAACATCTATCATCTTTGTAACTGCAATCGTCTGTTTCAGGCTTTACATAATTTCCACATTTGTACATATATCATCACTCCATTTCTAACTCTCTTCTAATTACAGTATCAACAAACCATTCAACTTCTTCTGGAATTTCCTTTTCGCACTCATATAATTTGTTATGAAATTTTCCATCATTATATGTTTTAATCACAAATGATTCTTGATTATATATCAACCAATACTCATTATCTCCTGTTTGTCTAAAGTGAATATCAATATCTTGCATAATTATCACCTCTCTCCAATCTCAAATAATTCATTACCTGAAAAATCAGTCATATCTTGTAATACTGCATGAGCAAATTCTTTTGCGTATTCTGACCATATTTTATCTTGCAATTCTTCTACACTTAATCTTTCAAGCTCATAATCCTTAACGAATTTCCGAACTATATTTTTCATTCTGTATTCATAATCTTCTTCTATTATTGGAATATGCATATCTTATACCTCCAATCTTATAATTTTATCTTTCCATAATCAGGAATCATCTGAATAAATTCATCTGCATTTGTAAACTGTTTATTGATTTCAATCCAATATTGTTCGTTATTTGTATCTGTACAACAAGCTTCTAATTTAAAATCATGCTGTGCGTAAATCGTTAAACATAATTCCGCTTTCTGAATAGATACACCCTCTGGAACTTCTTCAACAGTTGCATATTCTTCTAAAAAGTCATCAATTTCGCTTTCTTTTAAATCATAATTGTAAAATGCCTGTAATGGTTTGTCTGTATCATCTAACTCATTAAATGTAATTTTTGTATAATCTAACATATTAAGCAATCCTTTCTACACTACAGAAGAAATCATCTTCTGTAAAACTATATCCATCATAGTGTTCATAAATAAATTCATCACTAACATATTCATCAATACTTGCAATCATTTCATATGATGGTTCATTGATATTAACTCCCATCACTTCTGCAAAAGTGCCTTCATTTACAAGTTCTGAATAATATGCCTGTTTCAATTCGTGTAACTGATCTCTATTTAATTCTCTCGCTGTCATAATTTATCACTCCTTATGCAACTTTTGTTATTTCCATGTAGCAACCATTCATAGCTTTATCATACTGTCTAATATCATAGAGCCAACTAAACGGAACTTTAACAGTTCCTTCTTTTTTCAATTTTTCCATTACTTCCCCAATAGAAAAATAGCCCTGCATCCAACCATAGCCTGATAAATACTGTTGTCTATCCAAATTACACAGTCTGTCATGATATTTGATTGTATTTTTCTTTAGAAATTTAATATATCTATCAGATAATCCATAATTTTCTTCTGGGTTGTCATCACTGTATTCCGACATAACAAATGAATTTCCGTGGAATAATTCAAGCTGCCACATTACTTCTCTCATATTATAAAGAGTTCTCGTTATTCCGTTTATTGCAATCATATAATCATTTCGTGTGCCAGGTTCCCAATTCTTTTTACTACATCTTCCGCATTTATATGTATCTGTATTAATTATCATTTTATATCTCGCCATACAATCAACCATCCTTTCTATAATTCAAATTCCACGATTCTTCCAGAACTTAACACTACATATTCATCTCCATTTTCTGCAATATGATTTCCAAGCTCTGTATAATCAAGAACCGCCTCAATATGATGATCTAATTCTCCAATTACGTTATCAATATAATTACTTGCCAAGTCATAAGCGGAATCAAATATTGCTACAATATGTAAATCATCTTCTGTTACATTGTCGTTAAAATTTCCAAGAAGTTCATCAACTTCCCTTTCCCATATATCCTGATCTAATAAGTATTCTCTTAATTCTTCCATGATTTTATCCTCCAATCTTAAAATGAAATTGCTATTTACGGTGTTTCTTCAATATTCTTTTCCAACATAAATACAAGTCCATCCTTATATGTAATTCTGAACTTATATGTTTCTTCAAGCCAATCGTTAAAACCATCATCAAAATATGTTTTTTCTGTTCCTCTTCTTGGCTTAATATTATCTAATAATTCGATAAAACAACCTGCAATCCCAAATACAGACTCTGCAATTACTATTGGATTTTCCATAAATGCAAGTGTTGATGGAACTGCTATGAATCTGCACCTATTGATATTCGGGTTACTACTTTCTGTTCTTTCAACTACAATAGCTGCTTGATTGCAATTACTATTCATAAACATATTATAAAATCTATTTGCATTTTCTTTTCGTTCTTTTTTGGTTGTTCTTTTCATTTTTATCACTCCCTTATCATCATGTTTCTAAAGTATGCAAATACCATTATCATCGCTTTATATTTCCGTGGATGTTTCATAATATCCTCAATTTCTTTCTCAAGACCTGCTGTATCTATGTCTAATTCGCTTTTTGTGAGAAAGAATCCGTTTAATCCACGAATTTCCTCATTGCTATAAGTTTCCATAATTTCTCTTCTTATCATTTTTGCTGTGTCTATTACAGCTTGCTCTAATAATTTTTGATTTACCATATAATCACTCTCCAATCTCTTCTGCAATTTCTTTTCGTGTTCCTCTAATAGAGCAACCTTCTGTATCATGTTTGTTTAGAATGTTCCAAATTGCATTTTCTTCAGCTTCGGTAAGACTAAATCCTTCCCAATAACCGAAATCATTATCTTCATGTTCTATTACAATTCCTGCGATTCTATTCATATTAAGCTACCTCCTTTAATATCTGTGCAACCTCATCATTTGTAAGTTCTCTGATGACTTTCATTTTCTGCGCCAATATCCAACTGCCGCCTTGTGATTCAGGACGATTGTAACTATCCCAATCTTCTACTTCACATTCAACCCATACTCTCTGTTCTCCGTTTGCAAGCCGCATTGAAAGATGTGGCGCTAATGGTTTAAAACAACAATGCCAACCGCATCGAACTGCAAATCCCTTTGTTGGATAACACTCAGCTTGTATCCATTCATTGAATGGGGTTGCATATGTTTTGTGAATGAACAGCGGATATAATTTTCCGTCAGATAACTTTCGTAATAGTTTATATGCTCTCATGTATTATTCTCCTTTCCATAATAAAAGAGAGTAGATTTCTCTACTCTCAAGAAACAGTTCTTTCCTTTGGTTTTATGCTACTGCCTCAACGCTGTCATACAATGTTTCGCTTACACCAAAATCGAGTGCTATTTCCTTAATCAACTCATCTCCCCACTTATCATTGAAGAATCCCCAACAACTGTCTTTTTCTTCCCAGTCATCATCTTCTGTATCATATTCTTCCGTGATGACTCCATATACTTCACCAGTTAAATACATGTCATATTCTTCAACTTCGCCTTGCATCCACTGGTATGCAGCCTTCTTCCAATTTTTATCTGTGGTTTTTACGTAATTCCCTTTTTCATTCCTAATTTTTCCACCGCAATCAATAATTGTTTTCTTGTCAGTGTAAATATATCCAACCTGTCCAGAGTCCCATCTGTCACCAAAACTTCCAGTGCTCATTGTGATTCCGCTATGGTCATACAGATAAAGTGGAAGATATACAATGTTTGCGTGTTTCTCTAACAAATACCATTTATCTTTCTGTGGTAAAGCTTCAATCATATCATCGACTAACCAATCAAGCGATTCATATTCTTCTATTACATCAAATTTTGCTTCTCTGCTTGTGCCAAGTGGAAACCAATAATATGTTCCCCATAACTGCCACATCTGTTCATGTCTGTCATATCTCAACTCAAGTCCATTAGATGCTTTCTTTGCCTTGATATAATTAATGATTGATTTATCTTCTACATTTTCCCTTATGAGATTATTTAAAAAGTCCTCATTATCGTTGTAATCATTATCCTTATAATCTCCCAGTCTATAATCTCTATGCCAACACATCATTTTGCCTATTTGACCATCCCAATCATACCGTGGATCGAGTGGTTCATTATCCTGTTCAATATGTAGTCTCATAAGCTTTCCGTTATCTTTATAGTATCTGTATTCTTTATCTATCATATCAATCAACCTCCGTTCTATATTTCATAATCTCTTACTGGTTCTGTATAACCACTATCCAATTTAATTTCCGTTGTTTCATAATCATCATAAACACTCTTTTGTGTTCCTCTTGTATGAATAATCTTTGCAAGCTGCATAATTACATATCTGCGTTCACAACCATGTTCATCATAAATTTTATGTTGATAATATAATGCTCTACCATTGCAAACTGTAAAATTATCAAACTCTTTTCCATAGAACTGTTCACAATCACTAGCATGTAAATTCCGTAATGCGTGTTCTCTAATGTACTGTTTCTCTTCATCTGTTAATTTATCTGTGTTATCTAATAATGAGAAATCAAACAGAATATTTCTCTTACCAGTCTCAAATGAATCAACATATTCCAGGCTATTTTCTTTTGCTGTCTTTTTAGCTGTCTTGTACAATTTATATTCTTTAATTTTCATTTTCGTTTACCTCCGCTTTATATTTCTCAAACACTTCTTCGCATCTCGCTTTGTCGCTGCTCCAAAATACTAAATGCCAGGAATAAACCCATTCTCCATTTTCAAAATATTTATATTTCTCTTGGATTTCCCATCGCTTATTCCAATGACTTCCAATTCCTTCAACCATTCTGTATTTCCGTAACCGCACCATTTCATTCACTCCTTCCATTACAAAAGGCAGACACATTTGTTTGCGTCTGCCTTTATTTATTCTCTGTTTCTAATCAATCTCATCACACTCTAAACTATCAACATCCCAATCAAGTTCATCAATCGGCTTATCCCACAATCCATTATCATCCGCAATATAGTTCATAATCTTTGCAAAACTACTTGCTTTTACCTTTTCCATTTCCTCTGTAAATTTATAAGTCGGCTGCATAGCATCGTCTGTTTCATAGATGTACATATCAATTGTGTTGTCACTATTTACGAATGCCTTGATAAAGCCCATCTCATTTTTATGGAAAATGAGAAACTCACATAACCTGTTATTACAATTCCAATCAAAAGGTGTGCTGTCATTGCCATTCATATAATGAATAGCTCCGTTAGTATCAAGCATTTCATCTGTTACATTAGGACACATATTTCGTGCAACCTTAAAAATTCTTTCAATTTCTCTTTTAAATTCATATCCATTCATATTATTTTTCTTCCTTTGGTGTAATAAGCTTTGTGATCTTCTCTCTGAAAAATTCACAATATCCGTTAATACTTCCGTCATTATAAACCCAGAACCAATCATCATCATAATTCCAGAAAATTATTACTTCGTGACCTGCTGTGACACCATCAAATACATGTTTATCTCTCGTTCCATCTTTTGATTTAAAACAATCATTTATCGTATCATCACTTGCTCCATTTTTCTTTAAAACAAGGTATAAATATCTTTTAAGGTTTTCCAAATCTCTTTCTGTTTGTATATCAAAAATTTCAACTTTCTCATCATAGCTACAATCATCGTTTATGTCGCAATGTGATAAATAGTTTTTGTTACCCATTCTCTTTAATTGTTTACTTAACGCAAACAGTGCTGATTCCTCATACTTTTTGCACTCCTCTTCGCTTCTAAATACAGTTCCATCATCTGCAATGTATTCTATTCTTACAAGTTTCTCGATTGTTTCTGTTTTTCTTACTTCTTTTATCTTCATTTTTTATTTTTAGTCTCCTTTTCTCTTATACTATATATTGTGGTTGCTCGTTTTATACGTCACTACATCTTGTAATTTTTTACCAGGAAATTACAATTTCCTGTTAATCTTCCAAAGTCCAATTGCCAACTTTATTTCCATTGATATCCATTATGTAACCAGCTTGATATCCATATTCGAGTTTTTCTTTAATCTCTTTTAAATTTCGTCTTAACTCATATGCACTTCTGTCAAGCTCACCATCTTCATCTCTATAAGCTGCGCCACCTGTTTCAATTTCAATTTTCAGCATATCAATATTCCTCCTCATAGAATTTAATTGTTCTTTCCTTTTCAGCTTCATATTTCGTTTTATCAGTAAACAACGTGAGATAAATATCTCCCTCTGTATATGTGAATATTGCCATCTGTTCATCTGAATAAGCATAGGCACTATAACCATCTACCTGCACTAAATCGAATTTACATTTCTTTGCAAATGCATAACTTAAATCAGACATCCAATGTCCACCCAACATATAGTTTCCGTTTTTATCTTCTGTCTCTTCCATAAAGTTTACATTTGCAATTCGCTTTGTATCTTCATTTAATGAATATACTGATAAATCTAAGTCTGCAATTTCATACTCACTTTCTACTTTCTTTACTCCAAGCTTATCAATTAATTCAAAATATTCATTTCTCGAAACATATTTCATATCAATCACGCTCCTTCCTAAATCAACAACATTCTCTTATACTCTGGATTCTTTTTATGTCTATCTCCAACTTTAACGAAAATCGACTTTCCATTGTCAATAGTCACAGCTCCCCAAGGATCTGTCATAAGTGGATTTTTCTTCCAACCTTCAGGTATTTTAGATACAACTTCCATACCTCTTTCTTTTGCAACTTCCATTACATGTTCAAGTTTCTTTTCCGTTGCACTCTTACCTGTGGCAGATTTAAATAATCTGATGCAAGCTTCAATGATTTTCTTTCTGTTTTCTTCTGTATCTTCAAGCAACCAATCAAAGTTAATCACATTTCGTTTCCCATCAAATTTTTCTGTCACATTATATCCACCATAACAACCATTTTCTGAATCATGTACATAAGTATGGCAACCAATATAGGTTTCCATTACTTTATCAGTCCAACCATTTTTATACCACGCATAAGGTAATGAATTTTTTCCACCTGGATTTTCACAATGCACAATTTCAATTACCATTGTTTCCTGCTTTGCATTCTTACCAATTACATGTACCCATGTACTACCAAAATCTCTTTTTTCTATTTCATACTTCATCATACTAATCAACCTGCCTTTCTAATCATCAATTAAATGCTCAATGTGTGCTTTTTCGCTCAAACAAACTGGCGTATCAAGTGTTCCCATAGAATAATCATAATCATACCACTCACTCATTGACGGATTAGGATCATTCCAAATTGCATTACATAAATGACTTGCAATACAAAAGTTGTCTTCATCAATTTTTTCTTTAATAAATTCCTTTAAACTGTCAAGTGTTGTAATCTCATCCAATTCTTCATTAAGCTGACTCATTACATCTTCAAATGATTTCTCTTCAAATTCTGTTCTTGTCATACAATCATCTCCTTATCTCACATATGGAATATCTTTTCCATGCATATAATTTTCACCTCTAAAACAATCACCACAGTATTCCCAAATTCCATCATTCACCTTTTTGAATGTGGAATATGTTGTTCTGCCTTCTCCGTTTTCATCAATTCTGCTTGAACATGGTTCACCAATCTGTGAACAATCGCTTCTCATACAAACTGGTGGTAATAAATCCATAAAGAAATCAACCATATCTTCTGTGAAATACTCACCAACTTCATGTGCATCAAGTCCAAAATAGTGTTCTTTATCTACAACTTCCTTTCCCTTGTACATTTTCGGTTCGCTTAATGGAACACCGTCATATTCGACTTCTTCAATCACTAAATCTTCATTGAACCATGTATATGATTCATAATGCTTTTTATAAACTTCTGCTGCTTTGCGTGTTGGGAAGATTTGTGGATTACCTGCTGATAATCTATATTCTCCGTTGTAATACACAACTTCATATCCCTTAAGTCCTTTTGTCCATCCTGGAATATCAGTTTCGATCACATATCCGTTATCAACTGACCATTCAACTGCTTCATAATCATATTCGTCTACAGGTTCACCAACTGTTTTATACTTGTAACTTGCACATTCTTCTTTGCCTTTTTCTGTAAGTACAAAATGCTTTCCCTTGTCTGCTTTGTACCAATTGTTCCGTAATTTCATAATTCGTTTCCTCCTTGTAATAAAATAGGCAGCTAGGTATTTATTCTCCTAACTGCCTTTGCGTTTGCGTTATTCTGTTTAGTTGCTAAACATTACAGATACTCTGCAAAAATCTGAAGGTTAAATTTGTTACTCAACTCTTCAATAGTCATATCTTTAAGTTTCTTTGCAAGTGATAATTCGTTTGCATTATAACTCCATTCCATTGCACATCCGTTTGGTGTTGCAGGAAATTTCACTTCTACACAAATTTCATTTGTATATTCTGTAACTTCTGTTACTGTACCAAAGAAACTTTTATGTGTTCTTTCTCCATATTCCTTTTCATATTCTGTATCTGGGTTAGATACATACACTAAATCACCAACTTTAAACATCTTAATCACCTCATTTCTTTCCATAGTTTACACTCATTGGATGCCAACTCATATCAAATCCGAAATCATATTCCAGACATTCAACAATTTCATCCTCATTGAATGAAAGGGCTTTCATTTCTCTTATAATTATCTCCTCGAAATCATCTTCGTCCTCAACTATTCCCATGAGATAATTAATAAGATATTTAAGCTTCTTACCATGCTTTCTGTAATCTGCTAACTGTTTCCGTGTATTTTCCGTTATCATTTTCCTTCACCTGCTTCCTAAGAAATCTTAGTTTCATTCGGCTAATACGCTAATACAGATGTATAATAATCTAACTCAGCTTCATCTAATCCATGTTCTTCAGCAGATTCAACGTCTTTCAGTATATTAAAAATCATATCTATTGTCATATCTAATGTATATGATTCCCAATATTCTTCTTTTGTTAAATCATCATCTTCTGAACCGAGAAAATAAAATGCGTTATCACCAATTCTGCAACAAATGCCAATACATCCTGCATATTCTTCTTCGATTGAAACAGTTCCAGATTCAAAACCATTTCTAATCATTTCTCTTGTAATCATGTCCTATCCTCCAATCTTTTAAATAAATGCGAATTTCAAATACTCATTGTTCCATCCAAATAATCATTTACACCTTCAAAATAATCTTCGTTTGACTGTTCCTGATGAGCAAATCCCTGTTCGCACTGTTCCTCATAAGCTGCCTTTTGTGTCTCTTCATAAATAATTTCATCAATTCTGTTCATTTCTCTTGTCTCCAATTCTAATGAGATACACATATTTAGTGCCAACTTTCGCAAGTAGAATTTCTATCAACTAATCCTTCTACTTCTGTACAATATCCTTCATAAGTTGTACAAGGATTGTACGCACTGCATCCGTCACAACGCTTGCACTTTCGCTTTGAACTGCTTACAATATGATACATATTCGGTTCTACATATTTCTCTTTAATGTCTTCCCATTGTTTTTGAGTTACTTTTAAATAAGCATTTACAATCATTTTCTCTTACCTCCATTTTAAAGAAACACACAAATTTCTTTATTCTGTATCGCATAATGTATATCCCATTCCTGCTAACACATCTGGTGCATTATTATAATTGATTTCCTCAAAATCTTCTTCCATCCATGATAAAGTTCCCTTACAATCACATTCAGGACAAGTGTCTTCTCCGTGATTTATCAGCATTGCTCTTCCACAGTTATTACATGCTACAAAATCACAACATTCGCTTTTGTTTTCATTTGTAACTCTGTCTAATACAATATTTTCATCCATTTTTAATCACCATTCATCTTTCTTAAAATCCATAAGAAGCTCGCATTTTTATTTATCTTATCTAAACACATCAATACAAGATAATGGTACACTTAATTCACTTGCTAATTTTTTTCGTGCATTAAATTCGTTTTCAGCTTCTACTTCATAGCTTTTCATTGTTACTGTACAAAATAATTTCCATTTCATCATAATTACCTTCCTTTCTAAAGAAACACGCATTTACTCAGTTACTCCCAGCTCTACCATACAGATATAAAAATATCCATCTCCGTTTCTCTCTTTAAAACATAATGAATCTTCATAACTTTCATCTTTTACATAGCGAAAATCATTATCATCAATATATTCTTCTTTTCGCTTTTTCATATCTACAAGAGCTTTCTCTTTATTTGTGAATAATTTCATATCACATCCTTCTACACAATCAACATCTCCGTCCATATTGTAATTCTTTTCATATACTAAAAACATATAATCACCTCTACCTTTCCGAAGAAACCATTTACTACCAACTAATCTCACAAGTTTCTTTATTAAAGAAATAAGCGTGATCGCTTAATATTTCTTCGGGTTCAACTTGTGTTTCATTTACCTCACGAACCATATTTGAATACATTTCCATATCTGGGTTATTGTCGATATGAATAATACATTCATGAATACTTGATGGAAGAATTACAAGGTTACTATTATATTTCCTTGCAATATTGCTTAACAACTCTTTATTACAAATTGCAACTGCTCCATTTACCTTTTCCTTATTTGTAACAATAATCATTTTTGCTTCATCCATATCGAAAAGTTCGTCACAACCTATCATATTGGCAAGCATTTTTGCCATATCTTCAACAAGAATATTTTCTTTTGCATTTAACAATGCTCTTGCAAAAATCTCATCTTCGCTTACTTCTTTAAACATTCCTGGCTTTACCTTGTATGTAGCATCTTCTGCGACTTTTACCCTAACATACATTTCCATATCAAGATAATCCCTCTTTAAAATATTTTCATTCGTCTTTCTCTGTAAACAAAGTTGCAAGTTATTCTTTGCATAATCCCACTTTACGATCTTATCCGTATTTATATCCATTTTTGGAATGTTTTCATAAATATTAATAATTTCACTTACACACTCATCTACTGTATAATTTAAGTCGGGATAAATAGTAGGTCTTATTGTACCTTCACCTATAATTATTCCGACTTTTTCAATTCCATTTTTTACCACTGTTGTACTTTCTGCCTTGTATCCTCTGTTATTTAACTCTGCAATAATTTTATTCATCATAATTTTTTACCTGCCTTTCTTCTAATGAAATATCCATTTACTCTTTACTCTAAATCCAAATCATCTTCATCACAAACAGATCCGCACTGTCCATCTGATGTAAGAATTAAGGCTCTATAATCATTTCCTCTAAATGATGCTATGCCTTTACCTTCTTCAATATATCCAATGTATTCTCCATACATATCACCTGATGGTTGAAATACAATTTTCATATCTTCATCATAGTCATCCAACATTCTTTTTAATTCACCAACTGTCATATTTAATCACTCACTTTCATTTTCAAACTCGTCAATAAACTTTTGTGTAAACCTACCTACTTTGTAAGTTCCATAGTTTACCTTTACCTCATCCGTAATTTCCAGATATCCGTTCTCAACCATTTCGGTAATCAGATTGGGAGAATCGGCACTCAGAAATGATTCTCCCTCATTAAGTGAATACTGTGGGATATTGATTGTAACGTCTCCATACAATTCGCCTTTTTCATCACCACTTGCAACAAACGCAAGAACTGCTTTTCTATGGAACATATCTGCGTATGTATCTACTACAAAAGATACTTCGCAATCATTTACTTTTATTGTTTTCATTTTCATCACTCCTTACTATTTGCGCCATCTGCAAATCCATCATCGTAACCCTTGTTATACATAGGATTCTCAAACTTTGTATTCGCTATTGGTGAATCTTCTTCAATGCCAAAGAAAGATTTCTCTTCCTCTGACATTTCACAGATTTCGTCAAAATATTCAAGAGCACTTTCTCTGTCGTCAGAGATAAGTCCATCTTTGAAGAGTATTGCAAGTTCTTCAAGTCTGCATCGTGGGATATATCCCTCTTCAGTTTTGTATCTAAAAGCATCAATCGCTTTTGCTAATGCTTCTGCTTTTGATATTGGTGAAAATTCACCAAAGTTGTAATAGACATATGTCCATGCCCATTCACCTTTTGCCTTGTCAAGCCTATTGACTACCGCATATTCATCCATCCGTGTTTTACGGAGAATTAATGCATAATCACCTTTTTCCATTATTACTTCATATTTCATTTTTATTACCTCCTACTACTAATTTTTGACAATAACTCTCTGCCACCCTTTAGCGAATGCCTTTTACATTCACCAAGCCATAGCATTCTATTTAACGACTCTGGAAGACTTATTACATCTCCCTTTTCATTCTCATATATGTAATGAGAACCTGATTTCCGTTTGATATGGTATCCGTTCATCTCCATTACTGGATTGACGACACGGATATCACTATGCCATCTTTTGCTCATTTGTTTTCTCTCCTTTTATTTATTTGACCGTATAGCCGTTATCTCAGCTATTATGTATTATTTATGCATATACCATAACTATGCACCTCCTTTGCATATAGTTATTCTCTTAAATTGCCTTCTTTCTTGTTGCTTTTTTCTTTGTTGCTGTAAATGGGCTTTCCATTTCGTAACGTACAATTTCTGACAGATAATCAAAAATCTGTGCCTGTGTTTTATCCATGATATTTTCAACAAAGTATTCAGTTCCATTACAATGTTTAATTAAGGCTTTCTCCATTTCGTCTGTTCTGCCTTCTGTGTATGCATATAATGCTTTTAAAGCACGAATAATTTTTGCAGTATATGCTTTTCCGTTGTAACTATCTGCATATCCATTCCATTTGAGTTTGGTAATAATATTAAGAATATGATCAAGCAATTCTGGATTCATACGAACTAATTCAATTCCATCTGTTATGGATGTGAGCGTTCCAACTTTGTTTGCCTTATTTCTATCTCCTTTGACCGACAGATTGTATTTTTTACAAATATCTCTAAGTGTAATATAATCCTCATCTCCACTTGTTATCTTTGCCTTATATGTATCTTTTGGTCTAATCTGTGTTCTGCCTTTTGTTTGATCCGTAAATATAGCGATTGCTTTCTTTAAATCGCATTCAATTACTTGTCCTACAATAAAATCTTTTCCTGATTTTACTGCTCCGTATGTTCTATGTTGCCCTTCAATAGCCCAAAGTAATCCCATAAAATGCCAATAAATAGGCAATCCCCACAAATCACTATCATAGTTATTTCCAATAGATAAAGCCTTTGGTACTCTGATTTCCCTTTGCCATTCTGGGTAATGGATGTATTTCGGATCAATACAAATCAAAACCTTATCACCAATCCGTGAATTTACCTTTGCGTTCTTTACAAGTTCCTTTATAAATATTTTCTCTGTCTTTTCGTCAATCCCTGCTGCCTTCCTGATTTCTGCTACTTCTTTCTCTGCTTCTTCTGGGAATAAAAATGTTCTTTTGCACATAACTTTTACCTTTTTAACCTTTCTTAAATTTAAATTTTTTTGTATAAAAATAACGGTTTGCCTTTTGACAAACCGTTTAGTTACTAAATACCCAATTCTTTTCGGATTTCGCTTGTCCAGTAGCGAACATCCTCAAGCTCTTCTCCATTTGCAATGTCTTCATCTAAATTAGTAAGCAAATACTTGATTGTATTATTTGGCTCACCTTTCTCTTTACTTGACTGAAACTCGCATAAATAATTATAAGCATTCTCAGCTATCTCGATTGGTGCGAAACCGCCTTTCCAATTCATATTAGCATAATCAGCTATGCGGTAGAAATCAGCATAATCTAACATATTAATCAACCTCTCTTCTGCCTGTAATAGTCAAAGTAAAATTCTGCCTTACCACTACTGTAATTTTTGTGTAGCCTTTTCTTTTTAATGAACGGATTGCCTTCCGCTCGTTGTACATTGGAACATTAAATAGTGTGTAACTCATGCTGCATCCTCCTTTAATAATACATATTCAAGATAATCAGTTTCCGTTGCGAATAACTGATATCTGCTTTCGCTTTTCAGCCATCCCATATAGCCGTTGGGTACGGTGTATCCTTTAATCATTGTTTGCCTCCTTTACAGTAATGCGGATAATATTTCCGCAAAGCTCTTGTGATTTTTGTTTTGCCTTTTATTTCTCTTTGCATAAAGCTCCTCTGCATAACGCATATTCTCATATGCGATCTCTGCTTCAGGGCGAGCATCTATAATTTCCATTCCGTTGTACGCTCTGTATACTATTGCCTTTTGCATTTTACAGTTCCTCCTCTCTTGCGGTGCGCAAAATCCGTGTTACCTCATTTTCGGATGTTGCATTTTTGATTTTATTAATTACGTTTTCGCTATAGCAAAGCTGCTTAGCAATGCGAATAGCGTTGTACTTTATTGCGCCCATTTATTTATTCTCCCTTCTGTACGTAATCGAACCTTTCGATTACATCATCTGTATAGTTTGTATCTGGATTGTAAATTAGATACGTTACTATTGTGTCTCCCTTAGTGCAGTCAACACTTTCGTATGAGATATAGCTTCCGTCCTCAAGACTTCCGTTTTTCTCATCGTCTGTGACTGTTCCAATGCATTTTTCTATGATTAGTTTGCCTTGTCTATTGGCAAGAATATCTTCTGTAAGTTCAGAAGAATCATAGAATTGACAAATATTATCCGTTTCTGTTTCGCTTGGGATCACGTTTACATTTGGCTCAAAATTGTAACTGTCAGTTGATGTACTGATAGTCAACTTATTTTCGCTTGCATAGTAATCAATTGATTGAATATCATTGACTGCTAAGTATTGTTTTGCGTTTGGTTTTGGCTCAACTGTCTTCTGTATAGACATTGTTTTGCCTATTAAAAAAGCACTCATTACGAGTGCGGTTGTTGTTAGTATGTATGCAATTTTGTGTTTCATGGTTCGTTTATCTCCTTAATTTTGGGTATAAAAATAGCACCCTTTGCGCTTTACGTTTGGGTGCTTGATTGGTGCGTTGGTTATATTTGACGCAGTTACATTGTTTTTAGTTTCGCTTGAAGTTCTGCTATTTGAGCCTGGACTTCTTGCTTTGCCTGCTGCTTCTCTATATAATTACTATCTGGGATGAATTCCATTATCTCATCAGGCATACATTGAAAATAATCGCAAATACGACAAATAATTTCTAATGTTACAGATTCATTATTAATTAATTTTTGCATAGTACCACCACCAATATTGGCAGCTATTTTAAATTCTTTTTGTGTTAAATTATTTTCTTTTAGCTTATTAAAAAGCCTAGTATATTCAATACGCATTTTCTTATATGCCTCCATCAGTTATTCACCTCCTATAATAGCATATAATTTCGCTTTTGTAAAAGGGCAAAGTTGTCCCTTGCCCTTAATTTCCGTAGACTATTTAACCCCAAAACTTTTTAATGTCTGAGGTTCAAGAGTGGCAACCATATAATAAAACAATGCATTCAGATATAATTCATCATCTTTTGCTATATGTTCCCAATTTTCCCTTGTTTCTTCTGCGGTTGCTTTCAGACCACCGCCATATTTTTGCCAAATAGTATCTCTGCTACCTACAGACATATCACGCAAATGGTTATCCATTTGACGCAAAGACTCCATCCGTTGAGCGGTGTTCCAATCGTTAATTTTGAGCATAGTAATGCCCTCCTTTTGTTTTTTAGGCACACTGTACCTATCTACAATGTTACCATAAAATCAGCCTCCTTTTCAATTTCCGTTTCGCTACTGCTCATCGGTTACGGACTCACACCGTAAGACGGAAGGCAGAACTTAATCTGCCTTTATATAATTATCCAAAACATAATGTTATTTTGCGTTCTGTATAAGTACGCAACTCATTATTCCAGACTGTGCCTTCTGTATGCGAATATGTGCATGGCAAACCCTCATATTTTAAATCCGCAAGACATATATCTTTTAATTTTTTATTAGGCAATTCTATTCCTAGATCTGCCTTTATAAGTTGAGATATTATATCTTTTGCCTTATAGTTACCTTCTGCATCTGAATGAATTGTTGTTTGCATATTAAGCATGATTATACCTCCTGCAAATCTAATTTAATCATGTCTATAACTACAGTTCCCTTATATTTCAAAGGTTCATTATAAAAGGCATTCCAACCCTCTTTGATTTTTTCAAGCTGTTTTTGAGACAGCCACATGTCAAGCATGTTTTCTATTAAAGCCTGATTATTCATGACGTAAGTCCTCCTTAATCTCTGAAACACTCTTCAAAGTCGCAAAGTGCCATTTCCCTATAAATTCCAGACGCACCGCCAAAAGTTCGTGCATATAAAAGCGCAAACTTATTTCGTGCATACTCTTTTGAAAATACGCCTATATTATAGGCAAGTCGAATAGAATATAATTCTTGTGAAAACTTGTCTTTCATCATACTATTTCCCCTTAATCTCTAATATTTGAGGCAGTCCAGCCAGCGTTGCCTTTTCCGTACCAATGAGCCTCTTCAGTTACCTCGTTCCACTCAAGCGGATTATTAATCTGATGTGTGTTAATCCGTGAGCCAGTTCCTTTTTTATGCAAAGCATATGTTTTCATCATGCTTTTACAACTATCAAAGGACAGATTTTCCCTTTGAACCGTAGGAATATAGCCTAACTTTTCACACGCAGACTTTACCCACTTATAAATCGGATGGTCTGCATTTACAAGCACATCTTGCCAATATCCGCAGAAAATATGGACTGGCAATTTACCATTGAAAAGCGCAAAATCATCGCATACCCAGAAAACACGCTTTTCGTTTTCGTTGGTGTATCTACCGTAGATTGCACCTGGTAACACCTTAAAATCGCAAGGCAGATTTGTAACAGTTCCCTTACATAAACGCACATAAAATTTTGGTGCGTGTACGTGGTTATTTTTTGGCATGGTTTCACCCCCTAAAATTAGGCGCACTTGTAGTGCGATTTTTGAAATAGGCAGGCAGGGAATCGAACCCTGCTCACCTAGCACTTGCGTACTACTACCTAGATTATTTTGCAGCCTTTTTGTCCTCAGACTTTACTTCAGGCTTGATAACCTCATGGTATTTCTCATTCGCAAGGACAACCGAACACAAGTCGGTAATACTTGCTACTTGCTGAGCTTTAGTCAGATTAAGGTTGTAGTTATACGGCTCATAATTCACCGTTTTATTACCTAAATCATCCTTGCCAGTCTTAATCTTTCTACTAGCGTTACCGCCAAAAGAAGCGACAAAATGATGTAATAACCACTCATCAATAAATGAACGCTTGCAAGTAACTGGATAGAAATACTTACAATCCTCATTGTTAAAAATCTCAACAATCAACGGACGGAGATACTCTTTGAATTGTTTAAGCCCTGAACCTTTTGTGTAAAATGTTTTGATAGCATCAGCAATTTTCTTTGCTCTTTCATCTGAAAGAAAATCAGAATTAAAAGCTGTAATATCAATAGATTTATAAATCTGGTGCGCTAATAAATTGATGTGAACACGGTCTGTCAGTGGTAAAGCGGTCACTGTATCGAGTGACATGCAAGCCTCTACCTCTTTGCGAAGTTCTACGACATTATTCCGCTTAGAGATAAAGTCCCCTGCATCTACTCCGAGCTTCTCAACGACAACCCCAACCTCAGCGGTTAAAGCATCCACACCAAGAGCTACTCTTTCAAACTTCTCGCGCAAGTCTGTAAAAGCCTTCTCAGCCTTTGCAAGCTCAGCATGACGGACAACGGTCTTGACTGCATCCATAACTAAGAAGTTATCCTTTTTGCAAGCATCGAGATTAGTTGCGTCAGTTTTGATGTCGAATAATTCAGATTTTAACATAAATAGTCCTTCCATCCTAGTTTTAACGTGGGGACATCCACGAAAAAAAATAAATAAGTTTCAATGTTTTTTTTACTGGAATAATTCCAGCGACTGCGCTATAATGGAATTGAACCACTACAAAAGATTTTATAAAAATCCAATGGTGCCAACTAGCGCACTATTCACCGACTAAGGTTACTTATATTTTTTTAAACCGATTGAACTAAAACAAGTTTTCGGAGATTTTAAAACTTGAGTTTTTCGCACTAGCTCATACGGATATAAGCTATTTTGTAAACCAGTATAAAACCAAAATCTAACAATTAAATGTTTTTTACTGGCTTGTATGTAAAATCTGTACGAATACAGATTATAGAAAAGTTGTGCTATGTATTGGTACTTGCTAACGGATATATGCTGTATATACATTAGCTTGCGCCCCGTCAAATATGTTTAGGTAAAATTAGTTCATGCCCCTGAACTTGCTAACTACATCTCATGCAATAGCTGTCTGTAATGTTATTATATAGGTTTACCAAGGTTTACACCTACAATTCTATTAGTACCATTCTACCATTCTACGGTGGTACTAAGACAGTTAAGTTCGCTGTCGTGGCTTTAGTCTATATAACCGTTTTGACATACGTTTTAAATACGTCTATTCCGTCATCTGCTGTGCGGTGCTTCGCTCGTGTGGTCTATGACCTTTTTATTATAGCTGAGCAAATAGCTATCTTGCTATCATGTAGCAAGTGGTACTTTATTAACTTGTCAATCACTACTGAATGAAGTAGTAATTAGGTTTCCGACACCCTTAACGTATGGACTTATAAAAAGGGTTTTGCCCCTTGCCCTTTCGGACAAGTCAATAATAATACAAATTTTGGGATTTTGCAATACATTTTTTAGGATTTTTATTATTTTGTTAAAATTGTATAATTTTAGTATAGTTTTGGTGTGGGTTATTGTGAATTATTCACAATTTGTTGATAACTATGTGGATAAGTTTTAATTGATTGTTGATAACTTATAAAAATGTGGATAAACTAACGATAACAAAACTATATCAGATAATAATATCAATACTATATAACATAGTTTTTAAAACTACATATAATGGTTTTTATAGTTCTAAAAAGAATGTATAATATATATCTATTATCCATTGTTTTGCCTAATTGGGGGTAGTTAAAACTAATTAATAAGGCTGGAAATGCAGCAAGCCCTATAGCTGATTCATCCACACACCAACTCAAAAATCCATCCTTCCCCAATCCTCAAAAATCCCAACAAAATCAAGCAAAATCCCAAATTCTCTCCTCCAAACCACTTATCGTACCCCATATCGTCAAAACCCACTAAAATCAAGCATTTTCCTTGCTTTACAACCCAAAAATCAAACCTTCCTCTCACCAAAAATTCATCCATAAATCCAAAATCTTCCTTATTTATAGGTACTTTTAACGATAACGTTTTTCACCTCAAAATCGCCCAAATCATCTCTCACCACACTCCTCACATAGGGGGGTACTCAAAAAACTACACACAAAATCACTCCAATAAGAGAATAACTATATAACCAATACAAAAATAATTATTCAACTTAAAGGAGAAAACATGAATACATATCTAATACCAACAACAGCAGCTTATTGCTATGAACCTTATGATCATATCTATCTCGCATATGCCAACACTCCACTAGAAGCATATAGAAAAGCACAAACAGAATTACAAGGTGAATACATACCACAAAAATTACAAAAATATGAATCATACTCATTTGAATTATATAAGCCAAATGACACTGCTACTTTCCCATTTCCAGAATCTCAAAAATATGATATACTTACAGAAGCGTTTAAGAATACAAAAGGAGCTGAGAATATGGGACATTTTAATGTAAATTGGAATGAATATACTGAAGTTTTATCTAAAAAAGCAGATAAAGAAATTTGGTCAAATCCGACTTATCCTAATAATGGTATATTAACTAATTATCTAGTTCATACCTATAAACGTCTTAGAACAGAAAGACAAATTATAAGAAAAGATAATTATGCTTTATTTAATACAGGACTCTTTACCAAGTATTATGAATCAATATATGCGTATTCTGATCAGGAGTATAATGTATCATTTCTTACTGGACATGAATTAAATCAACATGGAATATCTGAACGTCCACAAAAAGCTAATTATTTTGAAGATCCTTCTCTTCTATTGTTTGATTGGCATTACCCAATAGATATACATTTCAAGCATATTTTGGAAGATGAAAAGAATAAAGAAAGATTACCAAAAGGATTTTTAGAAAAAGAAAATAAAATGTGTATCTTAACAGGCGCAGTTGAATTAATGAAACGTAGAGTTTCAGCAAACTATAAATTAGCAATTCCACAATGTTATGAAGATAAAATTCAATTATTACTTCCTTTATGTTTAGACACAGACGAAGGAAAACCTGATTTAGCTCTTGCAGTCACAAAATTAGATAATTGTTATCAAGGATACACATGTTTAACACTTGATATGGCATATAATAATGCTCGTCTTATAGCTAAACCAGAGTCTAGTTGGTTATATTCTAAGTAAAAATTGTTTATCTAAGGCAGATTGATTACTCAGTCTGTCTTATTTTTATGTCAAAATATACATCCACTCTCTCTAGCGTTCATATTGCTTCAAATAAGCCATTCTAATTTTTAGACAACAATCTCTCCACCCACTTTCTTTTACACACCTTAAAAGGCAAAATACAAGGTCATATTTTTTAACTTCAAATCTCAAACTATACAATATAACTAAATATATCATCAATATTGCAACGTATTTTATATAAAATGTATAGCATTCATTCTCATAACACCCTCTATAAGCTGAAAATTCACTGTCCTGACAGTGTGTAGAAAGTTCCAACCTACTACCCTTACACTTTATTGGCTAAACAATGCATTTCTCAAATTTACTATTCCAATAAGGAAAAATAAAAATGTATGTCATATGTGCGTAAGCACAAGATATAGTCCCTTGATAGGGACGGTCTTTTCGCAGCGTTAGCAAGAAAAGAATATCTCTAGGGTAGACAACTGATAACAAGCCCATACCAAAAGAGAGAATAATATACCAAGGAGGAATCAAATATGATACAAGAAAACGAAATACCAAAATATCTCAAGTCAAAAGAAAGCAATATCTCAAAGAGTAATCGCAAATCAAAACACAAACATCATTATGAAGAATGTTTAATTCAATACAGATCCACATTTATAGGAAAGACTCGTCTTAATACAGATTTATATACCTACTGTACTATTTGTGGAAAAATAAATGAGCGATTCAAGGAAAATAAATCTATTGTAAAAGATTATATCAGAGAAGTTAATTCGCCAATAGGTAAATTCAAATGCTACTCTCGTATTTCTAGTGAGGAATTATATAAAAAATATCATGATAAATTGCCAATATTCTTTGTAGAGAATATTTACAAAGAGAAGTATGTTGATTTAGAGTAGAATAATAATCCAGATGGAGAATAAAACTATAGGTACATCATACATGTACCTAAATGAAACCATCAATTTAAAACATATGTATTTAAATCAACCAATAACAATCAAACAAAAGAAAGAAGGAATTATTATAATTGGGGTATATTCTATAACAAATTTGAAAACTAAAAAATTATATATTGGAGAAAGTCTTGATATTGATAAAAGATGGATTAACCATAAAAATGATCTTTTAAATAACCAACACGCTAATTATTATCTTCAACAAGATTTTAATAAGTTTGGGAAGGCATTTTTTAAATTTGAAGTTCTGCAAGAAGTTGAAAGAGATAGTATCACTATTACTCAATCCAAATTATTGATGTTAGAAAATGCTTATATAGAAAAATATAAAAATGAAGATTATGAATTATATAACATAGAAAATACACTAGAAGATGTTCTTTCAAATAAAAGGAAATTATTGGTTTGCGAAGAAATTGCAAATTATGTTGTAGTGTCTCAATTTTTAAGAAATAAATATGTATATGATTATACAAATAAAAGATTTAATTATTGTCAAAGAGATACAATTGAAAATTTAATATTATCTAATTCTTCCATCAAAGGGAAAGAAAAAGCAAAGCAAGTTGCAAACATAATATTAAAAGAGTTAATTGATCAGAATTTATATGAAAACTTTATAATAGAAAACACTTACTCTATTTATCTATATCATAAAATTCAAGAACGTAAAATTATAGAAATTAATTCTAAAGGTCGAGAATATATATTAAATCATTATGACTTTAATTCGTTTTTATTGAGAAAAAGAACTTCTGAAACCAAATTTTATATACAACAATATCCCTCTGAAAAGAAAATTAAACCAGAAGATCAAAATAGAATACAAGATGTTTGGCATAAACTTAAAGATAAATGCATTTTACCACCAGAAAATAAATACAATGATTTTCGAGATATGCTTATAAAATTAAATTTAATTATTATTGATAATAATAAGAGAACACGAGCAACTGAATTTGCAATGAAAAATAAATATTTTTTAGTTGTTAAATATAATAAAGCTAAAGATATTTATCAATATGTTATATCTCAAGATGGTTTAAGGTATATTTTAGCAAATATAAAATAAAATTTTTTAATTTACAGAGTAATTTGTGAAACAAATTGCGCTGTAAATAGTCTGTCTTATTAAATAAGTTATATATCTTCTTTCAGTTCAGTTGACCTACACAAAAGTGTAGTCAAAATTCTCATATTTTAAAATTGGACATACACAAAAGTGTAGTTTGCTGAACGCTCGTAAAGGCGTTTCTCTTTAAATAGAAACAGAGAATAAATAAATATCACATACAAAGGAGTATTTTTAATTGCAACAAAAAATAGAATATTTTACACGTTTCCCAAATGGCTATATCCAAGGGAATATCAAAACAAAATATGGAGTTAGTAGGAAATTTTATATCACATACATACTTATAGATAAATACAGATCATATGAAGACTATAGTTGGATTACTATTCGTAAAGTAATGGAATTCTATGGCTATAAAACAACCAAACATAAACCAAAAGCATTTCACGAAATTCTCGATGTATTAGAATATATGGTTAATAATAAAATGATTGAAGTAAAACAAGACCTTGATTCTATAGGATATGATACTGGAATTGAGATTAAGATAATTCCTGAAAATTTTGATCCGTGTAAAGATTTTTCAAAACTCACATCATCTCAATATGATTTTATAATGATGAATGAATCTTCTATAAATAGAGAGAATATATTAGTAGCCTTTCTATATATTAATTCTTATATTTATCTACGACAAAGAGATAAAAATGGCAATGAGCTATTATCAAAACCACAAGACAAGCCAGAAGCCTTTTGGCGAAGTATAGATTCTATGTCGAAAGAACTTTCTATGTCAAAAGACACAATTAATCAATGTATTCAATATCTCACATCTTCTATTGGCGACAAAGAACCACTTCTAATCAAAAAAGAAGTCGGTAGTGTTCAGCCTGATCCCAAAAAACCACCACAAAATGTACCAAATATATATGTACTTAATAAAGAAGGATATGAGCAAGAAATTGAATGGGCTATTGCTAAGATGTTAGAAATCTATAATGTAGACTCATTTGGAGAAATCAAAAACGGCAATAAGTCGTAACTAAAACAGAGAATAAACATATGTAATAAATTAACGCAGCACTCAAAGGAGCTGATTACAATATGAATAATAATTTTAAAACAAAAGGAGAACTAATTAATGAACAAAACCGTAACAATTACATCAAAGAACCATAAATATGCAAATACATATGGGGGAAATATTTGTATATCAGATTTTTGCACTGATTATGAAGGCAGTCGAAATATTGCAGAACGTATTGAATCTGCATGGCGATTTGATAGGTCATGTGAAAGAAATAGAGTTGTATTAGATGATTATAAGGAGAGACAAAAATAATGGCAGATATAAATATGAGTGTATCAATTGAGGAGCAGGAAATTTGTATTAATGCAATGCGTGATGAAAAGTTTGCAACAATATATGCTTCCGATTCTACATATATTACGAAATTGGATAGATTGTATAAGGAAAGCCCTGATATGTACTCTCTTATTGAAGATACAAGTAGAGGCAAGAAATATTTATTAAAGGATAAAACTCTTATCAGTTTCAGAGCAAAGAAACGTGAACTTACAGATGAGCAAAAGAAACAAGCTGCTGAACGTATGAGAAAATATCAAGCCAATAAATCTAACTGAGATACCCTTTCTAGCCAGAATTTCTAATGTAGACCATTGTACAGAAAATTCTAATCCCATTCGTGAAGAAATACTCGTCTAAGAATTACATTTTTCAAATTACAATAAACAACAATAAATAGAAAGAAGGATTACATTATGCTGAGAAATTATTATCAAGGAACAATGATAACTGTCGAGTTACCAAAGAATCAATATAAAGGTTATGTGGTTGATTGCATATACAGATATGTCAAGGATATGAACAAGTATGCACTGAGCATGTGGCTTCGTAATACTGGAGTTGACGACAGAATGCAGATTTGCTCACAGGAAATTAATACTCAATACATTACAAGCACAAGAGAGAATATAAAGAAGGATGTGTGTGCAATTGTTGAGCAAGCTGCCAATAGTTCATATTTTGACAAGTCGATTGAGACTTATGAGTATACACAGAAATGTTTTGAGCGTGGCAATGCTGAATTTGAGAATGAGGAGAACAGATCATGAGCTGTCCATATTGTAGAGGAATAGGTGAACATGATTACAGATGTCCTCTTTGGCAGCCAAGTAAAAAGGCAAGAGTTAAGTGTGGTTATTGTGATGAGTATATTCTTGAAGGTGACGATTACGTTGAGATTAATGGATGGGCTTATCACAAAGACTGCTTAACTGTTAATAGGTTACTTGATTTAATTGGAGTTATTACAAAGGAGATGTCGTATGAATTGGATTAAAAGAAAGATAAAATGGATTATTTATAAACTTAATGGACTTATACCTAAGATACATGACTTGCCTGACGTTGTGTATATTAAGTGGATGGGCGAGGAATTCATTATTAAGAAGTAAATAGAAATTTTATTTGGAGAATATATAAGTGGAGAAAAAAGGAGGATTCAAAGTGTATTGTTTTCAAAAGAAGGATGGAACAGTAAAGAAATATTACAAAGAAGCCATCGACTACATTCTGACTGCAACAGTTCAAAAACATGAAATAATGGTTGGAAGATCTGATGAAGTTGGAAAAATATATGAATGCTATACAACTAAAAGGAAAAGATTTTTAGAACCCAAACGAAACACAATTCAATCTAAAATCATTGACATATGTGCTGAATTTGGTTGTTATACAAATCCGTGGTATAGCGGTTATCAAGAAATTTCAATTGAATTGCATGGAGATAATGTGGAATTTATGCTAAATGAACTTAGAAAATATTAATAATAAACAAAAGGAGGATTTATGGCTGGTATAGTTGAAAAAGAAACCAATTTTTATCTATATAAGATTATAGATAAAGACGAATTAGTGTATATTGGGAAATCAACTAATATTGATAATAGAATTGAAGTTCATAGCGTTATAAATAATCATTTTGATAAAAACACGTATTTTATATGTAGAGGAGAAAGTATATCAAATTTGGTTATTTATATTGCAAATGTTCCTGACGAGTATCTTTTGTCAATATATGAAATAACATTAATTTCAAAATATAAACCACTATATAATAACAGCGACAAGTATGATACAAAACATCTATTAAAGTTACCAAAAATAAATTGGTTTCCATATGTATCAAAAGAAAATTGTGAAGCAATTTATAACATGAAAACAGGCAAGATTATTGATACTTGTTTAATAGATACACCACTAAAAAGATGGAATATTTTAAAAGATTTACATATGGAGGAAATTAAATGTTAGATACACAGATTAATATGTATTCTGTTGATACAGGTCATTTTTATAGCAATCATGAAAAATACTTACATGAAATGAACTGTAAATACAGACGTGAAAGAAATTATGTAAATAATATGCTTCCAAAATTAGAAGAAGAACTCGTAACGCAAGGTTATAACAAAGATGATTTTTCTGATTGGAAACGTTGTACCGTTGAAGACTACTATGAACAAGAAAATGATTCTGTAAAAGAATATATGAAGTGGTGTTTGATTATAAAACACAAAAGAGAGAAAGCAAATTTATCAAAAGAAAAACTTTTGAATCTATTATCAAATAAGACAATTCAAAAAGAGAATCTATCGAATAAAATCGAGTATTGCAAATCGCATAATATTCCATATAATAAAAAAATCGAATTAAGAGAGTTAAGAAAAGACGAACTAAATGATAATAATATCATTTCAGTATTTGAATCTTCCCTTACCCGTATTATCGGCATTAAAAAAGACGAACTAACAGACGCTCTTATTGTAGTTCAAGTTTATTATTTTGATGTATTTAAAGATTTATCTTTTTATGGATTTATGTATAATGGCGAAAAATACAGATACTTTACATCTTCTGCTGGTCAAATTCGTAAGAAAAAAGCTGTTTTTATTAAAGAATCAGTATGGAATGAAGTTGAAAAGACAGTCATGTGTGGTCTTACTATTGATAAAATAAACTCAAAGGGTGGAAACAATGTAAATAAACATCTTGCATATATGGCATTGGCGAATTCAGCTACTGACCAGTGGAATGATTTTAATATAGACAGATGTATTGTTGTAGATGATTTTGAAACGAATGTTCCAGGAGAATTTGATTTTATTGATGAGACTGATTATTCGATTGAGAGAAAAACTGGTACTGTTCCGATTACTCATACTGATGGAGCTGGCATGATGTTGCCAAGCGTAATGATGAAAAATACAATGTTTCGTGCGCCTTGGGTAAAAGGTTTATTGGGGGTATTTGATTTTAAAAAGTTTATTGAAGTGAACAACTGCTCTCCTATTATCACAGATATTTATGGACAAGACCATGATGTAATTGCTGAAGATATTAGAATAATTTTCACAAAAAGTCAATTTAAGATGTATAAGTTTTACGATTCATGGGATGAGTATAAGACATATTTTAAGCAATATCATTGTCAAGCTGGTAGATGCAACACTGAGGAAGATAGAATTAAAAATGCAAAAATCAATTATCAGATGTTACAAACTCTCACAAATGTAACAGACGAAGAGATTGATTTACTTACAAAGAAGTCTGTAGAACGAATTACAAATATTTGTAACTCTGTTGATACCATGAAAGATATTCTTGGAATTACACCTTATAATACAAATATGACAGCTTTTCAAAAAGCAGTAAATATTTATCCTGCTCTACTCAACGATACATATGCAAAAGACGTGATCCGTGAAGTAAAGAATAGCCTTTTAAAAAAATATAGAAGTGGAAAACTTGAAGTAAATGGAAAATATACTTTCTTACTTCCAGATTATTATGCAGCTTGTGAGTATTGGTTTGGGCACATTGATACACCTAAAGGATTGTTGGCAGACAAAGAGGTGTTTTGTTGGTTATTTAAACAATATGATAAACTTGACTGTCTAAGAAGTCCTCACCTCTACAAAGAACATGCTATTCGTTTTAATGTGGCGAATAAAGTATATGAGGAACGAGTTGATAAAATCAGAGAATGGTTTATAACAAATGCGGTATATACAAGTACATATGACTTGATTAGTAAAATTCTTCAGTTTGATGTTGATGGAGATAAATCATTGGTGGTTGCTGATCCTGATTTTGTAAGAATCGCAGAACGTAATATGAATGGTGTTGTACCACTCTATTATAATATGCGTAAAGCTGAACCAAGAATTTTGAATAATCAGAGTATTTATGAAGGATTAAATGCGGCATTTACAGGTGGAAATATCGGTATTTATAGCAACAATATTTCAAAAATCTGGAATAATGACGTATTTATCAATGGAACAGATGAGGAAAAAGAACATGCAACTAATTGTGTCAAGCGTTTATGCTGTCAAAATAATTTTGTTATTGATTACGCTAAGACATTATACAAACCTGAGTTTCCAGAAACAATTGGTGAAGAAATTAAAGAGTTTACCAATCAGAAACTTCCTGCATTCTTTGAATACGCCAAAGACAAGGAAAAATCACAAGTTGATGATAGAAATGATAGTTTTGTAAATAAACTCTACTCTCGTATTCCTAATAAATCAATTAATACAAGAGGTATGAAACTTGGAGAATTAAAATATAAGGATATGATGAAAAACCCTGATATTGTATGCTCTAAAGAAGTTTCTGATTTGTATGATGAGTTAAACAAGAAGTATCGTTATATGATTAATATGAAGGATGAATATATTGATAATCTTCATTATGTAGCTTGTTCTATTAGAAACCAGTTTGCGGAGCTTGGATATTCGGAAGAAATGATTGCTGATATGCTTGTGCAGTATTTGTATGAAGGGGAAAAACGTGGAAAACAATTATTTTGGTTTTGTTATGGTCAGTATGTAGTTGTCAATTTAGAGAAAAATCCAAATATTAAAAAGAAAAAGACTAAAATGATTCAGTGTATTGATTGTGGTGAATGGATTGAAGTTGATTTTATGTCCAAGTCATGTAGATGTGAACTTTGTCAGCATGAATATCGAAAACAGCTTGATCGAGAAAGAAAAAGAAAAAACAAGTAAAATTCCGCATATCTTTAATGATATTTTGCACCCATTAGTAATGGACTATTTTTAAATGCTATTTTTTAAATAGTCCATTCAATATGGACTTTCATTTGTGTCTATATGGAGAACAACATATCATATAGGCATAAGCCTAATTTACAAATCAAGATATGTTTCTATAAACGAATTCGTGCAGTTGGGAGGAATGATTATTTTTGACAATTACACAGGAAAAGATTATTAAAGAAATCGCAGAGAAAGAAGATATAAATGTAGCGACAGTCCGTAAGGTATTCAAAAGGGCAGAGAAATGTATATTCGCCTACCTATCTTCTACTACTCCCACTGATAATACAGTGGTAAAAATTTTAGATGGATTAAGTTTGGAATGTAAATATATTCCAGAAAAAGAAATTCATACATATGATAATATCCGATGTGAGGCAAAAATTTGGACGAAACCAAAAATAACTCGTTATTACAATAGAAAGTTAAATGGATATTTTTGATTAAACAATGAAATCAGCTTTTCTTGGCTGATAAAACAGAGAATATATAATTGTCGAGAGACATTATAATATTTCGCCTAACACATGGATATATTTTAGTTGCTGTGAAGCCATGTGAAAAACTTGTGTATGAGTGTGAGAAATCAAGTGAGTTCAGCAAGCAAAAACTTGTACCATACATTTCTGTGGAAGCTATTTGAAGGCTATTGTCATTATGACACATGAGCCAAAGGCGTTTTCAAGCAGAACAATTCTAAAAATTATTTCTAAGATTGGTATATATTCATATTGTACTACCTCTTCTTATATGTGTTGGTGGCTGTACTACAGTTCTTGTAGTATGGTCACTGATAATTCTTAAATATTATCGCGGAATGACGAGCAATGGAAGCTCACTTGGCTCATAACCAAGAGTATGCAGGTTCGAGTCCTGTTTCCGCAACTCTCCTACTTTTTGTAGGACGGTCGGTTTCGGATCGTGAGTTGTTGAAACTCAAAATAAACTTAGTAATAAGGATAAAGCAGGAATGTCTTTAGTTCGCATAAGACACTGCGACTGCGCATAGTAGTTTGACGGAAAACACAGATAATCTATACCAAACCTAAAACCAGAGGGCTACTGCTAATGATATGGCTTGGTAGGGGCGATGAAAAACGCTCTGTATTAACATGGAAACATGGGTATGATTACTGTCTTATTGGTGCGATTTCCGCAAGAAAAAGTGCTGATATTGATTGTTGCAACGTTTCTTAATGCGAAAGCATGGAACAGAACAATGAAGCAAGTCGATAGCAAGACGAACAGAATGGTGATGATTGGGCTGTACTCAAAAAGTACAGATGGTCAAATGTACACCTCATCGTTCATATTATGCGAAATATTAATTACAACATACTTTTGAAGAAGAAAATATAATGCATATTTATATCAAAGATCAAAAATTAATAAATTAATAAAAGAACAAGCAAAAGTGTGTATGACCGCAAAGAGACAAACAACTTATTCATCTGCAATATGATGACATATAGCACTCGCAAGGTACTATATGAGAAAGTACAAGTAGACGCAACCGTAAGAGATTTGCACTCTCTGAACCTCGCAAAGGACGATGTATCGAAAGGAAATCTATAATGCTTTGTGGTAAGAGTTTGCCAATTTTTTGCAAAATTGGTGTTGTTGTTACCTACAGTCTAATCGACTGTGTGATAAATTGTGTCCAACCACAATAGATGGTAACGTGTTAGGTCAATATCTCAGCCTAAAGAAATAAAGTCTCATGTGAAAGCATGAGATTTTTTATTTTTGAGTGTGTAGCTCAGTTTGGCAGAGCACTCGACTTTTAATCGAGTTGTCGATGGGTTCAAATCCCTCCACGCTCACTACTATCCTACTTTGTAGGAAATAAATTAAAGGATGTGAAAAATATTTTATTAATTAACAAAACAGAAGCCTTTGCAATGAGGAAACTTATCGGAAAAGAGAATATAAAAAAGACTTATAGTGGTCATGCAAAGTATTATCTGGTTGAAGATGACCAGAATTTAAAGGCTTTGAGTGATTATAGAAAAAGTAAAATCGTTGGATAGAGACGAAATTTAAAATGAAAGGTGGTGTGAATACCATCGCAAAGAAAAAGAAAAATTCAATTCGAATTTCTTTTGTAGACTCTCCTTCATCAGAAGATGTAATAGGAAGTCTTATTTTAATTACAACTGAAAATTATAAAATGCTTGTAGACTGTGGATTACACCAAACAAATAATAGATATGAAGATTTCCTTGTTAATAAAAGAAAATTTAAGGAATTTAAGTCAAAAGATATTGATTTCATTTTCGTAACACATAATCATGGAGATCATTGTCTCTTAATTCCACGATTGTACAAAGAAGGATGTCGTGGTGCTACAATAATTTCAGAAGGCTCTATTGAAGTTTTAAGAGATATGTCATATGATTCTGCTTTTATTAGTGAACGAGATGTTGAACTAATCAATTCACAACATAATAAAAATTATCAGCCTTTATATTCTAAAGAAGATGTAGATAAAATGCTGGAGTATACATTAGCATATCAAATGAACAAAAAGATTATTATAAATGATGAAATTGCTTTTGAACTTATTCCCAGTGGACATCTTCTCGGAAGTTGTCAAATAAAATTGTATATTACTATTGACGGACTTACAAAAACAATTCTTGTTACAGGAGATATTGGTAATAAAGTTGTTGATAATCATTTTGTGGGAAAATATCAACAAGTGGACAAAGCGGATATTGTTATAGGTGAATCTACATATGGTGATAAGCCTGAAATTAAAACAGGAAACAAAGAACGAAAAAATGATTTAGAAAAATTTAAGTCTATAATTGAAACACAAATTCATGATATGCATGGACGTGTTATCATACCAAGTTTTGCCCAATCTAGGATTCAGCAATTAGTTCTTATGATTTATGAGATGTATAAAGATTCTGAATGGAAACCACATGTTTATATTGATTCACCGCTTTCTATTAAAATTTTTGATGATTATTCAAGATGCTTAGACGGAGAAGATAAAGAGTTATTTGATGAAATGCTTAAAAGTAATATGTTTACTTTTGTAAAAGATCCAGAGTCAAGCAAAGTTCTTGTATCAAGTAACGAAGAATGTTTGATATTAAGCACGAGTGGAATGTGTCAAGTGGGGCGCATCCGCTATCATTTAAAACATAATGTGCCAAACCCTAATGCTACTGTTCTATTTGTTGGATTTAGTACAGAAGGTTCTCTTGCTTCTCTCTTAAAAGACAACAAACGAAAGTCTATCACTATTGATCAGAAAGAGTACCCATGTAGATGTGCTTCATATTCTTTAAAATCAATGTCTGGACATGCTCCATTCAAACAACTTGTCGAAGATTATACAGCAATCAACTGTCAAAAAATTATTTTGCACCATGGTTCAAGCTTGGCAAAAGAAATATTAAAAAAAGCATTGGATAAGGAACTTGAGAGACAATGTAAATCAACACGAGTTGTTATTGCAAATTCTGGGTTAAAATTTACAGTATAATAGAAAGGACAGAATATAATTGACATATAAATCAATATTTACTGCTGGTGTTGCAAGGTATTTATTAAAATTGGGAAATCCAATTTATGATATTAAGCCAGATAAGAAAAATAAAGATAAGACAATTTTTATTTTTGAGGAAACAGAAAAATTTATGAATGATATGGCTAGTGTTGAAAAACGCTAGTCTTTTTTTGTTTAAAAAAGTACAAGAAAGGACAAAATAAAATGGATAAAATAATAAAATGTATTGATTTATCTAATATAAAAACAAAAAACGATCATATGAATTGGACTGATAGTGTTGGGGCTAAAATTCCATTTATCTATGACGATATATCAGGCGAGATAAATCTTATTGATTATAAAAACAATAAAGTTTTATTGGAATATAATGGATATCAAAAGTGGATGAGGACTGGACATTTAAGGGCAGGAAAAATCGGTGAACTTATCGGTAAAAATACCGTAAGATTTAAATATGAAATTGGACAGATTATAAAATCAGATTCTGTTGACATAACTATTATAGATAGAAAATATGAAAAACATAAACATGGAAAAGCTATAATAAATGATAAATATTATAAGTATAAGTGTAATAAGTGTGGATTTGCCTGCGGTGAATATTATAAAGTCGGTAATTATTACGAAGAATTTTGGATATTAGAATCTGATTTATTACAAGGTAATGGATGTTCTTGTTGTTGTGCAACGCCTCAAATTGTAGTTAATGGTATTAATGATATACCAACAACAGATCCTTGGATGGTTGATTATTTTCAAGGTGGATACAATGAAGCAAAGAAATATATGAAATCTGGTAACACTAAAATTTATCCAATATGTCCAAATTGCGGAAAAATTAAAGGCAAGAAAATGAGTTTAAATACTATAAATTCCTTACATGGGATTGGATGCACATGCGGAGATGGAATTAGTTATCCTGAAAAATATTTATCAAATCTATTAGATCAATTGAACGTTAAATACATTAAAGAATTAACAAAAACAATTTTTAGTTGGTGTGGCGATTATAGATATGATTTTTATTTAGAAGAATATAATTGTATAATTGAGACACATGGCATACAGCATTATATTCAAACAACAGGCAATTTTAATTCTGACAAATTGCTAGAAGATCGAATGAAAATAGATGAAGATAAAGAATTTATTGCTAAACAAAATGGAATTTTAGAATATATTGTAATTGATTGCAGATATTCAAATTATGAATGGATTAAAAATTCAATATTAGCATCAAAATTAAATCAAATTTTTAATTTGAAAAAAGTATCGTTTAAGGAATGTGCGGAATATGCTAATTCTAATATAAAAAAGAAGGTTTGTGATTATTATAATATTTATAGATATAGAGGACGAAAACATATAGCAGATCATTTTAATTTAAGTCCTACTACAATTTCTGTTTATTTAAAAGAAGGAAATGATATTGGTTGGTGCAAATATAATAAAACTTCTTTCTCAAGAAAACAGATTTATGTTTATGATAGTTATAAAAATTGTATAGGAATATTTGATGACGCACAAAATTTATCGGAGCGTAGTATTGAAATTTTTGGAAAATATATGTCAAAAAAGTCGATTATGTATATGTGTTCTAATTATACCAATCAATTAAAAAATTATATATTCTCATATACTCCATTAGAGAGTCAAGCAAATGACTCTCTTTTATTATGCTCAAATGAGTAAATATTATGAAATTGGAGGCTAAATGCCTATGAATAAAGATTATATTACACTTGATGTACTAGATGATACTGGATTAGGAAATTACGCAAATGTTAAACTTCCTGATCCAACTTTACTTGATTATTACTCAAGACGAGACGACAGATGTATTCTTTGGAATGATGAAATTGATGATGGATTTGTAGAAATTTATCAAGATATTATTCGTTGGAACAGAGAAGATGTGGGAAAAGATGTATCTAAAATGAAACCAATTAGGATTTACATAAATTCTGATGGTGGAAGTGTTTCGGCAGTTTTTGCAATTATTGATTTAATAAAACTAAGTAAAGTGCCTATTATAACAATTGGTTTAGGAAAATGTTACTCTTCTGGTGGTTTGTTATTAATGGCTGGACATAAAAGATTATTATTACCTAGTTGTACTGTGCTTGTTCATGACGGGTACAATTCGTCTGGTACGAATGCGACTGGTAAAATGCTTGATAATCTTGAATATACAAAAGAGTTGGAAGAAAAAATCAAAGAGTATATTTTGGAAAGAACGTCTATCAGTGAATCCGAATATGATGCCAATTATCGTAGAGATTGGTGGATTTTTGCTGACGAAGCGGTAAATAAATATCATATTGCAGATAAAATTGTAACAGATATTAGCGAAATTATTTAAGGAGGGCGCACTGCTCTCCTATTTTATTGGAGAAAAAGGAGATTGAAAAATGGCAGCTAGTAAATTAAAGTTCACAAGAACAACTACAGACAAATTAACAGTAAAGGCAGGTACACTCTCAGAGGATTGTACTACTATTACATACACAGATGAGAATGATATGGAGCAGGAAGTAAAAGTAGCTGATCTGCTTACTTCATTTAAGAATCAGGTAATTGATTTTACTGTTGCATTAAAAACAGATGAGGAGCTAGATGTTCCGTCTGATGAAGAGTAAGAAGGGATGTGATTACCATAACTTCTTATAAAAGATTTGAGGACGAAACAGATGAGGAGCTTATATATAGAATCTGTAAAGAAAAAGATAAAATTGGTTCTTGGCAAAATGTAGCAGATGTGATTAATGAACTTACTGGTAACGATTATGGTGAAAGCACCTATCGTAAAAAATACCAAGCGTTTAAGAAAATGTTAGATGCTAATCAATCGAAGTTTGTTGATTCTGACGCACAGTTAAAAGAGATTGAGATTCAGAAACGTAAATTAGAAAAAGAACGTAAGAAACTTCAAAGTGAAAAAATTGAATATAATAGATGGCTACGTGAAGACGCAAGAGATGAAATGATTGTAGAGAAAATTGAAGATGCTATATCTACTCTACCTCAGTTATCTACGCCTACTCGTATTCCGTCAATGCCAGTATTCAATAAAAAATCTTGGATTCTTGCTATCAGCGATTGTCATTATGGATGTGAATTTGAAATAAAAGATTTTTATGGAAATATTATAAATGAATATTCACCTGAAATCTTTGAAGAAAGAATGACTTGTCTGTTTAATCAAGTTATTGATAAAATAGATGAACTTGGAATTGATGAGTTATCAATTGTAGAACTTGGTGATGGTATAGATGGACTTCTCAGAATGTCACAACTTATGAAATTGAGATATGGTGTGATCGAATCAAGTATTCGTTATGCTGATTATTTAGCTAATTGGCTGAATAAATTAAGTGGTTATGTACGCATAAAATTTCAAATGGTTTATGATTCTAATCATAATCAGTTGAGATTATTAGATGGAAAGAAAAATACATTTCCAGATGAGAATGTTAGTAAAATCATGATAGCTCTTATAAAAGAGAGATTAAAGGGTAATGAGAATATTGTTATTTTGGAAAATCCTACTGGTATGACTTATTCTATGATGTCAACATACTGCGTTGTAGGTTTCCACGGAGAGAAAAAGAATTTAAAGAATAACTTATTAGAGATGTCTCGTACCTATGGAGTCCACATAGATTACACTATTTCTGGACATCTTCACCATGATAGCCTTAAAGAAATTGGAATGGATTCTGCTACTCTTTCAGTAGGTTCTGTAATCGGCATAGATCCATATGCCATGAGATTAAATGCAGCCTCAAATGCTTCATGCTCTATGTTTGAGTTTAAAGAAGGTATGGGAAGAACTGCGGAATATGTTTTTAAATTGAATTAAATAATAATTGTAGTCCACTGTTCGGCTCAGTTCGGAGCAATTGTGAAAGCAGATATTCACAGCTAGCTTAATTGTAATCCAAGATTCCATACCCGCTATCTTGGATAAGTGTAAAAGTTAATAGTTATCAGTGTAAAAGAAAGGTATGGATTTTCATTTACAAAGAGGGAGTCTTGGGTTACAAAGGGGATTCTCGGGTTACTATTTACCGATATTCACAGCTACAATTAATATACGACTAATATATTATTCATTTTTGCTTATTTTGGCGTTTTTAGATAATATATTAGTCTTTTTGGTTAATGAAACCACTATCAGAGGGAGTGTACCTTATATGGACGCTACCCTCTTTTATATTACAAAATAAAATTAAGGAAAATAAAGGAGAAAATTGAACAATGAACAAGACAGATTTAATAAAAAATGTAAGTACACAGATTGATGGAGCTACACAGAAGGATGTTGCTGTTATTGTAGATACAGTACTTGAGACAATTATTAATACAGTTGCATCTGGTGAGAAAGTATCTCTTGCAGGATTTGGTAATTTCGAGGTTGTTGAGAGAGCTGCAAGAACAGGTAGAAACCCAAAGACAGGTGAGCCATTAGAGATAGCAGCTTCTAAGAGTCCAAAGTTCCATGTATTGACAGGTTTCAAGAATGCAGTTAAGAATGCTTAATCTGAAAGGTCGTGATTTGTTTGAAGAAGAATAAATATGAAAACATTCAGATGATTGATCTTGAGGATAAAGTTGATGACATTATCTCTATTTATATCAATAGATTATATCATACTGATAAAACAGTTGGTGTAATTGTAAATAAAGAAATTGCTGAATATATTTTGGATAGTCTTATTAGACTTGACGAGACAAGTATTAAAGAGATTGATCTTGTTGATTATATGAATATAGACGAATATTTAGTATCTGTTGATGACAACGGTGTAATCACATGTGCACCTATTGAGGATTTTGGCGTTCTTGATAAAACAGATGTATTCTATATCGACATGGACGGTGATATCAAACAAGATATTATTGATTACTGTGTAAACGAGGACAAAGAAGTTATTCTGTTTGGTTAAGAAGATGACTGCGATGGTGATTGTGAAAATTGTGATTGTCATGATGAAACTTATTTAAATACTTCTGAAGACGAAGATGGAAATACTCACGGATTTACTGCTAGTAGGTCAGATGGCGACTCTTATATGAGTTATTCTTACTACTCTAGTAATGAGTTAAGCCATGAAGACATTCAGAAGATGTTAAAGGCTTTTGGATTTTAGATTATTTAGAGTGTGTGGTGTATGCTGCACACTCTTTTTATATGGGTAATTAAACAACTACGGAGATTGGCGAGACTGTAAATCTCGTGGCTTTTGCATCGAGTGGGTTCGACTCCCTCATTACCCATTAATTCAATGTTTTTATATACGGATTGGGAGATGTTAAATCGGCAACGAACTTTATATGGAAACAGAGAATAAATATATGTGCCCATGATTGGGGTCATAGCTGATTGTGGGATTTATGGAACAGTAGGTACTTGGAGTAGCTACCAAAGTATATGAGGCAACCTACACACCTCTTCTACTGTTCTATTTTTATTGTATGTGTAGGGGAAGTGTAGGAAAATTATGGGAACAAGAATGTTAAAGGTTGGAGATAAAGAAGTCCAATCTACTAAAGTAACTTATGACGATTTGGTTATTTTGTATAATCAATTTATTGATACTTATGGTGAAGTGCCAGTATATTCAAAATGTGACTCAAAACATAATATGCCACAAGGCAGAATTATAACTCGTGTATTAAAAGAAAATAGTATCACCTATAATGATTTCTTGTTACAGTTTGGTAAGGTATCTCACGTAAGGACAGAAAGTAAAGATTATGATTTATATGTCAAAAGATTTAAAGAAGTAAGTGATAATATTGGTCATGCTTTATGCGGAAATGAGTTAATGAATAATAAATATGGTTTACCAAATCCAATTTGGTTCGTAAAATATTGTCCAGATAAAAATGTGAAAAAATATGATGATTTCGTGCGTTGGTGTGGTTATGAAAGCAATAAGCTCAAAAAAGAAAAAGAAGATATTGCGAATGCACTTATAAATCTTGAGAAAGAATTAGGCAGACCAATTTTGCGAGAAGATATTTCACTTGAAAAAATTGGTTTTTCAATGATTGTATTGGTAAGAATGTTTGGTGGTCTTAATAAAGCTAAAGAAGAAATTGGTCTTATGCCTACACCAACAGATAAACCTCTTTATCCATTTGAATACTATAGGAATACTATTACAGAGGCATTAAATAATCTATACGAGAAAACTGGTAGAAAATTTCTCACATGGCAAGATTTAGAAAGTGGTTTATATCATAAAAATAATATTGAACATAAATCAATGACAAAAGCATTTAAGCGTGAAGGTTTAGATATATTTGCTTATATTAAAAGTCTTGGATTTGAAATGAATCCAAATAATTTTAGTTTTAAATACACATTTGATGATGGTGAACGTGCCGTGTCAACTATGGAATTTGATTTTTCTACATATATACGTTCTCTTGGATATGAATATAATAAATCATATTTTAGAGATGTAATGTATAAAACTTTTACAAATAGTGATAAGAAACGAAAAATAAATTGTGATTACTGTATGCTTTTGCCTAATGGTGAAAAGTTGTATGTTGAAATTGCAGGTGTTATACCTAATGACACAGCAGATTGGAGACATTATGAATACAAGTACAAGCATCATCAAGAGTATCAACAGAAAATGTTATACAAAGAAAAAATACTTATAGAAAATAAATGCAATTATTTATTTTTGTTTTCATCTGAAATGAAAAATGGAAGCTATAAAGAAATATTGCAAAATAAGATAAATGAGATTTTACAAGAAGTAGCTTAGTTTACCACTATTCTGCTTCTTTTTTATATTATAGAAAAGGAGGCTGAAATATTGTCAAAAGAGAAAATAACAAGGGTGAAATATTTCACTCCTGACAAAGAGAAGTTTATTTATGAAGAGAACTGGAAGAAATATGAAAAATATCTACAGTCTAATATTATCAAAAACCGTGATGTAAAAGATACTACATACAAGAGATATAAAGGATTGTTTCGACATTTCCTTATGTGGTTAGGAGAAAATTATGGTGAATTAGATTTATATTCTGATGAATTTATGGAAAATGCAGTTGATATTATGGAAGCATATATGCTTTTCTGTCAGGAAACATTGATGAACCATAAGAAGATAATCAATATGAAGATTTCTGCCGTAAGTTCATTTTATATTTGGTCTATGAAACGAGGTTTTGTTAAATACCATCCTTTCGATGGCAAACTTGATAGAATGAAGAAAGCTAATGAGGAACAGATTCTTAATCATTACTTCTTAAATGATGAACAGATTGCAGCTATTAGGGCAGATTTATATAAGACAGAGAATAATAAATGGACAATACAAGACCAATTATTATTTGAAATCGCACTCTTCTCCGCTAATAGAATTGGTGCATTAGAGAAACTTACTGTATCCTCTCTTGACTTAGATAATATGGTATTTGAGTCAATACGTGAGAAGGAAGGATACCGTGTGGAAGTTTCGTTTGACAGTACATGTAAGGATATGCTTGAAACATGGTTAGCCATGAGAACAAATGGTTATGATCATCTTGAATGTGATGCTTTATTTATTCATAAATACAAAGATGAATGGATACCTTGGACACAAGGAATGATTCATGACAGAATGAGAAAAATTGGTAGAATTATTGGCTTGGAGGACTTTCATTGTCATTGCATGAGGAAGACAGCGATCAACAAAATATATGAAGATACTGGTGATTTAAATCTCGCCTCACAATGGGCGAACCACAAATCAACTTCAGTAACTTCACAGAGCTATGTACGCCCTGCTTCTAAAGCTGATTTAAGGGAAAAATTAAAAATTCTAAAGTTCAAACAGCAAGAATTACAGAAAGAAGCTGAAAAAGAAGGTTTATAGAAGATGCCGATGAAACCTTCATCTATCACTTCTTCTTATTCCAACACTTCTTCACATAACAACCAAATTTAATAATTCTACCCCCTAGAATACCTATTCCTTTAATTATAATCTTAATAAGAAAAATAACTAAGAATGCCTCTCCACATACAAATGCATATTTGTAGACCACACCTTTATTATTAAATAAAGCTGTAATTATAAATGACATATAAATAATTAGTCCATCTACTCCACAGGAAAATATGAACTTATCATCTTTAGATAAATACATAACACTCTGTATAAAATTAGGTTCAAGATATCCTAATCTTCTGCGTAGATATGAGTTTCTATCATATATGTTGTTTTTAAAATTATTGTAGTTATATTTATTTGGATTGTCTTTTAATATTATATATGATTTATGTGTGGATCTATCAATATATTTGATATTATAATCATTCATATAAGTTGATATATTGTTTATAATATCATTTAAATCTTCTTTATTATATTCCTTATTATTGTTTATAATCTTATACAAAGGATAATAGATTCTATTATATGCAATCTTCATATTATCTAAAGGAACATTTTTATTATAATTATATTTGGTCACAATAAAGGTAAATATACCTGTTATAAGTGTAGGAAGAATTATTTTTAATATTTCTATAAATGATTCCATATACAAAACCTCCGTTGTTTCTAAGTAATATTTTTCTTGCACCCCCTTTCAATATATGTTACAATATAAGGGAATTAAAGATAACAAATAAAAGACACTACCCGTAGAGCAGAACGGCTGTCTTGAAATTAAATATTGGAAAGAACGAATCTAACCGCCATCAGTTTACCAGACCAGGGCGGTTATTTTCTTGTGTTCTTACCAATCTCATATCCAATCTTATATGCTGCTGTACACAAAATACTAGCAATTCCTAAAGCATAATAAACAGTTTGTAATGAAATTGTTATCATTTGCAAGTGTCCTCCTTTCATAAATTCCTCGAAAGGTTTCTATGTAAACAGAGCTTGTACTCTCTGGTGGAAGACAACCGCTCTACCGTCTTAGATAGTGCCTTGCACGTATTATATCATATCATGACATATTCTGTCAAAATACCCTCAAAACAAGAGAATAATAAAATATAAAGATTAGGTTGCGCCTTTACAGGCATATTGGATGGTGGCATTCAATAGCGTAAAACCTATGTCAACGTAAACCGACATTAATTTCCTAATTTTTTTACTTTTAAATGGAGAATAATTATAAGCCGAATGCTCTGAGTTACGCACTCAACAAGGCTCTGTGAAAATCAGACGGACTAACAGACCGATAGAACTGTATTATCCCAATAAAGCCCTTATAAACAGGCACGAAAGGTATATATAAAAAGGTGACGACAATGTAGAGAATAATACATAGAACGAATTCTTAATTGGATAATTCAGAATAATAAGCTGCTTACACTTTCACAAGAGTGAGGGGCGGTCTGTCAATCCGTTGATAGATTTTTACAAGTGAGCTGTCGCTGACCGATATGCGACATAAATAAAAGGTCGGTTTGCGAAATTATTGACCTTGGAACGGTCTAAAACTTCCCACTGCTTACTGCTCATTGGCGGTGTTGTTTCACAATGTACATAACATTGTATTTTGACACAAGGAGAGGTCTTGCCTTAGTAGACGATTAATACATCTTGGCATTTACTATTCATGTAGCATTGTAAGTCCTACTACTGCCCTATGTCGCCCCGATTGTACAAATGGGACGAGTGCGCACGAAACATAGGGGACAGTATATCTTCTCTTCTATCAAACTCTGTCACGAATTTTATGTAATTTTCGGGACAAAAATCCCAATCAAGAGTTTTGAACTGCCAACAGACATAAATCAGTTGGATGTTTTAGGAGAAATGGGTAGTCGTGCTTCTCTACGTTAATGAGAACCTTTAATTGACGGACAAGAGTCATTAAACCTTATCAATTGGTGCAAAGCAGACAGCACTTAAAAACGTGGAGTATGGCTTCTATATCAGTGATTACTTTAAAAATAAGAGATATAGAAATTAGCAAACAATTCCTTATATACATCGTACATTAAATGTGTAACAAGTATGAGTTAGGAATGAGAATAATTGGAAGCATGAATTAGGTTGCTGATAAGCGACCATATTCTAAATAACTGGATGTGTACAGTCCAATATCAGCGAGTTAGTGCTTTATGCTGATTTTTTAATGGATCGTTCGCCTAGTTGGTTATGGCACTACCCTGTCACGGTAGAATAACATGGGTTCAAGTCCCATACGATTCGCTTATGGCTCTGTGGTCTAAAGGTAAGGACTCGTTCCTTTCAAGAACGAAATGCTGTGTTCAAGTCACGCCAGAGTCATTGTGTTAGTAGTTTAGTTGGTCAAAACGTCAGATTGTGAATCTGAAGATCGGGAGTTCAAGTCTCCTCTAACACCCTATGCGGTAAACCTGATGTGAAAACCTATTTTTTGGATGCATACGAAATTTAGGTGTGTAAGCTCAACACTTGCTACCGCCCTATCAAATTATCCGTAGGCAACAACTACGCAGATTATTCTGATAAAGTCGTAATGAAAATAGTTTCATTTAGTTTAGAGAAAGATAATTTTTTTAAGAAAGAGTCATTTCCTTTGGAGGTGGCTCTTTTGTTATGTAGTATTGGCAGAGTTGGTATTGCACCTGATTGCTAATCAGAGGTCATCGTTTATTCGGTGCATAGGTTCAAGTCCTATATACTACGCTCATGCCGTGTGTCCGATTGGTCGAGGGTGCTGTCTTGAAAACAGTCTGGATGTAAAAGTCTTTGGGGTTCGAATCCCTAACACGGCGTATGCACCTATCTTTTGGCAAGAATGAAGTCTCCAAAACTTCTAACCTGTGTTCGATGCGCAGTGGGTGTGCTAAGTGAAGTGAATTGCACTTTCATTGGAAATTATGAGAAGTCATTTCGTATGAAGTGGCTTCTTTTTGTGTTGTGATGGAATTAAAAAAGAGAATAAATATATAGTCAACTATGAGAGGATTGTTACTGTTTCGGTTGCAGGTAGTTGGATTATGGGGTGAGAAGCTGAAGAAGTCATGAGCTTCAGTATAGTAGATACTCGCACTACTCTCTCACTCTATTTTAATTGGTTTTGCGAGTGGAAAGCGAGAAATGAATTATGCAAGGAATACCAAATAATCCAAAAGAATTTTTGGAACGAGTTAATAAAATAAGTCCAGAATTTGAGATAACTGGAAAATACACAAAATTATCTGAAACATATTTACGTTGTAAATGTAAGAAATGTGGACATGAAAGAAATTATTCAGCAAAAACATTACTAGAAACACAGCATTGCAGATATTGTGAAAGAATAAAAAGCTATGATGACATATTTAATATATCTGATAATGAATTTAAGAAAAGAGTCCAGTCAAAATATCCAGATTTAAATATTACTGGTACATATAAACATGGACAAAAAGAAATTACATGTATTTGTAAAAAATGCGGATATAAAAATAGAATAAGAACATTATCATTATTAAATGGTTCATATAAATGTACAATCTGTGAAAATGGAAAAGAAAATATTCAAATAGGTGTGAATGATATAAAGTCTATTAATCCTGTCTTATATGATTGTCTTGTTGATAAATCTATCAATGAAAAATTTACAATAAACAGTAGAAATAAAACAGATTTTATTTGTCCTTCTTGTGGTCAAATAATTAAGAATAAGACAATAGATCATGTTAATAAACGAGGTCTTAAATGTAAATGTCAAGATGGCAATAGTCTTGGTGAGAAATATTTATATCAGGTGTTGAAATCTGTTGATATAAATATAGAGTCTGAGAAATATCTGAATAATAATTATTCTTACAGATATGATTTTTATGGTAATTATAATGACATTGAATGGATATGTGAATTGAATGGTAAACAGCATTATGAAAAATCATTTCACACATTAGGTGGAAGAACCTTAGAAGAAGAAACCAAAAATGATAAAGAAAAACAAAAATATGCTTTGGAACAAGGCATTAATAGATATATCGTAATTAATTCAAAAGAATCTGGTTTTAATCAATTAAAAGACGCTATCATCAATAGCGATTTATCAAAAATATATGATTTTTCAAATGTTAATTGGATTGAATGTTATAGGCAATCATTAATTTCTGATGTATTTAAAGTTGCTGATTTATGGAATAATGGTTATAAAGTAATGCAGATATGCGATATAACAGGACTTGCTAAAAATACGGTAAGAATATTTCTTACTAGAGCCAATGATATCGGATATTGCAAATACGATCATACGCAAAGTACAAGAAAATATGTCAAATGCATAGAAACAGGTGAGATATTTAATTCTCTCAGAGATGCAGAAAGAAAATATAATATAAAACGAGGATATTTATCTGGTTGGTTAAAAGGGAGACATACTCTTCCTGTTGCAAATTATACATGGGAATATATTGAAGAAGAGTCGGTTGCTTAATCGGCTCTTTTATTTATATTGGAATGAAAAGAAAGAAGGTGAAATAATGGCTAATTTAAGACAAGCCAAAACAGATGATGAAATTAAAAAGCTAACTGTAAATTCGGTAAAATCGGCTTACCATGAATTAGCTTTAGACTACAATCATCTTCTTAATTTGGATTATGTATATTGTCCTCATTGTGGAAAATGGAAAACGGTAAAAGCATTTTATTCATCTACAGAGACAGCAAGTGGAATTGAGCATTTTGCATGTAAAGAATGTTTAATAGATATGTGTACTGATAAAGATAAAGATGGAAATCGAATAGACAATAAACAAAAAACTATAAATACATTTAGAAGACTTGATTGGGTATTTATTGATTCTGATTATGAGTCACAAATTAATACATTAGCTGAAGGTGTTGGTGAAAAAAATCGTGCCACGGCAGCACAACAATATATTGTTATGGTTAAATCGCTACCACAGTATAAAAATAAACATTGGTGCGATTCAGAATTAAGTGTTGAAGATGATATAGAAAATAATTCTGAAGATGTAAAAATCGTACAAAAAACATTACGTGCAGCAAAAAAGAGATTTGGTACGGATTATAACAATGAAGAATTGATGTTCCTTGAGAATGAGTATCAAGACTGGATTTCGAGATATGACTGCTCCCAAAAGGCACAAGAAGAAACATTTCAGAATTTGTCAATATTAAAACTTATGAAACGAAATGCAATTAAAAAAGGGGCTTCTACAAAAGATTTAGATTACTCATATCAGCAATGGCTTGATACAGGTAATTTAAAGCCAAAACAAAATACTCTTGATACGTTTTCAGACGCTCAAACGATGGGTACTTTAATTCAGAAATATGAGGAAACACGTCCTCTTCCTGAAATAGATCCAGAACTTGCAGACGTTGATAAAATTGGTACTTATATAGATGCTTTTTATAGAGGTCACGCATCAAAAATGCTTGGTCTGAAAAACAGATTTTCAAATATATATGAACGAGTAATGGCAAAATATACTGTTAATCCACCATCTTATGATGAGGAATCAGATAGTGAAATTCTATTTGATAAGATTTTTGGTAGCAAGGATGATGAATAATTATGGCTACCACAAAGAAAGAAAAGAAAAAGTCATTACAAGAAGTATATCAAGAAAAATCCGAGCGTGTTTTAGAAGGGGTTGCTTATTGGGCTTCATTCTATAGAAAAAATCCACAGCGGTTTGTACTCGAATATCTAAATGTGAAATTAAAGCTGTTTCAAAAAATCTTAATATACATGATGATGGTTAGTACAAACTTTATGTATATTGCTAGTCGTGGTTCTGGTAAGACATGGCTAACTTCTTTGTATTGTGTTGTACGCTGTATCTTGTATCCTGGAACAAAAATCTGTGTGGCTTCTGGGTACAAATCTCAATCACTAGAGGTCATTCAAAAGATAAATGATGACTTTATGAAAAACTATGGATGGGGTTCCGCAAATCTCCGATCTGAAATTTCTGAAATTTCTACTTCTATAAACAATGCTCATGTTGATTTTCGAAATGGTAGTTGGATAAAAATTGTTAGTTCTAATGACTCGGCTCGCCATAACCGAGCAACGCTCATAGTCGTGGATGAATTCAGGATGGTTGATTTAAATACAATCAATACCGTTCTTCGTAAATTCTTAACTGCACCACGTTCACCTGGTTATCTTAATAATCCAAAATATGCTCATCTTCAGGAACGTAATATCGAAATGTATATGTCATCTGCGTGGTATAAGTCTCATTGGAGTTTCGAGAAATTAAAAGCTTACTATGCAAATATGCTTGATGATACTAAACGTTACTTCTGCGTTGGATTACCATATCAATGTGCCATACGAGAAGGTTTATTATCTCGTGAACAGGTCGAGGATGAAATGTCTGAGGCAGACTTTGATCCTACTGCATTTAAAATGGAAATGGGTGCTGAATGGTATGGTGATACTGATGGTGCTTTCTTTAAATTCGATGATATATCACCAAGAAGAAAAATCAGAAATTCTTTTTATCCTCTTGAAATTTATAAAAATCATCAAATTAAAATTCCAGAATTAGTTCCAAATGAAAAACGAATATTATCTGTCGATGTAGCTTTGCTTGCAAGCAAACGTCATAATAATGATGCTGCTGCATTAATAATTAATTCGGCTATTCCAACTGAAAAAAATGATTATATATCAAATATTGTATATGTAGAAACTCATGAAGGAATGACAACAGATGAACTAGGTATTCTTGTTATGAGATTATTTTATCAATTTAATTGTACTGATTTAGTATTAGATACCAATGGTCAAGGTATTGGAATTTATGATTTTATAATTAAACCTCAATATGATGCTGAATATGGTATTACATATGAAGCGATGACTTGTATTAACGATGATAATATGGCTGATAGATGTAAAATCAGAAATGCCAATAAAGTTATATGGTCTATTAAAGCCACAGCAGATTTTAACACAAAAGCTGCAATTGCTTTACGAGCAGGGTTTCAAAATGGCTCGATTAATTTACTTACTTCTGAATTTGAAGCTGAAGAGTTAGTTAAAAAGATTCGTGGATATACAAAAATGACAAATAAAGAACAAGCCATGTTAAAATTACCATATTTACAAACTTCGCTTATGGTAAATGAATTAATAAATCTTGACCATGAAATAAAAGGTACAAATATAAAAATTATTGAAAAGCCTGGTATGCGTAAGGATCGTTTCTCGGCATTAGAATATAATTTTAAAATCACTCAAGATTTGAGCATAAAATTAAAACCTAAAACCCAATCCCCATCCGACATAACAAAATATTTTCATGTCAGAGCACCAAAGAAATCTACTAGATACTCATAGAAAGGAGAAACATGGACGAACAAAAAATAGAAAACTCCTCTTCTACTGTTTCTCCACCTAAGAGAAAACGTGGAAGACCACCTAAAAATAAAAATGTAAATTCTACTTCTAATTCTTCTCAGAAAAAATCATATGAAATAGAATCTAAACCAACAGAAATATTGGTAAAAAATAATGATAAAAAAAAAGAAAATTTCTCATCTCGTCCTCGAATGATTAATTACGAAGAAGCAAAACAGTTACTTCTTCAGGATGTGAAAAAATCAACATCTCGCTCATTTACTCAGTACACAAAATCCCTTGTAAAACAGTATATGCAAAATCCACAGACTAATAAAGATCGTATTCGTGGATTATCACAGTATCTTTTCAGAGCAAGTACTCTGTATCGTAAAATTATTCTCTATTATGCGTGTATGCCTTTGTATAACTATTATGTAATAGAAAAAATAGATTTAACTAAAACATACAATGCAAACAAATCTATGAAAAATTACAATAATATCATACAAAAGTTACAACAGATAAATTTTAAGAACGAATTTGCTCAGATGATTGCATTAGCGATATTAAACGGTGCTTATTATGGTTTTGTATATGATACAGGAGATGGGCTATTCTTTCATTCGTTAGATCCTCAATATTGCAAAATCAAAGGTAAAGATGGTAATGGAAACTGGATTATAGCATTTGATATGTCATTTTTTTCACAGGGTTCAAATTCAGAATTTGTAGAAGGTGTCAATGGTGATACTACAGGTTGTTGGGATGAAATTTTTCAACAAGCTTGGCAAGAGTACCAATCTGACAAGCAAAATAAACGTTATGCAATTCTTCCGACTGAAAGAACTATGTGTTTATTGGCGAGTCTTGATGACGAATTTGATTTATGCTTGCCGTTTTTCTTGGGTATTTTTCTACTTCTTATGGATTGTGAAGATTATGCAGATATTATGGCTGATAAAACGGCTCTTGAAAATTATAAATTGTTAGTCAGTAAAATTCCATTTATGGACGGAAAAGATGCCGCAATTGATGATTTTAAACTTTCTCTCGAATTAAGTGAAGTTTTTCAAGATATGATTGATGCAATTTTACCATCAAATATTGGTTCAGTAAGATCTCCTATGGATTTGGAAGTTGTTGATTTTGAGAAGTCAAATACTACTTCTGATACTGATATGTTGTCAAAATCTATTGAAAATGTCTTTAACAATGCAGGTGCTTCACAATTAGTTGTTGCAGGTGGATCAAGCTCCAACTCTATTGGACTTAAACAGGCAATTGCAAACGATGCTTCTTTAACATTTACATGGGTTTCACGTCTTGAAAATAATTTCAATTATTGGCTAACACAAAATGGATACGATGGATATATGTTCTTCTTTCATAGGCAGACTTGGTATAACAGAGATGATTATATTAATGAATTAAAAGAGTCTGCAACATTAGGTAATAATCCTTTACTTTATCTTACTGCTCTTGGTCAAACTCCTTATGAAGTTGAATGTGGACTTAGAATGTCTATACAAAGTGGTATAAGGGATATGTTAGTACCGTTAAAAACAACCTATACCGATTCTGGTAATACTGGTGGTTCACCTACTAAAAGCGATGACGATTTAAGTCCAGAGGGTGTTGCTAGTCGTGAAGGTGAAAAAAATGAAGGAACTAAAGCAAATGAATAATTAAGGAGAAAAAGGATGAAACAGAATTTTATAAAGACATCGGATTCTGAAACAGCTTCTAAGATGATAAATCTTGGTTTTCAGAAAATTGATGAACAAAATGGTATTTATACTTTTTTGAATACTGGAACAATTCGGTTTTCAAATGATGATATAGATAAAAAGAAAATTCAGTACAGTAATATGCTGAGTATTTAGCCACTCTCTTATTGGGAGTGGCATTTATTATACCAAGAAAGGAGGAAGAAATGCAACATAAATATTTTACAGTAGAAGATTTAATTAGATTCTGTGAACAAAAGAAAATGTATAATTTTTCTTCAAAAGAATCTGGCAAACCTATTGTTATACAGGCAATTCAAGACTTCTCTTCTGCCGATGTTGAAGAAACGTCAGATAATAAGTTATATGCAAAAGTACGTGTGTGTCACACATTACTTAATCGTAACGGAAGTTATATATCAGAAGATTCTATGAAAGCAGCTATGCCTAGTCTTAAATATTCTCCATTGCTTGCAAATATACATCAGTTAGATGATGGAACATGGGATTTTCATTCACATGATTATCACATTGAAAAAGATGAAAATGGTAATGAGACGACTGTATATGATGAAAAACAGGTAGGAACTTTTACAGCAGATGAACCCTATCTCGAATATGACAAAGATATGGATAAAACATATGTTGTTGCTCGTGTAGCTATTCCTGAATCGTACACTCGTTGTGCTGATATTATTCGTGAGAAAAATGGTACGAAGGTAAGTTGTGAACTTATTGTCTATGAGTGTTCTTATAATGCAAAAGAAAAATATCTTCAGTTAGAAGATTTTGAATTTGCAGGCTGCACTTGCCTTGGTTCTGAAAAAGATGGGACACCTATTGGTGAGGGAATGCTTGGGAGTAAGATAACTCTTGAAGATTTCAGTGAAGAAAATAACAGCTTAATTAAATTTAATAAAAAAATGGTTGAACTACAAGCAAGGCTTGAAAAACTTGAGACTGCTTGTTTTGACAATAAAGAAAATAATTCTAAGGAAGGAGGAAACGAAAACTTGAATAAATTTGAAGAATTATGTCAGAAGTATGAAAAGACAGTTGATGATATCACATTTGATTATGAGAATATGTCCGATAATGAATTAGTCGAAGCGTTTGCAAAAGCATTCGATGAAACCGATTCTACTGATGATGGAAGTAAGGGTGTTGATACTCCTTCTGGCAGTGAAACAACTGCTGATGAAAATGAAGAAGGTGAAAATAATCCTAGTGAATCCAATTCAGATGAGAGTAAAAAAAGTGAAGCTACAGAAGACGAATCAAAGAAGAAAGTTAATAATGCGTTAACAAGAACTTTTGAAATAAGTCATGAAGATATTCGTTATGCTCTTTATAATCTTTTATCTTCATATGAAGAGGCAGATAATGAATGGTATTACATTACTGGGGTATTTGATTCATATTTTGTATATGAAAGTTGGGATGGTGGAAAAATCTACGGTCAAAAATATACAAAAGATAATAATACAGTTTCATATGATGGAGAGAGATACACATTACATAAAACATATCTTACAGATTCCGAATATGCAGAACTTGAGTCTATGCGTTCAAATTATACAGAGCTTAAAGAATTCAAGGAAAATGTAGAAAAGAATGAACTTCATTCTAAGAAAGAGTCTTTGCTCGCAGATGAAAAATATTCTGTTTTATCAGAAAATGAAGCATTTATAGAATTAAAGAAAAACATGGATAATTATTCTCTTGATGATTTAGAGACAAAGGCAAAAGTTATTTTTGCTGATTATGTATCATCTATTGGATCATTTTCTGCCAAACCTGAAGCTTCAAAAAGTCCAGTTCTATTTATGTCCAATTCTAATTCAGAAAAGGAATCCAAAAAGAAAGCACCTTATGGTGGAATTTTTGAGAAATATAATAACTAAAAAATTAAAAAATAATTGATTAGATCGGCTTTATGTCGGTCTTTTTTATTGCAAAAAATAAGGAGGATTTATTAATGGTAAACGCATATTTAAAAGCCGTAGAAAAGCACATTGTTGCAGAATCAACAAATCTTAGTGCAACAAATTATGGCAGACATATTTTTAATGTAAAAGCTTCTGAAGATATCGACAATGGAAAAGTCGTAGATATCGACAAGATGAAGTATGAGAAAAATGAATATTACACAATGGTTGAGCCTACTGCTACTTCTCGTGTAGGTTTAATTCTTTCAGTTGCAGTCGGTGCAGATGAAAAGCCTTTAGCTGCTACTTATGAATACAACTTCTATAACGGCAAGGATGAAATTATGAGGGTATATGAACTTGCAGCAGGTGATAGATTTACTATTTCCGCAAATGGTATCTCTGGAACTCCAAAGGTAGGTTCTGTAATTGAGGCAGAGGGTTACAACTTAAAGGTTGTTGAAGGAGAGTCTACTGCAACATTTAATGCTGAAATCATTGAAGAAATTAAGCGCACAGGTGGAACATTTTACAAAGTTATTGTTCGTAAGAATGGCTAATTAAATAAGGAGGACATACATAATGAAGAAGAATTTCTTAAATTTCAGTGCTGATATTAAGAGTGCATTTGAAAATGATGAAACAAAATATATGGGATTTTCACAGCTTTTAAAAGATTATGCCAAGGGTGAATTTGAGTCAGGTATTTCGAAGGCTGACGCAGACAAGGAAATCAAGGAAACTTTTAGACTTATCATGGGTCTTGATGAAAAGGCTTCTGCAAAAGAAATCCGAAATGCGATTAGACGTAATAAAAATGAGATTTTTGAGGTTATTGAAGATACAATTGAAGATCTTTTAACTTCTGGTTGGCAGGATAACGAATTCTTTAATGATTTTGTTGAAACAAAAAATCTTGCAATGGATGATACAAATGAATTTGAATCAGAGGACAAAACTGTATTAACAGTTGGTAAGCTTTCTGGTAATCATTGGGATCTTGATCGTCAGAGACTTGGTATTAATGAGACATTCCGTGTCCCTACATACTGGGTTGGACTTTCTGTATACGAGGAGTTTGAGCGTGTTATGACGGGTCGTTCAGATTGGTCAAAACTTGTAAATAAGATTTATGAGGCTATGGATCAGTATGTTCAGAGTCTTGTTTATAAGGCAGTGATCTCTGCTGGTACACAGGTTCTCCCTGGTTCAGAGCAGTTTTATAAGACAGCAGCTCTTGATAAAGCAGCTAAGACAACTTTCGTAACAATGATTGAGGATGTTCAAGCAGCTAACCGTGGTGCAGAAGTTGTTATCATGGGTACAAAGACAGCCCTCTCAAGACTTTTTGACCTTGCAGATGTATCTTGGATTAGCGAGGATGACAAGAAGGATCGTAGAAATCTTGGTCGCCTTGGTATCTGGGAGGGAACTCGTGTAGTAGAAATTCCACAGGTATTCGCAAAGAACGATACTTCTACAAAGATGGTAGATTCTAATGTACTTTTAATCATGCCTATAGCAGATAATAAGTTTATTAAGCTTGTATATGAGGGTGATTCTCAGATAAAAGAGGTAACTGATTCTACTGAAAAGAATGATATGACATATGAGTTTAAGTATATGACAAAACTTGGAGTAGGTACTATAGTAAATAGATACTTTGGTACATGGAATATTGTAGCCTAATATTGGCTTTTAAAACGAGAGTTTATATTTTATAGACTCTCGTTTTATTTAGATTGGAAAGAAAGGAATTTATATATGGCAGTAACTAAGAAAGCAACTAAGAAAGCAACTACAAAGGCAACTACTTCTACTGTTACAGAAACTGAAGTAAAAACAACTAAACCAAAAACATTTTCTCAGACAGATACAATTTTATGTAGGTCTGTAACCCCAGGTTGGCTGGGAGTTCCAGGAAAATCAGGAATGTATTATGTTTTTGCCAACTATGGAGATGAAACAGAAATAGAATATGGAGATCTTTTTGCATTAAAAAATAGTCATTCAAGATATATTTATGATCCTTTATTTGTCATTGAAGATGAGGAACTTTTAGAAAATCCTCGTTGGAAAGATATATCTGAATTTTATTCAGATAAAGTTTATGGAATGGAAGATATTAATAATGTATTAAATAAACCTAATAATGCTTTTAAAAATACACTTACAACACTTCCAAAAGGCTTATTAAAAGCAATTACTGTAGAGGTTGCAAAGCGTATTGAAGATGGTACTTTTGATTCTATTAGAAAAATCAAAGTTCTTGATGAAGTCTGTGGTACAGATTTCGGAAAAATGATTAATACGGCTGATTAAAAAGGAGGTAAAATATGCCTTCTCTAAACTATGAAGATATATACAAAAGAGCATTAACAATGATTAATGATCTTGAACTTGCAACTTATACAGAGGAAGATTTTTATAGTGTTCTCTGTGAATGGCTGCATACAACTGCTTCTTTTCCACTTCTTAGGAAAAAATTCAGTACTTATTCTTTTGATGATGAAATAATGAATATTAATTTTACATTAACAAACAGCGTAGATGATTTCTATGATTCCGAATTTGTTAAAACTATTTTGGCAAAAGGAATAATCATAAATTATTTCCCATCAAAATTAGAGAATACAAAGAATTTGGCAACTATGATTGGTGGCAAGGAAGAGAAAAAGCTTATAGATAATTATTCAAAAAATATGGAAAGGCTCACACAATTAAAGCGTGAATGGGAACTTGAATTGTCTCGTCATACTTATTACTTTGGTGAGTATGGTGGTTCTAATGGATAAATTAGTTCCACATAAATATGGAGAATTTAAAATTTCTCAAGTTAATTACTATAAGCAGAAATTACGAAAAAAAATATTCTGGTTAGTTTTATATACAGATAAAAACACAAAAGCTGATTTTGAAAATATAGATGTTGTGGAATATCATAAAAATCTATTATTTGAGATTTCTAACTGTAATAAACTACTACTCTATCCAAAAGATTTTGTAGAAATTATTAACAGTCTTGAATGTGCATTGTCTGTATTACAGTCAGAAAAATTTAATTTTAACAAATATAAGAAACTTGTATTTGATGCTGGGGCTTTGCTTCAGAGAATGAAAGTTGGTGATGAGTAATGTCTGCATATGATTTTTACCAACGAAAAATGAAAGTTAATGGAAACTCTAGTGGGAAGAATTGTTCCACCCTTGGCGAAAAATTAAAATCTGATTCAGATAAAATCATGGAACTTACGTGGAACAACGATCTTGCAGCAAAGACTTGTTATATCTACGACCATTTTCATGACGACTTCTTCACAGATGAACATGGAATTACACGTTCACTTGCTGAAGGTATGACATATGAAAATACCAATAAGACAAAGATTGACGCAAAGTTTATTATCAAATCTTATCAGTCAATGGATAAAGACCAAGTGGAATACTATCTTATGTTTCGTCCAAGTCAGCCTGTAAGATTCAATGAAGGTGATGCCCTTTACTATTATGAGACTGATTTTAGGAAACACTATGGAGCGACATTTCCAATAGGACTTTTCGTGGATGTTCCAGATGATAGAGGGATTTATCATAAGTGGATTATCTGTCGTGATGAACCTGCAAATCAGTTTCCAAAGTATTTGATTTTACCAGTAAATTATGAACTTACATGGATTGAAAAGAATAATGATAAACGTATCAAGAGACGTATGTGGTGTTGCTTAAGACAACAGAATTCCTACACTATAGGCACTTACACTGACCGATATTTTACACACACAGATAATCAGAATAAGATATGGTTGCCAATGAATTCTATTACAGAGAAGTTTTGGTACACTTCTGAAGATTCTAAAAATATGCGAGTTGTAGTAAGTGCTTTAACAGAACATCCTACCGTATGGACGGTGACTAAGGTTGAAAATTCAATGCCATTTGGTATTCAAAAGCTTACTATATATACGGCATTTTGGAATGAGCATACTGATTATGTTAATCTTGAAACAGGCGAAATGTATGCGGATTATTTCGATTCAGAAATCACCCCAACAGATCCAGATACTAAACCAACTCCATCACCAGTTACAAATATCTTGGCTACGATTACTTCATCAGCATCAACAATTAAAGTTGGTGGCTCTTATCGAACACTTAATATCAAACTTTCAAATAATTCTGGTGAAGATGTTACTGATACATTTGATAGTAAATCAAATTTTGATTGGCACTTTGAAATAGATGATGAAGAATATAAAAGTATTATCAGAAACGACATTTCTTTCTGCCAAATGAAAATAAAGTTTCCTGATGATTATGATTATGTTGGTAAGATTCTGACTATTTACTGCACTATTACAAATGAGACTATTACAATTGAAAGTAATAAATTACAATTAGAAATAACAGATTAAGGAGGTAATATGATAGAAGATAAAATAGTATCTAAAACTGATTTGCTAAATAAACTCCGAGCATATAGAAAAACTCCTGATGACGATAATATTGTTTACAAACAAAAAATTAAAAAGGCATTATTGTCCAATCCTTATCTGTTATATGCTCTTAATGAAAAAGATTTAGAATCCGAACTTTTTAATGATAAGGGAAATATAAATTGGGAATGGGATGAAAAAAATAAAAAATATGAACCGCTTGGAGAATGGGATAGATATTTTGGAAGCAATTCAAATATCCGTCCTTTTTTATTTATTCCAGATACTCAAACGGAAGTAAAACATTATATATGTTATCAAGTTGGTTTTGATGAAATTCCAAGATATTCTCAAATAAATAAAAATACAGAAATAACATTCACAATATTTGTTCATGGAAATGACCGTATGGATAAACTTACAGGCTTGCCTCGTCATGATTTAATAGCTTCTATTATACGAGAACAATTTAATTGGTCTAATATCTTTGGATTACAGACAAAATTAATCTCATCTAAAGAATCTATGACAGATAATAACTATGTAGTAAGAACATTGGTATTTCAGATTTATTATGATATTAATGGAATTACATATAGCCCGTTTGGTGAGCAATCGTATATAAGGAATAACGAATCTTGGCAATAGGCAAGGAAGAACATTATGAGAATGATGAACTAAAGATATATCGTGGTGAAGATTTTATAGTTCAAAAACATATTATCTTGCATCAACCTACATTGGGTGAAATATGTGATTTTTCAGAGAAAGATTATTATTCAATGTTGTATAACTTTACAGCTACGCCCCAATCTTTAAAAGTACAATTATGGGAAGGTGGAATAGATTATACTGAAATACAACCATTTCAATTATTCTATACACTGCTCTATAAAGCATTCCCAATTAAAAAAACTTCTATTATATTTGGAGATTTAGATTTTTCTAAATTTCAGGTTCGACAAAAAGAAGATGATGATTCAATTTTTTTGTATCAAGCAATTCCTACAGGGAATATCTATGAATTAATTGGTAGTAATATAAAAGGTAAAAAGTTACATCATTTTACAAGTTTAATTGATGCTGCAAAATTCGTTAATACAGATGAAGATACTTTAATAAATCAATTATCAGAAGATAATAGATTCGGCAATTATATCTTCGATGAGGTATCTTTAGAACCAGTAATAATAGATGAATTTACCTATAATATGATAATTGATTATCTTTGCAAAACACATTTCATTGAAAGAGATTTTAGAATTCCAGCTAATAATTCTACTAAAATGGTATTAATAGAAGATGCAAAAGAAGAAATGGAACGAGCAAAAAATAAAGAATATCATTCTCAATTAAAAAATATGATATCCGCTATGATCAACTCAGAAGGATTTAAATATAATCATGAACAAGTTTGGAATATGAAAATTAATGCGTTTATGGATGCAGTTAAACGTATAGGAAAAATTAAAAATGCACAATTATTGTTGCAATCTGGCTATTCTGGTTTCGGAATAAGCTTTGATGATATAGACAAAAAACAAATAGATTGGCTTGGAGAACTCGACTAGAGTTCTTTTTTATTGCCACAAAATTATTAAGGAGGAATAAAAATGGCTAACTTTAACCCAAATGAATTAATTCTTGAGAAAATTAGAGCCGTAGAGGAATATGATCCTGCTACAATGGAGCTTACTGGTAGATATACACAGGTCGAAGATCCATCACTTAAGACAAGCGCTGATGGTACAGATGTTACTGATGCTATGGGTACACCAATTCAGACATTCTATCAGGCACAGAAAGGTACATTTGATTTCACTAACTCACTCTTTTCTCTTGACCTTGCTGCTTCACAGTTTGGTTCAACAAAGGCTGTAGCTTCTGATACAAATAAGATTAAGATGCCTGTATCTGAGACAATTGCAATTGGAGCTGGTGCAACTGTAGAGCTTAAATATGTTCCAATTGGTACAAAGGGTGCAGAGGTTAAGTATGTTAAGGTTATTAATGACAATAACACATTCGGTAAGACATATACTGTATCTGCTACAAAGGGTGAAGACAAGTTCACTATTGATGCAGCTAATAGAACAATTACTCTTCCAGAGGGAACAACTGGTCGTGTATTTGTAAACTATGAGAAGGAGACAGCTACAGCAGTTCAGGTAATTAAGAGAACTGATGGTGTACCAGAGGTTAAGACACTTCTTATCCATGCAATCTTCCACGATCCATGTAATAAGAACCTTGTATATGCTGGTGTTATCCGTTGTCCAAGAGCACAGATTGATCCATCAAGCGTAGAGCTTTCTCTTAAGTCTGATGGTAAGCATCCAGCTTCTTATGTTCTTAATAAGGAGTACTGTGCTGAGGATGGTAAGCTTTTCGATATCTTAGTATCTGAGGACTAATTTAAAAAATAAGAGTGGTTGAAATATACCACTCTTATTATGAAAGGAATTATTATATGTCATTAGAAAATAACGCAATTTGCACAATATGTGGAAAACCTTATAGAGTTTGTCATACATGTCAGAATATTAAAACTTATACTCCTTGGAGAACAGTAACTGATACTCTTCCACACTATACAATTTATCTTGCGATTTATGAATATAATAAAACAAAAGATAAAGCAAAAGCAAAAGAAGAATTATTAAAATGTGATTTATCCGAGTTGGATAGTTTTGATAAAGATATTAAAAAGGTCATTAATGAAATTTTAGGAGATAATAAAAAGACAGTTAATACTACTCCTAATAAAGAACAGACTTCGAAAACTGATAATAAGTTGGTACAGAAGAAATGATTATATTGAATAGTAAGTTAAATTTTTTAATTGTATAGGGTTACGCATTTACTATTCAGTATTTTGTGTAGCCCTATTTTTTACGTTTATTAAACAATATATAAACAGAATGGAGTGAACGGATATTAAAGAATATAGTGACGTATTTAATTGGGAATATGATTCAGAAGATGTAATTTACATTCCTAATATGACTCAAAATTGTATGTATTTAAGTTCACCTTTGTCGCGAGGGAAATTAGTTGATATTTTCCCAGGCAGAAATAAACGTGTTGTTTTTGCATGGTTAAGATCAAAAGAAATAAATGAGTTATATAAAGAATGGAATAGTAAGAAAATTGATGAAGAGGAGGACTAATTAATGAAAGATTTTTTAGGAAGCTTAGATTGGATGACACTGCTCTCTGCTATTTGGACAGTAATTTTAGTTCCAATTGGAACACAGATTTATAAATATCTGAAGACAAAGAAACTTGATAAGTATGCTGATATCCTTATTAGAGAAGTAAAGAATGCAGTTAAATGTGTGTATGAGACTGAGGTAAAGGATATAAAAGGTACATCTGATTGGACAGACGAGAAAAAGCAAGAAGTTTGTGAAATTGCAAAGGCAAAAGCTATTCAGGCATTAAACAAATCAGTTTATGAGTGCTTGAAACAGGCAAATAGTGACTTCGATGAATATCTAAATAGTTTGATTGACACGAGTTTGTACGATCTAAAACATGAAAACTAAATAACTAAATATAACAATTTAGAGACTCAAAAGAGTCTCTTTTTTATTACAGAAAAATATGGAGGTAATTACAAATGGCAAGTTATAACATACATGGTGGGCATAATCCTAAAGGTAAAATTGCTTGTGGTGCTGTTGGATTACTTGATGAATCTGAACAGGATCGAATCATAAAAAATAAAGTTATCTCAATTCTTAGAGCAAACGGACATACAGTATATGATTGTACTGAAGATAATGGCACATCGCAGAGAGATGTACTTAAAAAGATTGTTGCAAAATGTAACGCTCATAAAGTAGATCTTGATGTATCTATTCATTTTAATTCAGGAGCAAACGATACAAATGGAAATGGAGCTACAACAGGTAGTGAGGTATGGATTTACAAAAATAGTTCTTCATCAAAAACAGCAGCTCAGAGAATTGTAAATAATTTGGCTTCTGTTGGATTCAAAAACAGAGGTATAAAAACAAGTACAGGATTATATGTACTTAGAAAGACAAAATCACCTGCTTTACTTGTAGAGGTTTGTTTTGTAGATGATAAAGATGATTACAATTTATATATTAATAACGTAGATAGAATCGCCAAAGCTATTGCGGATGGAATCGTTGGTGTAACACTTTCTAGTGGGAATAGTACTTCGTCTACGCCTGCCCCAACTCCTACAACTACTAATCAGTTGTATAGGGTTAGAAAATCATGGTCTGATGTAAAATCACAGACTGGTGCTTATAAAGACATAAGTAATGCAAAAAGAGAATGTCCAAATGGATATAGTGTATTTGACTCCAATGGCAATGTTGTTTATACCAATGGAACAATTCAAGCAACAAATACTGCTCCAACTGTAACAGCTAAACCTAGTGCGCCTGCAAGTTCATCTTCTACTACAAGTAAATATTATCTTGCAAATGCAAGAGTAAGAGGTTGGCAATCTGCAATGAATAAAGGGTTTGATCTCAAAGGAAATAATAAACTTGTTGTAGATGGTAAATTTGGAGAAGCTTCACAGTCATGTGCTTCAAGCCATAATCTGTGGAGTGGACAGAAACACAACTGCCCGACAGCAATCAAGTGGCTCAGAAAAACATTACATGATACATACAGATTTACAAAATTACCAATCACAGGTAAATGGGATGCATATCTTACAACATGCGTAAAAGTATTTCAGAAGAATCGTGGACTCACTCAGGATGGTCGTGTTGGACTTGTTACTACTTATTACTTATTAAAAGGGTGAGTGTGTAATATAAATGGACGAGATAAAAGCATTAATAAATTTAGATTTTCCAACCGTCATCTTGGGTGTATTTATTATCATCTTAGGAATTGATAAGATAATATTTTTACTTCAGAAAGCGAAGAAAGCTTTACGTGTAAAACTTGGTTATGAAATTGATAAAGAGACTCTTGACAAAAGAATAGCCACGCTGGAAAAACATGATAACTGGCAATACAAAGAGATTACTAAAATGTCTAAAGGTATTGAAAATATTGAATCTGAATTATTAGATAATAATTTAGAGAGAAAACGAAAATACATTTTAGATTTTTGTTCTTCTCTTTCCAATGGTCAAAAGCAGAATAAAGAAGCTTTTAATAATGTATTCAAAACATACAAAAAATATGAAAAGCTTTTAAGTGATCATAATATGGAAAACGGTCAAGCAGAAGAAAGCATAAAGTTCATTTCTGAGAAATATCAAGAATGTTTAAGAAACGGCAATTTTTAGCAACATTCTTTTAATTATATCACAAAAATTACCAATTCTGGTTAATATTTTCTTATGTATTATATGAATATACAAAATAATTCTAAGCATACTACATTACATGAAGAATAAAGTTGGTGAATATAGGTATAAACAGAATATATCAATATCAGAATTGTCCAAGAGATGCGGACTATCTTCTACTGCTATTTCTAATTTAGAAAATGGATATACTTCTGATATTTTATTATCTCATGCAGTCGCTTTATCTCTTGCGTTACATGTAGACTTATATGAATTATTTTGTATAAAGAGATAAAGGAGATGTATGCCTATGGGAATGTATTACAATGTAATTTGTGAAGAAATCGAAATAACAGGTGGAAAAGTAATTCATATTGACAAGAATTTAGGGAATATGAATGATGTCCATAAACTTGTCTGTGAAAATATCAGCAAATATCCAAACGCCAAATGGGAACTTTATTCTATGATACTTAATAACTAAAACCAATACATACCACAATTAAATATAAGAAATATGAAAGAGCGGTTTCTTCGGAAGCTGCTCTTTTGTTATGTAAAGGAGTGAAAGGAAATAGCACAGAATCCAGGAAAGATTTTTGAACAGTCGATTAAAGATTCTGTCCCAAATACGTGTTGGATTTATCGTTTCAGGGATAATGCAGCATCGTTTGGGAATGGAAATAATACTAGATTTGCTAGTAGTAATATTTGTGATTATCTTTTATTTGATGATGATTCAAGGACATTGTATTTGCTCGAATTAAAATCAACTCAATCAACAAGTCTGCCATTATCAATGATTAGAGATAATCAGATTAAATCTCTGCAAGAAGCAAGTGAACATAATCTTGTCGCAGGATTTATTTGTAATTTTAGGAATGAAAACAACGACACATTCTTTATAGAAATTTGCGATTTCGTAAAGATGATGGAGAATATAAATAAGAAGTCGTTCAATATTAACGACTTGAAAAATAATAATGCTGTTCAAATAAATAGCAGAAAGAAACGAACTAGATATACATATGACATTCAGAAGTTTGTCAACGAGTCACATTTGTAAAGGAGAAAAAGGAATATGAAACTTTTAGAGTTTGTAGAAAAGTATAACAACATGGCAAATAACACATTAAAGGAACAGTTATTAAGTAAAATCAAAATCACCCCATATGTATCAATTATCAAGAAAGATGCTTACGCACAGTTGATTGTAGATAAGACAACATTTGAGCAGGAATCTTATGATGATAACGGAGTAACAAAGTATCGTAAAACAGATAAGATTAGAGTAAATTCTGTTGGTCAGTATGTACAGTTTTGTCGTGCCGTGATTGAATTATATACCGATCTTGAGATTGACGAGGATGATAAAGGATTCATCAAGGGATATGATGCACTTAAATCATCCGGCTTACTTGATATTTTAATGGTTGGTTCTGATAAAGCCGATCCACTTATTCCTATGAGTGAATTGAGTGAGTTTAAGACCATTTTAACAATGAAACAGTCAGATACTCAGTTTAATGAGACAACTACTCAGGCGTTTATTAACAAACAGATTGGAAGGATTTCTGATTTGGCAAATGCTACTCTCACACCACTTATGGACGTTGTAAGTAAGAAACTCGATGAGGTTTCGAAAGAAGATTTAGATAAGATTGTTGAGTTTGCTAAGAATGGTGGATTTAAAGAAGTCTAAGTAAATTCAAATTTCTTTGGAGGATTTATATGATTGAAGGAATAATTTATGGACTTATTGGTGCATGGTTTCTCAGTCTATTTAGAGTTGATAATATCTTTGTAGAAGCGTTGCAGCCATTTGTGAATTTCACATTAACAACAAGTCATTATTATTTCGTATTTGGATTTGTTTGCATGGTATATGGAATTGTATATTATTTAAGAAATAAAGATTAAATATTAGGCTCTATGCGTGTCAAAGCGTATAGGGTTTTTCTTATGGAGAGTGGTAATACTGCTCTCCTATTTTAGTGTAAAAATAGTGAAATTATAGTGAATTTTTTGGAGGTGATTAGATTGGGACTAAATAAAGACACTATTAAATATTTGGAAAAACAGGCTCAGAAAAAAGCTTCCGAATTGGCACACGAAGCTCAACAGAGATTAACAGATGGTTATGTGTCGTTTATTGATTTATATTATAGCGATTATACACCACAACAGTATGTAAGAACACATAACTTATACAGGTCTTATAACAAATTTTATAAAAATAGCCACGGTACTATTTTTTATGGTGGCGTTGAAGTAACACCTGAAAGAATGTTTGATAACTATGACCAAATTACACCTTCAGATCTTATGTCGGAATTTATTTACAATCCGAAAGGCACTTATCATGGTTGGTATAACATTCCTGCTAGTTTCAGTGTGTATAGAGAAATGCATAAGTATCATGAGCGATTAAAAGATGAATATAGAAAGCGTTGTACAGTTTAGAAAGGATGTGAATGAATGGCTAATTCAGATATTATCAAGATTGGTTTTGACTACAGAGCGAGTCTTGAACAATTTGAAAAAGAAACAAATGGTGTATTTGAGGGAATTAGTGATAAAGCTGGTAAGCAGAAAATCACAATTCAATTAGATGCAAAAGATGATAAAGTAATTGATAAAATAAAGGAATTACAGAAACTTAAATTAGATAAGTTCACATTCGAGTTTGGTAATTCTGGATTAAAAGAACAGCTACAGACATTTGATAAATTAGAGAATAAGATTAATGAGATTATTAGTTTATCAAAAGGAATTGACTTATCATTTAATACCAAAAACAAGACAGAAGCTTATAACCAATTAAAAAAATATGCAGATGCTTTTAAAGACTATTATGGTAATGAAGAAGCAATGGCTACAAATGCAGGTGCAAAGGTTGGTTATGCGTATTACAAAGCCTATGAAGAAGCATTGCGAAAAGGTGTTGCACAAAGTAAATTAGAAAAGGTAACTATTGATTTTGATGTAAACGATTCAATTTTTAGTAAAGAGAGAATCGTAGAAAATAGAATTAAAGAGTTTGAAAATTTTCAAAAGTATGGCAATGCCGATGAAAGTAACTTAATTGCAGAAATTACATTACTAGAGAATCGGCTTTTGAAATTTAATTCTGCTTATTCTCAAGTGAAGGCTAATTTAGGTGATGCACCAATTACACCCGAAATCACAAAAAACATTGAAGAATATGTTAGGTTATTAGAAATTGCAGAAAGCAGAGCAAAAGATGCAGAATTATTTGGATATTCAAGCGAAGATATCAATTCGGATAAAGACCTTGCAAATATGTATCTTGACTTTGCAAAAGAAGATGCAACTACCGAAAACAAAAAATATATTGAATCATTAAAACAAGAAGAGACACAAGCTATTGCTACTGCTGAAGCTGAACAGAAATTAGCAGAAGCTCAAAAGGAAACAGTTTCTAATACTTCTAATTCAAATAATTCTCAAATTGAAGAGTTAAAATCTGATATTCAAGAAGTAAAAACTGAACTTGGTGATGTAAAAGATAGAATTTCTTCTATTGAATCGAATGGTTTTGAAAATGTACGAGATGATGTTGAAAAGACAAAGGAATCTGTAAAAGAACTTAACAGTGAACTTACAGAAATGAAATCCAACCTCTCTTCTACTTCACAAGAATCGAATATTTCATCTGGAACGAAAGACGCATTTCCTAAGACCTCTGAAAACTTAGAACAGGTTGCACAATCTGAACAAAAAGTACAGCAAGAAGCTGTGGCAACTGACAAGACACTTAATAATATCAGTTTTACTCCTAATACAGAGGGGTTTGAAGATATAATTACCAAGTTTGGAATACTTCGTGAACAGGCAGAACAAATTACAAAGATAGTTAAGACCACTAAGCAAACTGCCGATGGTACACCAAATATTTCGTATAAGGCAACATTAAAAAATGGCAGTTCTTATTATCTTGGTGAGAATAGTACACCACAAGTTTTAAATGCAAGTGAAACAGTATATGATGCAAAAGCAGATAACACAAAGAAACTTGAGCGAGAAAAACAGATTTGGAACGAACTTACGACTTCTCTTGATAGATACGCTACTCTTCAAAAGAGAATTACAAGTAACAATGCTTTAAGTACAGACAATGAGGAAGCAACAAAACTTCTTGAACATATTCATGAATTACAGAGAAATGATGTTCTTCCAACAGAGAAATTAACTGCTTCTAACGAAAAATTACAACAGATAAATCAAACTGTTACAGATTTAAAAGCAAAACTCAAAGAATCTACTCTTGATTCTTTACAAGGTTCTATTGATAAGTACCAGAAAATCTATGATCAAAGAAAAACCTATTCTTCTGATTTTACTCCAAGTGAACAATATACCAAAAACTTAACTGAGCTAGATACAGCAATTGGAAATCTCGTAGAGTATAGAAACACATTAAAAAATGTTAGCGAAGTTACCGTAAAACAAGAGGCTGAATTAAAAGGATTGGTTACGGCATGTGAAAAAGCTTCTGATTCTTTTAAGTCACTTTCTGCCTCTGAAAAAGGTGCAAGTCAGATTGCTATTGATAAATTAGTTCAGAGAATTAATAAGGATTTAGATGAGTGTACAAATTACTCTAAGGAAGCAAAACTTGGATTAAGAGCATTGCGAGACGAATTAGAGTCTGCCAATCCAAGGAATCTGAAAGAGATTACATCTGAAATCATTAATATTGAAAATGCGGAAATCAGAGCTGGTCGTGCTGGCAGAAGTTTCTTTGATACATTAAAGAATAGCGGATTCCATCAGATTGCTGCTCAGATGGCAGGTATGTTTGGACTTTATGATGTTATTAATATTGGAAGGCAAGCTATTTCAACAATCGTAGATCTTGACGATGCTTTGCTTGACTTAAAGAAAACCACATCAATGTCTAGCACTGAATTAAAAAATTTTTATTATAGTGCAAATGATGTAGCAAAGCAAATGGGTGTAACTACCAAATCTATTATTGAGCAAGCTTCTGCTTGGTCAAGACTTGGATATAGCTCAAATGAACAAGCTACAGAAATGGCAAAATTAAGTTCAAAATTTGCTTCTATATCTCCTGGTATGGATACAGATCAAGCCCAAGAAGGTATGGTCAGTATTATGAAGGCTTGGCAAATCAATCCTGAAGATGTTGAAAAAGAAATATTAGATCCTATAAATCAACTTGGAAATAAATTTGCCGAGAGCAATGATGATATTGTAGAAGGTATGAAACGTTCAGCCGCAGCTCTCGCAGCAGTTGGTACTGATTACAAAGATGCTTATAGTTTATTTACAGGTGTCCAAGAGGTTCTTCAAAATAGCGAGGTTGCAGGTCGTGCCCTTCGTTCAATTTCAATGCGAATTCGAGGTTATGACGAAAATAGCGAGGATGGTTTTGAACAAACTGATGATGAACTTAAGAATATTACTGGTGATTTAATTGACCTTACCAAAACAGCACAACATGCGCAAGGTGTATCAATTTTTAAAGAAGGTTCTACAACTGAATTTAAAAGCCTTGTAGATTATTTTGGAGAAATTCATGATATTTGGGATGAGATGTCTCAGAAACAGCAAAATGACTTCCTTCAGAAAGCGTTTGGTAAGACACAGGCACAAGCAGGTGCGGCACTTATCCAAAACTATGACGCAGTTAAAGAGGCACTTGCTGAAATTGATAAAAGTGCAGGCAGTGCAGACAAAGAGATGTCAACTGTGGAGCAGACACTTTCATATAAAATTAATGCTCTTAAAGAAACTTGGGTGGGCTGTGCTCAACAAATACTTGATCGTGGAGATTTAGGTATTGCAATAAGTGGTCTTAATGGCGTGTCAAAAGTTATTACTGGATTAATTGATAATGTAGGATTACTTAAGACAGCAGCTATGGGAGTCGCAGCGACACTTTTATTTAAAAATGTCGGTGGGAATAAAATGCATTTCCCGATGAATATACTCGACAACATACATAATTTACTTTGGATACAAAGGTTTAGAGTATGTTATCCGTGAGATACACGGTGATAAACACCCTATAACGTCTGAATAGACTTGTATGCCATAAACATACAACTGGGAATTACGTCAAACTCACACTACTCTCCTATTTTGGTAACAAATTAGGCTATAGTGACAATGTGTGAACTCGTATGGTCAGGTCGGAAGCTTCCTTATTATAAGGAATAACCGCCACAGTAATGCTATGGGTGAGATTCAGTATATGAAATGATACTGATGAGAATAGACATTCGGTGCTATTATGGATCGTAGCCATAAAATTATGAGTTAGGAACTTATCTCCTACTTCTACGTTAAGTTTGAACCAACTGTTCCTTGGTAGATAAGATGGAACAAAAAGAGAATAATAAAATAGGAACTGCTCTACTCAGTCCCTACTTCATTTCGCTCGTGCAAGTCAACCTCTAAAGAGGTGTCATCGTATTGAGCTTTTATGCTAACTTCTTTATATTCACAAATTTTATCTGTAATGTGTTGGATTGTATTGCACACAAAGTATACAGACGTTCCAAGCAGAGCACATACAGAGATAACTGCAATAAGTTTATATAAAGAATTGCACTTAACAGCATATTTAATCATCTTACTCATAACAGTCACCTCCTATCGTTGTCTTTGTTTTGAACATCGTACTATTGATAGGTTGGTGTTTGTTTGAGGAACACCATTTTTAAAATAGAAGTGACTGTATTTTCATTTGAAGCTGTAAGTGTATTATATATCAAATTGGAATATTCTGGTAGAGAGAACATATATTCCAAGTAAATCTCGATTTCAATTAAAAAAATAAAAATGACACTACTCTATTTTGAGCAATGCCATTTTGTAAGGAATATATCTTGCTTGATATAAACATATCATAGCATATATTCTGTTATTTGCAAATACTTTTTCTGTTTCAAACAGAGAATAATAAAATAGAGAGCAGTCGTGATGACCTGCCCTCAATTATGGAAAAAAGGAGAAATAAATATTTGGCTTATACAAAAAGTAGATTATTTACGAAAGATTTTTCTAGTCTTGGTGAACATTTGTGATAAAGACTTGGTTTGGGAATCCGTATAGTCTTTACACTTGTTAACAGACAGAACATTTTGTCGATTGCAACGAATTATGTATAATATATATTGCAATATTTCTTGTCTAATGTTATTATTTTTATATAAAACATAGGAGGTCAATCATTATGGCAAGAGGTAAAAAGAAACTTACATTAGACGAGCAGTTGGCAAAAGTAACAGCAGAAATTGAAGCAACAGAAGCTACTCTTACAGAATTAAAAGCAACAAAGAAAGAGCTTGAATCACAGATTCATCAGCAGAGACTTTCTGAGTTAGACGAGCTGATTCAGGAAAAAGGATTAAGCTTTGATGAAATAAAAACAATGTTGAATAAAACAGAGTAAATATAAAGAGTAGTCGGTTGACTACTCTTCTTTCATGTTCGTTTGTAAACATACGTTCTGAATAGTATTCTGTCGATTATTGGTATATAATGGTAATATTAAATACTAATGATTGGGGAATTATTATGACAAACTCAGATTATATATTATTTTTAGATGAAAGCGCAGAAACAAAAACAAATCCATATTTGTTACTTGGTGGTATTATAATATCAAGAAATGATTATAAAAAAAATTTAATACCATCTATCCAAAATACAAAATCTATTTTAGGAAATTCCAACATTGTATTTCATTATACTGACATTCTTAAAAAGCAGAAAGATTTTAAGATTCTATGTTCAAATACTGACATGCAAACTAAGTTTTGGACTTCACTAAGAAAAAGTATTGATGAAACAGATTTTAAAGTAATAACTGCATATACAAATGTAAAGGAGTATCTTAAGGAATATCCTGAATTATCTCATGATATATATGAGATACTCTTCTCTTCTGTAATAAATAGTTATATATATTTTTTAATAAAAAATAAGGCTCGTGGAAGTATAGTGTTTGAATCAAGAGAAGAAACACAGAATAGAAAAATACAAAAACATTATTTTAATATTTTGCAAAATTGCACTAACATTTACATTCCAGAAGCAATTGATAAATATATAACCACAACGAGTTTTACTGTAAAGGAAGAAAACAGTATTGGGTTACAAATGGCAGATATTGTTGCATATAATTGCATAAGATATATCAATGGGTATAAAATTCAACATTCTATGTGGAATGTTTTAGAATCAAAAATATATGATGGCTACAAAGAAAATACTAATTCATATGGGTTAGTAAAATTATTTTAATATTGACAACAAGTTTATTATTTGATATAATACTTCTTACAAACAAGGAAATGGGTGTCCATTAGCCTTGACTTGTACCATATCAAACAGAAATGGGTGTCCATTAGCTGATAGATATGTGACATCAGGAGGAATTAAACAATTGTCTTTTGACATGCGTTTATCGCAAGAGGTAATACAGAGTCATATTTTTATGGCTCTGTATTATTTTTGTTGTGTAAACAAAAAGAGTAGCAATTTCTCACTACTCTTCGCTCTTATATGTGTTCATTTGTCAATTATGGTCTACATTAAATCTGGTATCACAATCTTTGCATTGATAATTAAATGCAGGAAATACTTCTTTTTCATTATCATCAGGACTCCATGTAGGAATTGCTGATTTATCTCTTACCTTATTGCTAATAACTATTGGTTGCAATTCAATAATATTACTACTTTTACACCACGGACAAAACATATCAATCAACCTCCTTTATAAAAAATAAAAACGTTTTATTTGTTAGTACCATTGTACTACCACATTTATATAAAGGATAGTCTAAACGTATGTTTTGTTAAAGATTAACAAATTACCATGTATAACCACAATTACCACACTTAAATGTCTTGTTAATCTTCTTACTGAAGATACCGAATGCAGCTATCGAAGCTCCACGCTCTATACCACCTATCTTACGGATATTGGTTGATCCGCAGGTCGGACATTTAGGAATATTTTTTTGCTTATTATTGATTGTATGTTTCTTTATTCTATCGAAATACTCTTCGTTTGAGTCATTATTACTGTTTATAATACATGCATTAAAATAATCTTTAGGCTTGTTTATAATAAAATCATTCACCATTTTGTAAATAGGATCTTTCAATAATTTCTTTTTTGAAAACATATTGGCATTATTTATTTCTCGAATGATTTCTTTACATTCTTTTTCAGAAATAAAATCTATAGATTTACATTTATCACATTCTATATCTTTATCAAATAGCTCTCTTCCACATTTTGAACAATATTTCATGGTTAGTCTCCTTAGTTTATATAACTCAAACATATATAAACTATTGTATCATAGTATGACATTCAGAACAATAGACGAAAATGCTACAAATAATATAAACAAATATGGAATAAGAAATTCAAGCTTTGCAGATATAGCTAATGCTTATAACGCTGGTGGAATAAAAGGTGTTGGAAATTCATTATCGTCTTTTATAACATCCAAAGATTTAAGTAACATTAAAGAATTTAACAGATTGGTCTCAGAAGAAGGTGTGTCTTCACAAACAGCATGGTATAAAACTATGCAGACAAGTTCAAATGCGGCAAAAGAACTTTTTGATAATGAAGAAAATTTGGTAAAATCAGGAAATTCTGTAATACTTTCTGAAAAAGCTATATCTACTGCAACAAATACTATGACATTTTCTGCTAAAGCAGGTCAAGTGGCTCTCAAAGGTCTTGCTCTTGCTGGTAATATGGTTGTAGGAATTTTAGCAGGATTCGTAATATCTAAAGCCATCGAAGGATTGGATAATCTGGTTCATGCAGCCGACAATGCAAAGGAATCAGCCGAAAGTTTTTCAAACTCATTCAGTTCGATGAATGACGAATTTAATTCTAATAACAGTAAATTGTCAGATTTACAAAAGAAATATGATGAATTATCTAAGGGTGTAAATTCATTAGGAGAAAATGTTAGCCTTACAACTGATGAATATGATGAGTATAAACAAGTTGTATCTGAAATTTCAGACATGATGCCAAGTCTTCTTGCTCGATATGATGATGAGGGTAACAAAATCGGTTTTGTTCAAGGTAAACTCAGTGATTTAAACGCTGAATATGATAAATACAAAAAGAACAAAGCAATGGATCTTGTTAATGGCGAAAATGATAATGGTGATTCCATCAAAGATGTATTTAATAATTACCAATATCAAACTGCACATATAGATGCAAATGGTAATGCTGTTGGAAAAAGAAAACTTATTGGTAGTAGTAATTATGAGAAAATAGGTCAATTACAAGCCGAAATTAATAGTGGTTATGATGGTGTTTTTGGTCAAAATAAACTCACTAATGCAGATATTGAAAAGAAAACTGCATTAATCCAAAAATATCAATCAGAGATTGATGCAAGCGTGTCTGCTATTCAAGATGCGTTGTCTGCTATTGCTCAATCTGGTGATGAGTATTATAAGTTATCTGATCAAGAGCAGCAATTCCTTGATACATATATAAATAGTCTGTCACAAGATTTTATAGACGAGAATAATCTCACCAACGAAACAAATGCTAGAACATTCATAAATAATCTTATTAATGATATCGAGTCTAGTAAGCCAGAAATAATGAAAGCTTATAATGATTTGTTCTCATTTAATATTGATGATACAGATCTTAGTCCAGAGGAAGTCCAAAAAAAGGTCAATGAATTAATTCAACAGCTTGCAAAAGCTTTAGGTGAAAATAACTGGAAAGATTTAAAGATAAGATTAGGATTTGAATTTGTAGATGATAATGTAAAAAATTATAAAAATACACTCAAGCGTTTCAAAGATTCTGACAAGATTAAAGACTTCTTCAACACAGAAGGTATCAATACTCAGAAAGAAATTGATGCATTTAATGATGTTACTAAAGGTATTAATGATGCAGATGAAGCCATTCAAGAATATGAGCAAAGTATACAACAAGCTCAAACTGATACAGAAGAATTAGGTAATACTTTAGCGAATATAAATAAGACCAAATCAGGAATTGGTGGATTATTTGATAAATACGAACAGAATGAAGGATATCTTACACAAGATGAAGTAGCTTCAGTACTTGAAACTAATCCAGAATATATTCAGTATCTTGTCAAAGTTGGCGATCAGTATAAGCTTAACGAACAGGCTCTTAATGATTGGAACGAAGTAAACAAAGAGCAAAAACAAGAAATCAATAATCAGATGGGTGGAAATGATTATCTCAGCAATTATTCTCCATTACTTGATAGTATTCAAGATAATGCATCACATCCGAATGGTGGTGTTGGAAATACAAATATTGGTTCTCAGTTAGACGATTTGATTAATAAAAATAAAGAATGGAACACATCTTTACAAAATGGCGAAATCACAACTGCACAATATTTTCAAAATATATCTAATGCTATCACTAATAGTGGGCTTGAAGACGCTCTTCATTCTCTTAACGGTAAATTTGATGATTCGACAGATTATATAGAAGAAACCGTTAGTGTATTAGCTACTCAGTTATCAGACGGATTAGCACAGTCTACCAAACGCTTTGAAGAAGGACAAACAAGTGTTCAGGATTATATTGAAGAAATAAATGCTGGTTCAGATGCAGAGAAAAAGTTATTAGCTTCTACCTATGATTTAAATATTAGTCAAGAAACAGGAAAAGCTAGTTTAGATGGACTATCTGGCGCTGCTCTTGAAGCTGCTCAAAATTATAATTCGTTAGTTGATTCTCAAAATGCTTTGGCAAGTACATCTGGTTTTGTAGATGTATTATCTCAAAATGCAGAATTTTTGTCACAGTATACAGATGAAGCAGGAAATCTCATGGATAGTATATTTGATGATAGTCGTTTCAACGATTATATATCAAACATGAGCAATTCGATTGTAGATTTTGCAAATCAGAATACAACTACAATGGGTGACGTAGCAAATTGGTTAGCGGAAACTGCTGGTATAAGCACAGATCAAGCGACTTCAATAATTGCTCAAGGTGGAGAAGCTGTTCAAGAAGCAGTTGGTGGTTCGTTGAATGGTGTTCAGAGCATGACAAGTTTTGCGATGAGCCAAGTTGGAACAGCCGCAGGTAATGCTGCAAGTGCTGTTGGTAGCGTTTTAAGTAGTCTTGGACAAATGATTAGTAGTTTTAGCTATAAAATTACTGCTAAACCTTTTATTCAAGGAAAATCTAAATTTGATTGGAATCCAAAAACAGGATTTGATGTATCCTTGCCTACATTTGGATTTGATATAAAAGGCTCAGGTGGAAAAAGTGTTAAATCATTCTCTACAAGTTTAGGAAAAGCTGGTGAAGCATTAAATAAATACGGTGCTTCTCAGAATGCTTCTGCTGCTTTTAATAATATTAATAGTTATAAACCTAAGAGAAAATTATCGGCAAACAAACCATCTTCATATCGTCCAACTTATAAACCAAAATCTTCTGGCAAATCTGGAGGTGGTTCAAAATCCCCAAGTTCAGGCAGTGGTTCAGGTTCAGAGAAAGAGCCAACAAAGAAGGACTACGATTGGATTGAGACACTTATCTCACGTATCAATCGACAAGTTTCAAATCTTGGCAAAACCGTATCAGCAACCTACAAGACTTGGAGTACACGTAATAATGCACTCGCTCAGGAACTTGGATCAGTTAATCAGCAGATTTCAGCCGAGCAACAGGCATACAACAAATATATGCAGTTGGCAAATTCAGTTGGTCTGCCAGAAGGATATGCTTCATTAGTCCGTAATGGTACGATTGATGTCTCTACTATTCAAGATGATGACTTGAATGATAAGATTGAAAAATACCAGAATTACTACAATAAAGCCCTTGAAGCTTCTGACGCAGTACAAGATTTACAAGATAAGCTTGCAGAGTTAGCTAAGACTAAGTTTGATAATGTAAACTCTGAATATGAAGCGCAGCTTAAGCAGATTGATCATAGTATCAATGTGTATGATAAGATGATAGATACGGCTGAAACACAAGGCTATATCACAAGTCAGAAATATTATAATGCTCTTATATCTACAGAAAGTTCTAATATTTCTAAACTTCAATTACAGTACTCTTCTCTTACTTCTGCTCGTAACGAAGCAATGAAAGCAGGAAATATAGCCAAATATAGTGAAGAATGGTATAGTATGACTGATTCTATCAACTCAGTTGAAGAAGCTATTCAAGATGCGAATAAATCTCTTATTGAGTACAAGAACAATTTAAGACAAGTAAAGTGGGATTTCTTTGACAAACAAGAAGACTATATTTCTAAATTACAGGATGAATCAGACTGGCTTATAAATTTGATTACTACAGAAAATAAGTTATTTAATTCTGATAATGGAAAAATTACAAGTTCTGGAAAAGCTGTCGAAGGATTACATGCAATAAATTATAATGCGTATATGACTCAGGCTGACGATTATGCAAAAGAAATCAAGAAAATTGATGCTGAAATTGCTAATGATCCAGCTAATACTACACTTATTGAGCGCAGACAAGAACTTCTTGAACAGCAAAGAGACATGATTAAATCGGCTGAAGATGAAAAATCTGCTATTAAAGATTTAGTTTCTGATGGATATGATGCTTTATCCAAAGCTCTTAAAAAAATAGCGGATAATTATCTTGATGCATTAAATGCCCAGAAAGATCTTTACGATTATGCTAAAACAATTCGTGAGCAGACAAAAGCCGTTGCACAATATGAAAAGCAATTAGAAGCTATCAAAAATGATACTTCTGAAGAAGCTAAAGCACAAATCCAACAGATTAAAGTCAAATTGGAGGATGCCAAACAGGATTTGGCTGATTCAGAATATAATCAGTGGATTAGCGATCAGCAAAATATTGTAGATACTTTTGAATCAGACCTTGAGGACTGGATCAACAGTCGTCTTGATGACTTAGACGAATTAGTACAGAATGTAATTGACCAAACAAATACAAGTGCTAGTGAAATCAATGATGTTATTGAGAAAGAAGCTGGTGATGTAGGATATACCGTGTCTGATGCAATATCTAAAGTAATGGATGTAGATAGTACTAATGGTACTAATATGGTCAACTTCTATGATAAAACATTTCCAAATGAAATGACAACAACCAGAAATTCAATAGATGCTATCAAGAATTTGTTACAAGCTATGAAAGATGCTGCTGATAAAAAGGCACAAGAAGAGATAAAAAAACAGCAAGCCGCACAACAAGCTATTTCCAACCCAGCAAGTTCTTCTAGTTCAAGTTCAAGTAGTAGTTCTAATAGTCACTCTTCTAATAATAGTGGATCTTCTAGTAGTAGTTCTGGTTGGGGAAGTTGGTTTGTTCATAAAGCCGACAGCTATCCAAAGTCAAAATTACGTATAAATTCCAGTATCGTAGATCGCTTGAAGCTCCATAATTTTGATTCATCTAAATCGGCTAGAGCTGGTTATTATAAGGCAATGGGTGGTTCTGGTACATATGTTGGATCGGCTTCACAAAATAATTGGATGATTTCTGAAATGAAAAAGCATGGTTTTAAACAAGGTGGTACTATTGGAAAGCTTATTCGTAGTACTGGTGAAGATGGATTTGTTCTTGCTCGTACTGGTGAAGAAATTCTTTCTAAGGAAAAACTTATTATGTTAAAGGATGCTTTACAATATATTCCTCAAAACTTTAATATTGCTTCAACATCATTACCTAAGTTTACACAAAAGGCATCTAATTCTAGTGTAGATGTAAAAGTAGATTTTGGTGGTATTACTATGAATGGAGTAAATAACCCAGAAGAATTTGTCACAGAACTTCAGAAAAGTAAACGTTTTGAAAAAATCGTACAATCTATAACTGTTGATACTGCAATGGGTAAGAATAGTTTAGGGAAATATAAATTCTAACAATTTAGGACAGAGTGAAATATCTCTGTCCTATTTGAATAAAGGAGAAATATGAGACCAGATAGAAAAATAGAGCTACAAGGACGTACAATAGCTCGTTTAGATAAGGAAAATAAGGAATTAAAAGATAAGGTCGCAACACTTGAATCTGAAATTGAGTTATGCAAATATGTTTCAGATAACGATTTTAATGGAGTAAAGGAATTGATAAATACACTTGCTCCACTAAAGGTAATGCTTAATAAAGCTATTGATAGTGCTAATAAATCTAAAGAGGGTTTTGATAATGAGCGCAGAAAGTGTTCTGAACTTATGAAGAAATATAAAAATGATATGAAAAATTTTGAAAAAGTTTTAAATGCCATGAATAAATAATATAACAAGGAGGATACGCAATGTTTCTGATAGATTTTGAATATGATGGTAGAATGTTATCCGACTTTGGGTTTATGATTTGTAATATAACAACAAATTCAGGAGTTGAAACTGTATCTGCTGGAAGTAATATCACATGGAATACTGTAACATCAAATACAACTTCAAAAAGACGTATATCCTCTACTCAATATGACGAAGTATTTTCTACTACTTTTGAAATATGTAAAACTCTATGTGATAGGTCGGATAATGATACTAATTATATACAAGAACAAGAATTACGAGAAATAACCATGTGGTTGAATCGTAAAAAATATTTAAGATTTACGCCTGTATTTGATGATTATGAATATTCTAATATACATTATTATGGATCATTTAATATTCAATTTATTAAATATGGTGGTCGAATTATAGGTTTATCTCTCACTCTTACAACAGATGCTCCATTTGGGTATGGAGAAATCGAAGAATATGAATTTGAAACAACAACTTCTAATAATAGTTTCTCTATATTTGATTTATCAGATGAAGAAGGGAAACTTTATTTAAATGCAGAGATTATTCCAAAACAAAATGGAAATCTTATTATTAAAAATATATATACAAACGAAAATTATACAATTATTAATAATTGTATATCAGGAGAAATAATTACACTTGATGGTGAAAATAAGATAATTACATCGGATAAACAAAATAATATACATAAACGTATCTATAATGATTTTAATTACAAATGGCTTTATATATCCAATGTAGACAGTTTTGAAGCAGAAAATGTGTTTACTACTTCTCTTCCATGTAAAATTAAAATTACATATGAGCCTATCAGAAAGTTTGGGGTGGTATAAATAATGAAACAATTACAATTTTATAACGATCAAGTTCCGAATTTTTCAATTGTATTGTCAACTAAAAATCATACTCACCTTGGGCAATTAAGGAATATAAATTATGATTCAACGACTTGTGGACTACATGAGAATTCGGCTGATGAACTTTCTTTTGATGTTTATAAAACATTAAAAGGTGAAAAAGAAATAAATTGGGATAATATAGTTGATTTAAAATTAGTATATATTCCAGAATTGGATGAATATTTTCAGATTCAAGTTTCTAATGCAGATGGTAATAATCAAATTAAAACCGTGACATGCACTTCTCAATGTGAGGCAGAATTAGGACAAGCACCTCTCAATAATATAGAAATAAATACAGAAACAGATATAGAAAGAGATGATTATATTTTACCTACTGTATTCTACAAAGATATTTCTAGTATGAATCCTAATAGTCAAGAATATAAACAAGCGAAAGATGAGAGTTTTTTACATAGAATACTTGATGGAGTTCCACATTATACCATAGGACATGTTGATAAAAGCTTATGGAATTTACAGAGGTCATTTAGTATAGATGGAACAAATGTGTATGATTTTCTTACAGGAGATTGTGCTAATGAGTTTCATTGTATTTTTAAATTTGACTCAGTTAATCGTGTAATAAATGTATATGATTTATATACCAGATGTAATAAATGTGGATATAGAGGAGAATATAATGATTTATGCCCTGAATGTGGAAGCGATGATTTAAGTATATATGGTGAAGATACTACTGTTTATGTTGACAAGGATAATTTATCAGATACTGTTACCTTTACAACAGATGTAGATAGTATTAAGAATTGTTTTAGGCTTGAAGCAGGCGATGATGATATGACCGCAGCAATTATTAATCTTAACCCTAATGGTTCAAGATATATTTATTATTTCTCAAATGAGCAAAAAGCTGATATGCCTACAGAATTGGTTCAGAAGTTAGACTCTTATAATAAAAAATACAATAGTTATACTTTAGAATATACTAAAATAATGAAAAGTATATATAACTGTATAGATTGGATTCAATATTATCAATCTGAAATGATGCCAGGCGTTTTAGATCCAAATCATAGAGATCAAGACAGTTCTAGTAAGGGAGATATATCATCTGTAGACAAAGCTGAAGATCAAGCTAAATTGCTTACTATGGCTAATCTCAGTCCTATAGCTTTGAGCAAAGTATCTAGATCAACTTCCGTTGCTACAGTAAATTCGGCATTAAAGAATTATGCAAAAGTATATGTAAAAAGTGGATATTTTAAGATTGAGGTAGATAGCGGAAGTACATTTATATATTCAGGAACTGATTCATCTGAATTTAATTATGGTTATTGGTCAGGAAGATTTAAAGTAACAAATTATTCTGATGAAAATGATGTCGCTTACTCTTCTATGCTTACCAATTTAAAAGTATATGATAACTACGAAGAATTTCTTAATCAAAAAATCATGAAACAGATAGTTTCTGATAATGACGAAGAAGGAACTATCTATGATGTATTCACAAATAAAAATTTAGACGATTTTAAAAAAGCCCTAACCTACTATGGATTGTCAAGGCTTACAAGTTTTCATGATATGTGTCAAACAATTATTGATATTCTTATTGAACAAGGAATTGAAACAGATGATACTGAATCAAGTTTATATAATGAGTTTTACAAACCATATTATGATAAATTAAATGCTTGTCAGGATGAAATTAGTAATCGAGAAAGTCAGATTACAGAATATCAACATACAATGGATTTGAATGAAGAACGTAAGGAAGAGATACAAGCTGATTTAGACTTTGAAAAATATCTTGGGGCAGAGTTGTACAAAACCTTTTGTGCATATCGAAGAGTTGATACTTATTCTAACGAAAATTATATTTCAGATGGGTTGAATAATACTGATTTATTTAAAAATGCACAAGAATTTTTAGATACAGCCAAACAAGAATTAATTCGTTCTGGCGAATATCAACATTCTATCAGCACATCTATTTATAATCTTCTGACTATTAAAGAGTTTAAACCTCTATTACAACATTTCAAGTTAGGTAATTGGATTAGAGTTGGTGTTGAAGAAAAAGTTTATCGTCTTCGATTAGTAACTATTCAGATTAATTTTGGTTCATCTCAGACTATTGATGTAGAATTCAGTGATGTAACAAAAACTGCCAGTGGAATGAATGATATACGGAGTCTTCTTAATTCAGCTCAATCTATGGCTACAAGTTATACTTCTGTATCAAGACAGAGTTCTAAGGGAAATGATGCTAATAATAAAATAGTTGATATGCAAAAAGAAGGGTTTGATTCAGCACTATATAATATATTTACTGATGATAATCGCTCTATAACTATTGATAAGCATGGATTATTAGGTAGAACTTATGATGATATAGCCGAGGATTATTCTGGTGAGCAACTTCGAGTTACAAACAATGTTATAGCATTTACAACAGATAATTGGAAAACTCTTAGAGCTGCTTTAGGTAAACAACGATATACTTTGGATGGAGTATCATATGAGGAATATGGTGTAAATGCAGATTTTTGTCTCTCTCCAAAAATTATTGGTGGAGATATATTTTCTGACAATTACTCCTCTTCTGCTAATAATCCATTTGGTACACATATTAATCTACGTGACGGAACTTTTAGTCTAGCAGGTGGCAAACTTAAATATGATGGGAACACTCTCACGCTTGATGGAAAAATATCTTGGGATAACATAACTGGAACAGAGAATGTTGCTAGTAAACAAAATATTTTAGATTCTGAAAAAAGATTAAATGATAGTTTAACTAAATCTAATACTGCTATAACAGAATCATTAAAAGATTTAAAAACATCTATTGGGTATACACAGGTTGGAAAAGATTATGTAATCTCTCCAAAAATTATTGGTGGAGATATATCTGGTACGAACATTTCAGGAAATACAATAACTGGTAATACTATTAATAATGGTGATGGTACATTTGTAGTTGATAAAGATGGTAATTTGACTGCTTCATCAGCTAATATCACTGGTGTAATTAATGCTACTGGTGGTACTTTTGGTGGTAATATTACTGCGACAGGAACTATTAAAGGTGGTGAGTTTCAGGGCGCATTAATTAATAATGGTTCAGGAACAATGGGATATATTGATCCTGGAATGAATGAATTAATAAAAATAAATTCAGCGGTTATATCAACGAATGGTAACGCAGAATCTGTTTTAGATGTTAATTTATACGATTTTAATAATGATGGTAAAATTAATATACTTGATGCATTGTATGTCAATAATATTATGTCAGAAAAAAGTGATAAATTCAAATTTGAGAATATGAAGATTGCCAAAAAAAGTAATATTAAATTTAGTATTAATTCAAATAATCCAAATAAACTATTAGAAATTACAGGCACAAACATGTGGGGTAATACAATAGATACTTATCTAGGTATCAACCGATTAAAAATTCCTTATATTGCGACAGATTATATTCGTAGCACTGGTATACACTTAACAGCTGATAAAAATAATACTATGAGCAATAATGGTGTGGGTTCTCCATTTACTGTTTCATACAGAGATAAGGACTTTATAGCTTGTTTTTGTAATGGTGATTATTCAGACACATCGTTTTACTATCCTGTGACTATATGGAGCAATCTTGATGTTACTGGTACACTTTCAACAACAAGTGGAACAGTTTCTCAATCTGATAAAAATGCAAAATCCGATATTACCTCTCTTGATATTTTAAAAACCTCAGAATTTATCTATTCATTGAATCCTGTTAAGTATAAATACAAAAATGGAACTTCTGACAGATTTCATCATGGATTAATTGCACAAGAGGTAAAAGAATCTATGGGAGAAAATGATTGGGGAGTATATATAGATTTTAATGTAAAAAATGAAAAAAACAAAACTTCTGAAACATCTTTAAAATATCCATTGGCACTTCGTTATGAAGAATTGATTGCAGATTTGATTGCTACAATTCAATCACAAAACAATCGTATTAAAGCATTAGAAACTGCTATTTCAAAGTAGGTGCATTATGAAAATATTATCAAAAATCATTTTAATTTTGTATTCTCTTCTATTGTTGCTTTCATTCACTATCCCATTTTATATATATAAGGGTGATGTAAATATGGATAAAAATGTAGACGCATTAGACTGTATTACAATTAATCGAATTATTCATAATTCGTTTAATTATAGCCTTATACAATATATTAATGCTGATATTGATTGTAACGGAACAATAGATAAGAGAGATATAGATATCTTATCAGATATAATAACAAAGGAAACAAAGGAGAATTTAAAACATGGAGAAACCAAATAATATAGAAAAACCATTATCTTATAAAATGGCAGAATTTAGAGGAATTCTTACACAAGTAATTTCCAATTCAGAACTACCGATTAGTGTGATGTATCTTATTCTTGATGGGATAACTAAAGAGATTGGACATCTTGCTGATACACAGTTTGAGAATGAAAAAAATCAGTATATAAATGCATTAAAGAATAAAAATGAGACAGAGACAAAAGAATCTGTTGAAAAATCTAGTTCTGATGATTATGAAATGGTTGAAGACAAAAATTAATTATAAAGGTGTGTATAAGCACCTTTATAAAGAAAGGCAGGTGTAAATATGGCATTGAACGCTGCCACCGAAAATATCTCTCTTGATTTTTTTAAGGATCGTATTGTTACTATATATGCAAAACAATATGATAAAAATAGTAGATATATTAATGTAAAATGCTATGATCGTGGCAAATTATATAAAGTTCCATCTGATTGCAAAGCAAACGTAAAAATGATAACACCCGATAATAGAGCGGTATTTAATACAGCTACTATTAATTCAGACGGTTCGATTACAGTCGAGTTAACCGAAAGTATGCTTTATTCAGGTGGAATTGCAAAGGCAGAGATAAAACTATATAACGTAGATAAAACACAGGTATTATCTACAATGAATTTTCAAATTAACATTAAGAAAAGTGTTTATGATGATCAGCGGATTATTAATTCTGACGAATTTAATGCATTAACAAAGTTATATTTGCAGATCCAAAAAGAAGAAAAAACATGGATTACAAATGAAAACAATCGTATAAGTGCCGAAAATATTCGTATTAGTAATGAGAATACTAGAAAATCAAATGAAACGAATCGTGTGACTGCGGAGAACACTCGTAATTCTAACGAAAGTACTCGTAAAATAAATGAAAATAACCGTATCGCTTCTGAGACAGCAAGAGTAAATGCTGAGAAAAATCGTGCGACAGCAGAAACAAATCGTGTTTCAGAATATAGTACGATGATGAAAAAAGCTGAAGCAAAAATTTCAGAAGCTGAGAAAGTTAATATCTCGTCTACTACTGCTACAGATTCTTATAAAGTAAATATTACAAATCGTTTGGGACAAACTTCGTCCTCTCCTAACTTATTAAATAAAATAAGTATTGGTACTGTAACAACAGGGAAACCTACAGATAATGCTTCTGCAAATATTAGCGGAAATTTTGGAGCGCAAAAACTTAACTTAACTCTTCCAGTAGGTAAGACACCTATTTTATCAGTGGGTACGGTTACTACTGGTTCTGCTGGTTCTAAAGCAAGTGCCACTATAACAGGCACAAATGAAAATCCTGTTCTTAATCTGGTTATCCCTAAAGGTGATACGGGAGCTGTAGCCAATATAAGTGCTGCTACTATCCCTTATTCATCACCTTCAGATATATCTACAATTAAATCAATTGTTGATAACAAATCAGATAAAACACATACACACTCTTACGCTGGTAGTACTTCAGTAGGCGGTAGCGCTAATAGCGCAATAAAACTTGATACATCAGCAGGTTCTACTACTCAACCAATATATTTTTCTGGCGGTAAACCTGTTGCTTGTATTTATACATTAGGAAAGTCTGTCCCTAGTAATGCTGTTTTTACGGATACTTGGCGTGGAATACAAGATAATCTTACAAGTGAATCTGCAACAGACTCCTTATCTGCTAAACAAGGTAAGGCACTGAAAACCTTAGTGGATACAAAACATGTTGTAGTTAATCAGTCGTCAGAGCCTACTTTATCAACTGGAGATGAGTGGCTTTTAGATTATGAATAAAACGAGAAAGGAGAAACTATTATGGCAACAGTTTTAGTAAATAATGATAATTCGATGATTGTTACTATTCCTGAAAGAATTATGCAGCATTCAAAGAATATCCATACTATTACTATTTTTGTTCCTCAGATGTATGAAGGATATGATATGAGTGAATTTGCAGCTTATATTGAAATTGTTCCACCAAATCAAAAATATAGGTCTATCCATTTAGATGCAAATGAAGTATCTCGAAAAGAGGGATTCTTACAGTTTGATTTTGAAGTGACATCTGATTTAACGCTATTTTCTGGAAATATTTCTATGGAAATGACATTTGTTAAAACGGATGAAGATACATATAAAACATATATCAGACATACAACTTCATGCTCATTACTTGTAACGCCTATTGAAAAATGGAGCGAATTAATAATTGATGATGCTTTAACCGATTTGGATCAAAGAATTGCATTAATTGAACAAGGAATAAAAGTGGCTTCAAATCTGGCTGATAAGATTAATTCAACCAAAGCTGATAATATTAAATTGGATAAAGAGACATCAGAACTTTATTTAACTGCCAACGACAACCCGATTGGTGATAAAATCACAATCAATGAATTAGGTGATACTCTTGCAGAACAGACCAAAGATGGCTTAGTTCCAATTATATTATAATAATATTTTTAAGGAAAGGAGGTCATCATGGCTGAGAATAGAGTTAAGTATGCCTATTTAGATTATAGTGATATTTCTACTAGAATTAAAAATGGCGAAATCGATCAGTATGATGTGGTATTTACTAAAGATACTCATGAACAGTATCTTATTAAAGATGATTTGTCACTTTTAAATATCAAGTCAAGAATATATTGCTTTGACAGTATTATTTCTGCCAAAGAGAAATTAAATTCTAATACAGACACATATGAAGGTCAGATTGTTGCAATTGCCGACAATGATTCTGGTGTATATCATGGATATATAGTTAATAAATCTAATGACGAATATATTATTACATCACTAACTGATAATGGAAATAAGATAGATTATGATTCTCTCGTTCATAGACCAATCATAAATAAAACTGGTTCTCTTGCTAATCCATTGACTATTGGAGAACTTGATAATGGACTATATTCTGTATCAGGTGAGTATAGAATATTTTTGGAGTATCCTACTATCTTCTCCTCTTCTATTAATCATTTATTTGTCGTAGAAAAAGAAAATGATAAAATATATGTTAAAGATGTGCAAGCTAAAAAGACAGTAATTTATGTATTGTCTAATGGACAAGTAAGTATTGAAGATGTTATTACATCTAATTATCTTACTGAAAATCAATACATTACAGAGACAGATTTTGATGCGAAGATTAAAGCTTTAGATTTTGTTACAAGAAATGAAATCTCTGATTATGTAAAACAAATTACAACTGAATATTTAGAACAGAATTTAGATAGCAAAATTGACGAAAAGATAAATAGTCTAATTGCTGATGATTCTGAGATTGATAACTTATTCTCAATAATTAATGACGACTGATTCAGTGGTAATTTTTTATATAGAACTTTATATTTTTTATTTTAGGAGGAAAACAAATTATGGCAACAGAAGTAAAAATTATTACACTTAAGCAATTAGGTCTTTATGATGGACTTGTTAAAAAGTATATTAATGACGCTGACGCAAAATCTATTAAATCAGTAAAAATTGAAGGTAGAACATTAAAATTCTATAAGGTTGAAGAGCCAATTGGAGAAGACGTATTACCAGCATATTCTATCACAATTCCAGAGACAGATCTTACAGAGGTCAACAAGGCTATCAAAGCGGTTAAAGATGTTGTTGATAAACTGGATGGGGAAGACACAGTTGAAGGTTCTGTAAAGGCTCAGATTAAAGCACTTAAAACAGAGATTGAAGGTAAGATTACAGCATCAGAGTATAATGATACAGAAATAAAGAAGTCTATTAAGGCTAATACTGATGCTATTGGTGTACTTAACGGTACAAGTGAGGGTTCTGTAGATAAGAAAGTTGCTGACGCAGTAGCTTCTATTGTAGCTGATGCACCAGCCGCTTATGATACACTGAAAGAGATTTCTGATTGGATTTCAACCCATGAAAGCGGAGCATCTGCAATGAACTCTTCTATTCAGGCAAATAAAACAGATATTGCCAATCTTGCAAAATTAGTAGGTACACTTCCAGAAGGTGAGGATTCTGCTACAATCGTTGCTTATATTGATAAGAAGGTTGGAGCAATTGATTTCTCAAGCGCTATTGCAACAGCAAAGAGTGAGGCAATTAGCGAGGCTAAAAAGTATACTGATGGTCTTGCTAAGAATTATGCAACTGCTGAACAGGGAACAAAGGCTGATACAGCACTTCAGGAGGCTGATATAACAGACTTAAAGGCTGATGTGGCTGCAAATAAGGCATCTCTTGGAGCAGAAGGTGCTACAACTAAAGCTATTGCAGACGCTAAAAAGGCTGGTACAGATGCTCAGAGTAACGTTGATGCATTAGCAAAAAGAGTAGATACAATTGCGTCAACAACATATATTGAGGCTACAGATGAGGAGATCAATGGTCTTTTTGCATAATTAAAACAGTTAAGGGGCAGAGAAAAATATCTCTGTCCTTATTTAATAAGGAGGTTTTCATGATTAATGAAACAAATGGAATAAGTTTGAGAAGATTAAAAACCTTCTTAACAAATTTGAAAAATATATTTGCTGAGAAAAACCATTCTCATGCAACTTCAGATATAACAGGACTTGATACTGCTCTATCTTCTAAAGCCACATTAGCACAGGGAAATAAAGCTGATAGTGCAGTTCAGAGCGTAAAAATCGGTACTACAGAATATAAGTCTGGTACTACTGTCACTCTCCCATCTTATCCTACATCACTTCCTGCAAGTGATGTACCTAGTTGGGCAAAACAGAAAATAAAACCTACATATTCTGCAAGTGAAATTGGGCTTGGCAATGTTGGGAATTTTAAAGCTGTTTCTACTGTTGCTTCTCAGAGATTAACAGATACCGAAAAATCCAATGCTAGAGCGAATATTGGAGCGCAAGTAGCAGGTTCGTATGCAAGTGCTAATCACAATCACGATGATAAGTATCAAGCAAAAGGTAGCTATGCTAGTGCTTCTCATACACATACTAAATCTCAGATTACAGATTTTCCAACAAGTATGCCTGCCAATGGTGGAAACTCATCGACAGTCAATGGTCATACTGTAAATGCAGATGTTCCAAGTGGAGCAAAATTTACAGACACTGATACATGGCGACCACAACCTGATTGGAACGCAACAAGTGGTGATGCAGTAATTAAGAATAAACCGACCATTCCAAGTGTCGGTAATGGTATAGTTACTATTACTCAGAACGGTACTTCTAAAGGTACGTTTACAATGAATCAGAATGGCAATACTACTATTGCTTTAACAGATACAAATACTGTTACAAATATTGGTACAACAGCTAGTAATTATACCAATGGTAATATTTTAATTCAAGGTAGTGGCGCAACAACAGTAAGTAAATCTGGTAATACAGTTACTATTTCATCAACTAACACCGATACGAATACATGGCGACCTTTAGGCACTACTGCTGATACTGCTTGTGCAGGTAATGATAGCAGATTAAGTAATGCAAGACCTGCAAGTGATGTGAGTGCGTGGGCAAAGGCTTCTAGTAAACCTTCTTATACCGCATCAGAAGTAGGCGCTGCGCCTGCAAATCATTCCCATAGTAATTATCTCACTGGTATTACTAAGTCTATGGTAACTTCTGCATTAGGTTATACTCCACCAAGAGTAATTGTACAAAGTTCTGAGCCAGCTATATCAACAAATGATGAATGGTTACTTGAATATTAAATTTAGAGACAGGTATAATCCCCTGTCTCTTTTAAATTATAGATTAAAAAGGAGGACATAAAATGTCAATTTTATCTGGATACAAAAAAGTTAAAAATTATATAGAGACTGGTTCTGGTAAGAAATTATTATCAAGATGGACAAGCTCAAATACTGTTGAATTCAATGATGGGAAGACTGCTCAGACAAAAGTGGGCGCAATAAAAGGAATAACTACAAGTACAAGTGCGACTGAGACTGGATATGCTGCTGATGCTACTACTGTAGCTGCATTAAACCAGAGTTTAGGTAATCTGCATTTGATTCATTTAGAAAGTCAACGAATTCAGGGAACAGGATATTCATTTTCATATATTAGCTATAAAACTGGATACAGACTTATAAATGTTATAGTTAATTATAATACTTCTAGCCAAGGAAATTATCGAGTAAATACAATTCAATATGACGATACAAATAAAGTGTATGTGGTATATTTAAATCAAACACTTGCGTCAAGTAGTTATTTGGTTGTTGATTTAATATATATGTCTGAATAAATCTTACTTCTTACCAAATACATGATACATTATAGTAAGATTAAATTTACCACTTGTAGCTGCACCAAGCCAATATTTAGCTACTCCTCTTTGGACATCAATAGTAGCGATTGTACTCGTCATTATTGTACTATTACACATAGGCTGTATTTGAACTGTATAAATTTCACTAAATTTATTTGACAAAACAAGACCATATGGCTGTCCTGTATTATAATATGTATGTCCTAAATTAACAGATATATCAATTGAATCAAATGATAGAAAACCAATTTCCTCAATATAATCTCCGGATAAACGATACCAATCTTTTCTGGTGGTTGTTGATGTTTTTTGTTTCCAGTTTTTATCGCTTAAACTCTGGTTTAGTAAAAACATAGCTTCTAAGAACATCTGTTCGTTTTTACCAATTATTTCCAATTATAAACAGAGAATATAATATTAGAACATATATTCTATTTATAGAGGAGGTATTTTTAATATGGTAAGCGCGAAAGATGAAATGTTAATGAAGTGTATGAAAGTATGGATGACAAGATTCAATACAGAGGATTTGAAGTTTTTAGAAGACACATTTTGGATGGTTAGTTTTAATTTTTCAGTTGACACCATATCTTCTACTGAAGTTACAACGGTTAATGGTGAGACTACGGATAGATTAATGGAGTATTTTAAGATTGGCAAATTAAGCAGTGGTAAAACAGAAAGTACAATTAACCAATATATTAGAGTTGTTCATCAGTTATGTGATTTTTGTCATAAAGAAATTAATATGATAACAACGGATGATGTATTGTCATTTATGGTTAAATATAAGATTCAAAATAATGTAAAAGGTTCGACAATGGATATTAAGCGAAAATATCTATCTTCTGTGTTTAGTTATTTATATAAACACAAAAAGATAGCCGATAATCCTATGTCTATTGTTGAACCTGTAAAATATAAAAAATGTATCAAAGTTCCTCTCAAAGACGAGGAAATTGAGTTACTAAAAATAAATACTACAAACTCAAGAGATTTAGCGATAATTCACTTCTTTCTTGATACTGGTGTTAGAGTTAGTGAATTATGTGGAATTAATTTGGAAGATGTAGATTTTAAAAACTATACTTGTAAAGTGTTGGGTAAGGGAAATAAAGAACGAACAGTGGCGTTTTCTGGTAAAACAGCAATGAGATTAAACGAATATTTAAAGCAACGAAAAGATATAAATATGAATGGTACATATTGCACATATGCGCCTAATACGCCATTGTTTGCTTCTAGGAAAGGACACCCTACAAGATTATGCAAAACTGCAATAGAAAGTATGGTAAGAAAATTAGGTATAATTAGTGGTGTCACCAGAGTTCATCCACATTTATTTAGAGCAACTTTTGCAACCAGATTAGCAGAACGTGATACAGATATAGGTGTGATTGCAAAATTATTAGGACATGCAGATTTGGAAAGTGTTAATAGATATGTTCTTATTGATCAAACAAAGATAGAGGCTACTATAAGACAAAAAGGTTTTTGCTCGTAAAGGATACATTGCCAGAGTTTCGCAAATAATACTTTTATTAGAAAAGGTACTGCTGATAATATTACATATGGATGCTATCAGATTGGAGTATATTCAATATCTCCTAATGTTGTGGGGCATCCCTTGCCAGGATACTCAGGCTTCATGCTTGTCATGAGTGATAATAGTATTAGCAGAATTGTAAAGGTATTATTTCTTGCCAACTCATATACTTATATAATGTCACAAGAAACTGGTACAGGCACAGTTAAGCAAGCATGGACTCTAATACACGGAGCATAATTAATAAATATTACTTAATCCCATATATCTTTTGAATACAAGCATATGTCCAATAAGCTCCTGTGCATGTATACCATATAGTATGTGAAGTCAATCTATAAGACACCCTAGCGAATGTATTTGATGCTCCATAATTAGTTAAGGAACTTCGATAGTCATTATTTGATGAATTTTTCCCAGATACATCTGAATATGTTGAAATTCCGATTAATCTATTCGATGATATTGCTGCATCAGAAGCAGATGCAGCTATACCAAATACAACCATTATCATTTTATATTTCGACATATCAAAATTAATTGTTAGATATCTCTCAGATGTATTTGCCGATATATTAGAGGCTGGATTATTAAAAAGAATTTCAATGTAGTTACTTTGTGCAGCTAAACTCTGGTTACAAAATGAATATAAATTATCTTTTCGTTGCGGAAAGGATTTGTAATGGATAAATTAAAATTTAATAAAAATGAAATTATTTCAATTGGAAAATTATCATATATCTCTAATGATATATATAAATTGGAAGTTGAAAACATTACTGAAGATATAGCTCTTTCAGGATTTTATCTTATTAATGAAAATAATGATGAACTTATGGGCGATTTTTCAAATTTTACCACTAAATATAAAAACACAGATGAAGAAAATACATATTATATATCAACAGGTATTGTATATACTGAACCAGAAAAAGAACCAGAAAAAGAATTAACAGAGGAAGAAATTGCTGAGCAGAAAAAACTTGCTTTAGAATTCACAAAAAATAATAAAATTTCTGAAATGTCTAATGCTTGTGAAACTGCTATTGAGAATGGTGTGGAGGTTAATGGAAAACATTATTCATATACAGTTCAGGATCAGAGTAACATGCTCAATGCAATGAATCTTGCAAAAGAAACTGGAATGGAAGTTCCTTATCATGCTGACGGTGAATCATGTGGTTTATATAATTATGATACTATTTCTGCAATTTATATTCAAGAGACAATGAATTTAACAACTAATCAGACATATTTTAATCAGCTTAAGTTATATATTTTATCAATTTCCGATGTTGACAAAACTGATGATATAGCTGCAATTAAGTATGGTGATAAGTTGACTGGCGAATATCTTGATAAATATAATGAGATAATGAACCAGAGTAAAAAGATAGTCGAGAAAGTTGTAACATTAAATGCATAATATGAGGTAGAATTATGAAAAGAATTATAAAATATTCTACATTATTTATTGTATATGGTTTAATATATTTTATCATTGAATGTCTATATAAAGGTAAATTATCTGATTGGAGAATGTTTGTGTTGGCAGGGTTTATAGGAATAATGATTGGCTTGATTAATAATTTATTTGACATCAAAACTGATTTTATTCTTCAATGTATATTTGGTATGTTAATTGCAACATTGTCAGAAGCGATTGGTGGTTTTTATTGGAACTTACAATGTGGATTGCATATTTGGGATTACTCTTCTCTTCCATTTAGTTTTATCGGAGGTCAAATAAATTTATTTTTTAGTTTGATTTGGATGTTTTTATCAGGTATTGTTATAATTCTTGACGATATTCTTCGATGGAAATTATATAAAGAAGAAAGACCTGAATATTATATTCATGGCAAATTGATATTGAAAATATAAATGTATAGGGTTGGTTAATTCCAACCCTATTTTTTTATGTTATATAATTGTAAGTTATATCTATTTAGAATGTTTTTGTCTTGTATAGCCAGAGTTTAGGTAATTTAAAGACAGAGTTTAATAAATCAAATAGCATAAAAATTAGTGCTGGTACTATAGTAAAATTAGTAAAATCAGGTAATAATTCATTTCTGTTATTCACCTTAGAAGAAATCAAGAAAAAATTTAATTCAGAAAATGTTACTGGTAGTGATATTGGTATATTAATAAGTAATGGTGACGGAAGAGCTTTTCCTTCTCACTTAGAATCTGTAACGGCATTAGATCATAATAGTTGGTATGTAGTTTTTAAAGATGCGGTACAAATGGATATGAATTGTAGAGTTCAATATGTAATATTTTATTGGGGAAATTAA